TAACCCGTCCCGGGGAAGAATAAAAGAGCCCGCGCCTCCTAGGAGGCGCGGGCTCTCTTCGTCCCCAAGACGAGGCACTGCCAGCTTACGGCTCGATGTCGGCCTCCACCACCTGGCCGGGCGGCAGGATGAACTCGGTGTAGGCGAGTAGGTCGTCCCCGTGCCGCCAGCCGTTCACCCCGGCTAGCACGTACGCCGGCTCGGCGTCGCCCAGGTCCAGCGCCGGCCGCTCGCGGCTGTCGTCTTTGGCGGGCCGGCACTCGAACGCGATGCCCCCGGTGAGGGTGCCCGGGTCGATGCCGAGCCGCTCGGCGACCATGTAGGCGGCGCCGCGGGGGTCGGGCAGCGGCTCCTCCCGGGTCAGCTCCGGCACCAGCGTGAAGTACCGCGGCGAGACCCAGGTGACGCTGAGCATGTGCGCGGTGCCGTCGGCCAGCCGGGTGACCTCCTCGCGGCGGATGACGGTAGCCCCGTGCTCGGGCAGGCCGAGCATCGGCACGACGTAGGCCGGCGCGTCGACCAGCCCGGCGGAGGTGACGCTGACCCGCAGCGAGGCCGGGTCGGCGGTCAGCCGCATCCGCTGCTGGGGGGAGACGGTCGCCCGCGGCGCGTCCACGTAGGTGCCGGTGGCGTCGGTCCGCACGAGCCTCTCGGCCAGGTGCAGGTGGCTGACCGCCTGCTGGGCGACGTGCGGGGACACGCCCCACTCGGCGGCGATGGCCCGGACGGACGGCAGCACGGCGCCCTGGGGCAGTTCCCCGCTGGCGATCCGCTGCCGGAAGTAGGTGACGATCTGCTGCCAGAGCGGCTGCTGCCGCTGGGCTAGTGGCACCATGGCCTCCTGTTATTCGGTCGGTACGGGTACGCTCCGATTTTACTTCGGTAAAGGCCCGGCTCAGGGGAACATATTGCGTACCTGTACCGTTCACCGTACAGTGAGCGGAACGAGGTGATTCCGCCGGAGACAACGGGAGCGTGAGGAGATGGCCGAGACTGCCGGGGCAACCGCCCTGCGGCGCAAGGACAAGCTGATCCGCTGCACGCTGGCCTCCCGCGTGCTCGGCGTGTCCGGCGACGTCCTGGACGACTGGCACGCGGCCGGGTTCATGCCGCAGGTCCGCACGCCGGGGCTGAACATGACCTTCGAGTCCTGGGTGGACGCGGTGATGGGCGCGGTGCGGCCGAGGAAGGCCGCCGACGTCGCGGTGATCGGCCGCCAGTGGTTCGCCGACCGCGGCCTGACCGGCGACGGGGAGGCGGCGGCATGACGGCGTCGGTCGGTTCTGTGATTACAGGGCTGCGCGAGCGCGCGTCCGCCCTGGTGGTCGGCGTGTCCCTGGCGGTGGTCGCCTCGGCCACCGGGTTCATCTCCTACACCCACATCAGCGCGCTGACCATCATCCTGCACGGCTCCTGGAAGACCGCGCACCTGATGCCGCTGGCGGTGGACGGCCAGATCGCCATCGGCTCGGTCATCCTGATGGAGGTCAAGGACAACCGCCGGTGGCTGGGCCTGATCGGCTTCGCGCCCGGCCTGCTGGAGTCCCTGTTCGCCAACTGGGAGTCCGGCATCGTGCACGGGCTGCTCGCCGCGGGCTGGTCCACGGTCCCGGCCCAGGCGTTCGCCTGCTCCACGTTCCTGTTCGAGATGTGGCTGCGGTACCGCCGCTCGCAGGCGAAGGGCACCGTCCTCCGCCGGCCCCGCCAGCTGGCTTACCCGGTGGCGGCCCGGACCTCCGGGGCGGTCGCCACGCTGCTGGCGCAGCTCCCCGAGCTTTCCCTGCAGGCACCTGAGCCCGCCGCACCCGGGCCGGAGCCGCAGGTCACGGCCTGCCGTGACCTGTCCCGGGCGCTGGGCATCGGCCCGGCCCCGGCGGGGGCCCCGTGGGGCCTGGTGAGCCTCGCGGGCCTTCCCCGGCCTGAGCCGGCTCCCGCCGTCTCCCGGTTCCCGCTGCCGGTGCCGGTGATGGGGCCGGTTCAGTCCCGGCCGCGCGCGGTGCCCTCCGCCCCGGCTGCCGCCCGGCTGCCGCTGCCGGAGGACCCGGCGGAGCTGCGCGAGGCGGTGGCGTCCCTCAGCCAGAACGAGATCGCCAAGAAGTACGAGGTCAGCCGGTACAAGGCCGGCCAGCTCAAGTCCCGGCTCGCCAGCGGCACGCTGGGAGCGGAAGAGGAAGCAGGCGAGGACGTTGCCTAGCGACAAGCCGGTCCGGATCACCACCCAGGCGGGCCACGCGCGCGCGGACCTGCTGACCCGCCTGGTCTACTTCGGCGTGCCGTGGGCGATCTTCGCCGCCATCACCATCATGGGCAACGCCCTGTACATCGCGCTGGGCAAGGTGATCGACCACGGCCAGTACATCGGGCTGACCGCCGCGCTGGTGCTGCTCGCCGGCATCGGCACGGCGGGCCTGGACCGGCACCTGCGCCGCCACCGGATGACCCTGATGGGCCGCAACATCGGCCCGGTCTCCATCGGCGCGGGCACGGCGATGACCGCCACGTTCCTGCTCGCCGGCTACAGCGTGCCGCTGGTGCTGGTGTGGGCGTTCGGCGGGCTGGCGGGCTGCATGACCTGGGACGCCTGGCTGCACCACGCGGCCAGCCACGACCTGACCATCGGCTTCGCCGCCAACGCGGAGAAGTCCGGCCTGGGCCAGGCGCAGCTCGTGGCCGGCCGCAGGCCGCGCGAGGTGGCGGGCGGCAAGCCGGCGCCCGGCGCCGCCCGGCCCGCCCGCCCGGGGCGGCGCATCACCGGCACCGTGCACCTGCCGCCCGGCGAGGTGACCCCCGACGAGGCCGCCCAGCGGGCCGCCGCGCTGGAGGGCGCGCACCACTGGCCGCCGGGCGCGGCGTCGCTGGTGCCCAACGCGCGGGACGGGTCGGTGGCCGACTTCCAGCTCACCGACCCGGACGCGCTGGTGGAGTCGTTCCCCTGGCCGGGCCCGTCGGCGCCGGGCGCCACCATGAGCGCGCCGTTCCGGCTGGCGGTGCGCCAGGACGGCGCCTGGTTCACGATGCGGATGGTGCCGGTCCGGCACACCCGGACCACCGGGATGACCGGCTCCGGCAAGACCATGAGCTACCTGTACAACCGGCTCGCCGAGGGCGTTACCCGCCAGGGCTACGCCGCGTTCGCGGTGGACCTGACCAAGCGCTGGCAGTTCCTGGGCCCGATGAAGGCCGCGCTGCACGGCGCGGCGGTGGACCCGGACGGCGCGCTGTCCCTGATGGCGGGCCTGGAGCGGGTCCGGGTGGCCCGGATGGACTGGATGGCCGGGCACCACATCACCGAGTGGAGCGAGGACTGCGGGCTGTCCTACTTCGACATCTCGATGGAGGAGCTCGGGGAGATCCTGGCGCTGCTGAAGGCGGAGGCGAAGGGGCCGGGCGGCCGGGCGTTCGACATCGCCACCTGGCTGACCAACGTGCGCGCCGCCCGCTCGGCGGGCATGTCCTGGAACACCTCCAACCAGAGCGGCAAGCACACCAGCTTCCCCACCGACGGGCGCGGGTCGTTCTACCCGCTCACCTTCGGGCTGGTGGACGCCAACGACGTGGCCCCCGCGCTGTCGGAGCGGCAGGCGAAGGCCGGCTGCCGGCCCACCCTGTGGCAGGACGGCCAGCCGGGCACCGCCTACGCCGACCACCCGGGGATGGAGGAGAACACCTTCAGCGTGCCGCTGCGGTTCTTCTACTGGGGCCCGGACGGCCGGCTGATGGCCGACTACGCCGCGCAGTGGCCGGCTGAGCAGCGCCCGCTGGACGACGTGTCCGCCGAGGCGCTCGCCAACGTCCCCGGCCGGCCGGCCAGCTCCGCCTCCGGCTACGGCGGCCAGGTGCCCGGCTCCGGGCAGCAGCCCCGCCCCCGGCCGGCCGCCCCGCCGGAGGACGACGGCACGGTGGTGGCCGGCCCGTGGGCGAGCCCCCGGCCGGCCAGGGCCGCCTACCCGCAGGACACCGCCGCGGTCGGCGCGGAGGCGGCGCTGTGGTCGCTGCTGATGAAGATGTACGCCGAGGGCACCGAGGTCGCCGGCGCGCCGGAGATCATGACCAGGCCAGAGTTCGCCGCCATCGGCCGCTCCCGCCCGTGGCTGTACAAGGCGCTGGAGGGGATGGAGGCGTTCGGCCGTACCGTCCCGGTGGAGGGCAACCGGAGGCTGTGGCGGATCGTCCCGCCGCGGCGCCAGCGCGAGACCGGGGAGGCGTAGTGCGGCAGGCGGCGCCCGCCGCGATGATGGCGGTGATGACCAGGCTGGGAGAAGGCGGCGGCTACGTCACCCTCTCCCAGATCCGGGCCGACCGGGCCGTCCAGGTCCTGGTGAACACCCCGTCGCGCGTAATAGCGGTCATGCAGGACCTGGAGGACACCCGCCTGGTCCGCAAGGTGGCGATGCACCCCGAGCCCAAGTGGGCGCTGGGGGAGAGGGAGGAAGGCTGATGTACCAGACCCTGGCGGACCTGAAGCAGGCCGTGGACTCCGGCGAGGTGTCCGGCACCATGACCCTGGACAACGACGAGGCGTTCCTCTACACGGACGGGGACGACGGCGTAGAGGTGTTCCGCATGCACCCGTACGACCTGCTGCGGCAGGCCCTGGACCTGCTCGGCATCCCGCACGAGGAAGCGTAGCGGTGGCTAAGCCCCCCCGCCGCCTTACCTGCCCGCACTGCGGGTCCGCTGACCTGGTGCTGCGCGAGACAAGGCACGAGCACGCGGAGTACGGCGACGAGGGGCTGTTCGTCAACGGGCAGGGGCACCTGGAGGCAGCCGGGCGCGGTTACTTCTCCCCCGGGGAGGTCCAGCCCCGGCTTACCCGGATCGGGTGCGGCAACTGCGGGCGGGAGTGGAGGCCGCGGCGCCCGTTTGACGGCGTCAGGACCCCGCCAGGCTCCGGCTAACCCGGAAAATCTACAAATCCGTAGAAAAATGCCGAAGGCCAAACACAGAGAGTAACAATGTGACGCTGACACGCACACTCAGGGGGGCACCAGGCGCCCTCACAGGGCCTCACAGGGCCTGCGTGAGGCCCTGTGAGGGCCGAACACGGCCTCTGGCTGGCGCTGAGCCACTGAGGCTCTCCCTGACCCGGCAGGGAGGCTGTGCGGGCCGCAGGATCTGCGCCGCGCAGCCCCGTTTCCCGCAGGATATCCTGGGCCTGAGCGGCCCCCTGCCGGGCCGAACGGCCTCCCGGGGTGATTGCAGTGTCCGCAGCCCGTCTTCTCCGCTTGAGGGCGCTGCTCGCCGGGATTGCGGCGGTCGCCCTCGCCTCCTGGGCCGGAACCCCCCTCGCGTACGTGCTCGGCGGGCTGTTCTGCGTTGCGGCCGCGGTGCTGGTCATCGCACTGGACCGCCTCGGACGGTAAATCTTCCCGGTGATACCCGGGTGATGCAGGAAATTCTCTCCGGTCATCGCGCCCCCGCGCAGGAAGATTTTCATTACCCCGCCTCGTCAGCGGCGCGCAGCGCGCGTCAGCGCAGGTCACGGGCACGCACCGTCACCCTGACAGCAGGATGTTCGGTGACATGGTGATGATGCCGAAGAAAATGCGGGCTGCTCCCGGGCCTGGGCCGAAGGATCTTCAGGAGGTACCGTCATGTTCCGCCGTGGTCCCCGCCGCCCAGCCCCTCCGGCCCCCAGCTCCGCCGCGCAGCCGGGCGGACTGCTGCAGGCGTACGGCGCGCGGCTGGCCCCTGACTTCGACGGGCACTGGGTGTACGCCTTCGCCGACCGGGCCGCCGACGGCGCGGCCGGCCCGGTCTGGTACGTCGGGCAGACCGGCAGCCTGTGGTCCCGCTGGCGCGACCACTACTACCGCTGGAAGGCGCGGTTCACCCGGGCGTACAAGTACGTCATCCCGGTCCGCGGCGAGGCGGAGGCCAGCATCGTGGAGCTGGCGCTGATCAACTTCTACCAGCCCGAGTGCAACGCGGCGGGGACCACGGCGGACCTGGCGCGCAAGGTGGCGTCCTACAACAAGGGCAACCACTACAAGCGTGACCAGGCTGTCTCTTGACTCTGGTCAAGTAAACCGCTAGGCTGGGGTCAAGAGAGAGAGGAGGCCGCCGTGCCGGACAGGCTGGGGCCGCGGGTGCCCGCGGACGCGCTGCGCGCCGCGCGCAACCGGCTCGCCGTGCGCCGCCTGGTCCTCCGCAGCGACCCGGTCCTGGCCACCGCGGCAGGGCGCGAGGTCGCCGCGCGCGACAGGGAGCGGCGCCGCTCCCGTTCCAGGAGGTCATCGTGACGAAGTGGTACATCCGGCTGTCGTGCCGGGCCTGCTCGCAGGCGAACTGCATGGCGGTCCCCCTCGGGGGAGCCGCCGCCGTGGCGCTGGTGCTGCTCGCCTGCGCCCACCGGGCCGGGCTGCGCCAGGCCTTCATCATCATCCTCGCCGCCCTGGCGGTGGCCGGCTGCCTGGCCGTGGCGGCCGGCCTGCTGCTGTCCAGGCGCCGCCGCGGCCGGCCGGCCAGCACCCGGGCCAGGTCAGCCGAACTGGCCGGCCAGGTGTCCCGCCAGTTCGCCCCCGTGCCGCCGGCCGGCCGGTGCGAGGAGTGCGAGGCCCGGCCTGCCGAGATCCAGTCAGCCGGCCGGCTGCTGTGCGCCGAGTGCGCCGACTTCCAGCCGGCTGACGGCCTGGAGGCCGGCCGGCCCGGCGGGTTCGACCCGGAGCTTGACCGGCCGGCCGGCGACGGCGAGGCGGACCCGGTGTGGGCCGACTTTGACCGGCCGGCCCTGCCGTGACCGGCGCACTGGTTGCCGGGGGCGCGGCCGAGATGATCGCCGCCGGGCTGCTGCTCGGCTGGCACTACGCGGGCCCGCACGGCTGGGCCAGGCGCGCGCTCGCCCGCCGCGCCGGGCAGCCCGACCCGGGCCCTACCGCCCACGAGCGGTGGGAGCGGTCCTGGTCGTTCCGGGACCGCGTGCTGCTCACCGCCGCACTGTTCTCCGGGACGGCCTTCCTGGCGGCGCTGTGGGGCATCGCCCCGCTCGCCGCCTTCTGCGTTACCGCCGCCGCCGAGGTGGCGACGGCGTTCCTCACCTTCCGCGCGGGCCGCAGGCACCGCGCCGCCTCAAAGGGGTAACTGCCATGGTTCTGCTCGCGCTCGTCATCGCGCTCGTTTTCTACGCGGCCTTCCACGGCCACCACTACCGCAAGCGCCGCCGCCACGGCCTGTCGGTCTGGGCGTCTATCCCCGGCCCGTTCGGCACCCGCATCTCCAAGCGGTTCTAGGCGTAGTAACTGGCATGCGGGCCTTCTACGCGACCTGGGCGGTGCTGCTGTCGGTGACGGCGGCGCCGCTCGCCGTGCTCTCGGCCGGGGGCCTGGCGCAGGGGCAGTGGCGGGCCGGCGCGCTCGGCCTGTGCGGCGCGGCCGGCTTCGCCCGGCTCGCCGTCACGTCGTTCCGGCTGTACCGCCGCGAGCGCGACCGGGAGAGGGGGCAGGGGTGATCGACTACCTGATCTGGCGGATGACCCCGCGCGGGCGCGCTGTCTACCGGGCCTACGCCGAGCACGCGCGGCAAGGCCCCTGGAAGGCGCCCGCGGCGCCGCAGCCAGCTCTCCCGGCCCGCTCGGCCGGGAGCCGCGAGCGGGACAGGGCACCGCGAGCCCGCCGCCGGAAACGCTAGCTATTTTACTTTACTCAAGTCAAGGGGAGAGGTAGACTAGGGAAATGGCAACCACCGCAGTACCGGGCTACCGGACCTCCTACACCGTTTCGAAGAGGTCCGCGGCCGGAGAGCACAGGGGCGACATGGAAGGCACCACGCACGCGGTAACCGGCTTCCTGGCCGGGATCGGCATCGGGCTGTTCGCGCACGTCGGCGTCCCGCACCAGCAGGTAGCGGAGGCGCTCGGCCAGGATGCCCTGTTCGGACTGGTGGCGGCGGGCATGTCCCTGCTGCCGGACGCCGACCACCCGGACGCGACGTTCGCCCACTCGGCCGGCGCGCTCAGCCACGGCATCAGCCACCTCGTGGCCGTGATGTTCGGCGGCCACCGCCAGGGGATGCACTCGGTGTTCGGCGTGATCGTGACCAGCCTCGCCACCGCCGCCTGCACGCTGTGGTGGCCGAACCGCTGGGCGCTCGGCTTCTTCGCCGCCTTCCTGGCGATCTGCGTGGTGGCCGGCATGAAGGCGACCGGCTTCATGCGCCACGGTGCCGCAGGCCGGGGGCGGCGCGGCCACCGCTACCACGGCGGGCTGGACCGGGCGGTTGCCGGCTGCGGCGTCGCCGCGCTGGCGGTCTTCTACATCCGGGCCGACCTGTGGTGGCTGGTGGCGCTGGGCATGGCGCTGCACATCCTGGAGGACCTCTGCACCGGGCACGGCACCGCGCTGCTGTGGCCGCTGACCCGCCAGCGGTTCGGCGGGGACGGCCACCAGCCCGCTGCCGAACCGCGCAGTACCCCCGCCCGCAAGCCCGCTCAGCGCAGGCCCGCCGCCCGACGCCCGGCGCCGCGCCCCCGCCCGGTCGGCTCCCCGGCTCCTGCGTGGCCCGTCCCCGGGTTCGAGCCCCCGCCCGAGCCGGCTTCCCCTCCGGCCCCTGAGCCGGCCGCGCGCCCCAGGGCCCGGCCCTACCAGCCGAGCCGCACGTTCTGGCCGGCCATCTGCCCCGAGTGCCTGGACGGCGACTGCCCCGACTGCCGCGACAAGGACTGCCGGTGCAACCGGCGCGTGCCGCACGCGGCCCGGCCGGGCAACTCGGTGGCCTCCGAGGTAGTCCCGCAGCCGGCGGCCAGCAGGGACGACCCGGATGACATCCCCCCCTTCTGACCCGCGCCCGGCGGCCGCCTTCACGGGTACCTCGTGCGAGCCGTCGCTGTGCGACCTTGACGAGCGCTGCCGGTTCTTCGCCAACTGCCACCACGTCTGGAGGCTGCATGCGCCCGAGTGGGAGCTTGAGGCGGCGCGGAACAGGCCCGCGCAGAGTCTTGACTCCAGTCAAGTCAGCCCTTAGACTGGTACCAGGCAACTAACCGGAAGGCGGGCACCATGTACATCTGGTCCCTGGAGCGCAAGGGCGCGGACTACGACGAGATCGAGGCGCTGGTCATCATCGCGGACACGGAGCCGGATGCCCGCGAGGTGGCCGCTAAGGCGGGCTACGAGGGCGATGTCTGGTACAACCCGGCGGTCAAGGTCTGCGCCATCGGCGAGGCCTCGGAAGAGGAGGCCGGGAAGGCGCGGGCGCTGTTCCCGATGGAGAAGGGCGTTGTCGTCCTGGCCTCCTACCGCAGCTAGCCCCCCCCCTGAGCGAGCCAGCTTCCGGCACCACCCCCGCCGGAGGCTGGCTCTTTTCTTGACCGGAGTCAAGTCGTGTACTACGCTGGTCCTGTAACCGACTGAGAGGCAGGCAGCATGGACTTCACGATCTTCCTCACCCTGGCGAGGGACTGCGGGCTGTCACACTACGAGGGCACGTGGACCGACACCTTCTTCATCCGGCCGGGCGAGCCGACGGCGGAGGTCGTAGCCCGTTACCGCGAGTCGATCGAGGCGGCGAAGCCGGAGTTCCGGAACGCGTCCATCCGCGCCCTGGCCGTGCTGCCCGCCGTCCTGGTTCCCGTCGCATGAGCCGGGACCCGCAGGAAGAGGAGCGGGACGCCGCGCTCCTGGCGGTCGCTCACGGGCTGACCGCCGAGCAGCAGCGCGCCGTGCTGGATTACGTCGCCGACCGGTGGCCGAGGATGGTCGGCGCGGAGGTCGCCGACATCCTGGAGCACACCACCGACTACGACATGTTCCTGCAGGAGACCGAGCCGGTCTACGCGCGGTACGCCGACCAGCTCCCCCGGACCCCGGCCGTGATCTTCGCGATGCACGCCCTGATCCTGACCGCCCGCCCGGCGATGTCCCCCTGCGGGCTGCCGCAGTCGGCCTTCCCGGCTACCCCCGGCGCGGTGCTGGCGCTGCTGCAGCAGTGCGGCGCGGTTGACGCGCCGCGCTTCCCGGAGGTGGCGGTCTGTATCCGCCAGCCAGGGGGCCGCTCGGAAGCGAACCCCATTACGATCTTCGGACGGGCCCGCGCCTCGCTGCGCCGGGCCGGGCACGCGGGCGCCGCCCCCGAGTTTGACGGATCGGTCCGCAGGGACGGCTCCATGGCGTACAACCTGCTGGACATCGCCGCCTGGGTGACCCTGCTTGACGACGACCCCGTCAGGGCCTCCCGCCGGGCCGCCGACGCGGACCTGGCCTACGACCCGGTCCGCGACCTGGCTGCGGTGGTGGAGGCGGTTGCCGACCCGGGCCTGTCCGACATGCTGGACCCGCGCGCCGGCGACGCGGTCGCCCGGCTGCGCGAGCACGCGTGGACGGGCACCGAGGCCGGCACCGAGGCCCGGCTGCGCGAGCTGCTCGGCGGGGAGGGCTGATGGACTGGATTAAAGTCGAGCGCGTCCAGTTCGCCTACGGCGCCGAGCACGGCTACCTGGTCCTTACTGGTGAGCGGGAGGTCCGGCTGGCCCGGTTCCTGGTCGCCACCGGCGCGCGGGGCCTGACGGCGCGTACCGCCCGCGAGTCGGCGGAGAGCGTGATCGTTTTCCCGCTCGGCCGCGGGCCGGGCCGCCCGGGAGGCGCGCCGGAACTGACCGCGCTGGCCGAGTCGGCGAAGGCGTACGCCGAGCGGTTCGAGGCGGGGCTGGACCTGGAGGGCTACCCCGCCTGGCAGCGCGAGCGGTCTACCGCCCGCTTCCTCGCGACAGGAGACGCCAATGACTGCCCCCACTGCTGACGACCGCTGCCTCAACCCGGAGCACCCCGACTGGGAAGGGGACGGCGCGTGCCCTCGGTGCTATGCCTCCCTGAACGCCGAGGTGGCCGCACTGACCGACCGCTACATGAAGCTGCTCATCGAGAACGGCGAGCTGCGCCGCCAGGTCCGCGACGCCGAGAGCTCGGGCACCGTGCCGATGACTTCCAACCCGTGGGGCCACGGCTACCCGCAACTGGAGGCCGGCCCCGCCGGCGCCGAGATTGTGTTCGGCACCAGCTACCTGCAGGCCCGGCCACGCTCGCGCCCGGCCCGGGAGGACGTCGTGCTGCTGTCAGTCGGCCACCGGACCACCGGCCACCCGCGGTCCATCCTGCTGGAGCGGCCGATGGCCGCCTGGCTGCACTCGTGGCTGGCTTCCTGGCTGGCGCAGGGCTGGCCGGGTGTCCCGCGCCGGTGCGGCGAGTTCTACCGGCCCGACCCGCTGCACATGTGGCAGTGCGATGCCGCGCCCGGCCACGACACCGACCATGAGGGGCCGTGCCAGGGCTGGTCGCACGCGGACGGCGGCAGGCCGGGCCGCGCGTCCTGGCCGCTGACGGCGGCCGAGAAGGCGGCTATCCGGGATGCCCATGTCTCTTGACTCCAGTCAAGACTACTGATAGCCTGCTGGTAAGTAACCGACGAAGGGCAGGCACCCTGTGAAGAACTACCGGGACGTGAAGCCAGGCGACCAGGTCCGCGTCTTCGACGTGAACGGCGACCGGGTCGGCCAGCCGGCGGGCGGCTGGGAGGGCACGGTCGTCAAGGCCGGACCGAAGCTGGTCACGATTGACTACCCCCACGGCGTGACCGTGTTCCGCCGCCAGGAGGGCCGGACCAACGACAGCTACGGCCACCAGTACTTCCGGACCCTGGAGGAGGCTGAGGAGGCGCGCCGGCGAGGTTCGGCCGAGGCGGCCCTGCGCGCGGCCGGGGTGGACGTTACCCACCGGTGCAACCTGAGCACCCGCCGCCTTGAGGCCATGGCCGCAGCGGCCACGGCCCCGGAGCCGGGGGAGTCATGACCCGGTACCTGAACGCGGACAGGGTCACGGTCCTGTCCATGCTGCGGCTGGCGGCGCTCCGCCGCCGCCAGCCGACCACGCTGGCCCCCGACGGGTACCGGCGGTGGTTCTCCCTCGCCGAACTGGCCGCTGAGGGCCTGGTACCGGACCCGAGTCCCGAGAACCTCTCGGCGCTCGGCCGGGCCGCGCGGGCGCTGCGGGCGCACGGCTTCATCGCCGGCCGCACGCAGTTCACCGTCACCCGCTACACCTTGCTGGACTACGGCCGCGCGGCCCTGGCCGAGTTCGAGGAGCGGGCGGGGCTGTCGGAGTACGTGACCACGGGGCTGGCGCTGGAGGTGGCCCGGGATGACATGGTCCTGGCCGAGGCGCGCGTGGGGGAACTGCTCGCGCAGATGGACGAGGCCCGCAAGGCCCTCGGCATGAGCCCGGGGGACGCGGTGCGCGCCGCGCTGCAGGCCGGAGGCGCGTCATGAGCGGCCTGCTGACGTGGGCCCAGGGCCAGTACAGCACCCACACGGGCACGGCCGGCGGGATCCGCCTGTTCAGCATCAACTGGAAGACGCGCCGCGAGGACCCGAACTGGCTGATGCGCTGCGACCTGCCCGGCTACGCGGGCCAGGAGTGGAAGGACGACGACATGGACGCGCTGCAGGCGAGCGCGGAGGAGGTCGCCGCCGAGTGGATCGCCGCAGTGACCGGGCTGGCGCGGGAAGACGAGCCGTCCGCCCTGGCCGCTGACTACGCCTCCTGGTACCGGGCCGACCGGGCCCACGAGTGCGCCGGCGAGGCCGCGTCGTTCGAGGCCGGGTGGCTCGCCCGCGCGGCCCGGCTGAAGGGAGCGCCGGGTGCGCGCTAACGACCTCTCCGCCGTGGAGCGCGGGGACACCGTCTACTACATCGGGATCCCCGGCTCCCCGCGCCGCGAGCAGGTGCAGGCGGCCGGGCACAAGTGGCTGACCGTGGCCGGCATGAGGTTCCTCCGGGAGACCGGCCTGCACGTCACCGGCACCCAGGACTTCCGCATCGAGTCGGTAGAGGGCTTCGCCGAGCGGCAGGAGCGGGAGAGCCTGACTGCGGTGCTGCGCCCGTGGGGCTTCAACCCGTCCCGCGCCAGGAACGACATGTCCGTTCAGCAGATGCGCGAGCTTGCCGCCCTGCTGCAGCGGTTCGGGTCGGAGGGGTCGGAATGAGCCGGGTGCAGCGGGTCTACCAGTTGTCGGTCATCTACCCGGAGGGGTCGTTCTCCCCCGGCTGGTGGCCCGCGTGCTGGAGCTCCCCGGATTTCCTGAAGACGCTGAGCAGGGCGGAGCGCCGCGAACTGCGCCGCCGCCAGTTCCGCTGGCCGCGCGAGCGGGCGTTCCTGTCGTCGTCGGGCGCCTACGGCCGGGCGAGCCTGCTGCGCTGGTACGGGGCCGAGGTGGCGGTTCAGCCGTCTAACCCGGTGACGTGGCCGGATTACGAGGCTGACGCGTGGGAGTCCCTCTGGGACTCGCCGGCCTACGGCGACGCCATGCAGTGGTCTCCGGAACTGGAGTACGCCGCCGAGGCGCAGCGGCGCGCCTTCGCCTGCCAACTGGCTAGCGGCGAGGTGTCCATCGGCGAGCTGACGGAACTGCTGGGTGAACTGGAGGCGCGCGGGATCGCCCGCGCGGCCGTACTTGAGGGGGTGCCTGCGCTGTGATTAAGGCGGAGAATTTCATGACCTCCCGCGCGCATTACGCGGTGGACCTGAGCACGTACCGCCTTGCTGAGGTAGACGGGCGCGGCGAGGTGGACGCGGTGTGGTTCCGCCGTCACCGCGTGAACCGTACCGGGCCGATCCGGACCATGGCGTGCGCCGGCCTGCTGACCGACTACCAGTCCCCGCTCCGGCGCTCCGCCGGGGAGTTCCTCGCGGCGTATATCAACGGCTCCTACGGCGGGAAGTGCCGGGCCCGCTGGGACGGTGCCAACCTCTGGTGCCTGTCCGACGAGGACGAGCGCGGGCATTATATGAGCATCCTGGTGCCGATGCTGGCGGCCTACCCGGCGGTGCCTGCCGACTACGACGGATGGTGGGTGTTCGAGCGGTGACCGTTCCCGAGAGGCCTGATGACCCCGGTGCCCGCCGGGTCGCCGTAGTGTCCGTGCTGTCCGCCGGCTCCCTCACCAGCGGCACCCTGCTGGTGATCCTTGGTGAGGGCTACCACGTGAGCGCTCCCCTGCTGACCGGGGTGGCGCTGCTCGGCCTTGCCCTCGGCCTGGGGCTTGTCGGCTTCGCGGCGGCCGCAGTTCGCTACCGGCAGCGCGGCGGCTACGTCTGCTGGATGTACCAGTTCCGGGGTGGCCGCCTTCACCACCTGCACTGGCCGCGGGCGGGCATCACGGCCTGCAAGAACTCGGCCGGCCTTGACTGGTCCCGGTAACGGGCGCTTCCTGGTGCCCTATCCCTTGACTCTGGTCAAGAGGACTAGTAGGCTAGGTAGCATAAGCAGGCAACCGAGAGGGGCAGTTAGTGAACAACCGGCTGGAATTCATGAAGCGCCTGGTCAAGGACGGCGTGAACACCCCGGAAGAGGCGACCAGCTGGCTCCTGAAGAACGAGGTGCTGCGGCCGGGCGAGCGGATGACGGCGACCGGCGTCATCAGCGGCTCGGCTGCCGAGCCGCGCATCCCGCGCCACGGCTCTGAAGAGACCGGCCCGTTCTGATGCTGCTGGAGGAGGCCCGCGCGTACGTGGGCAAGACGCTGGTCCGGCGGTTCCTGGACCGGCCGACCGTGGCGGTCACCCTGGTCAAGGTCGGAGAGTACGCCCTGTACGTGCGGTTCCCCGGCGCTGACCGGGTCGTGACCATGAGCCCGGATTTTTTCAGCCCGCCGCGTGCGAAGGCGTTCTCCTGGGACTGGCAGGAGCAGCCGGACATGGCGCGGATCGCCGCGTTCGTGACTGAGGTCTCCGGCGGGCGCGTGCACCTGCGCGAGGCGGACGACGGCTCGGACAACTACACGTGGGTCGTCAGCGACTACCCGGTGGACGACGCGGAGGCGGAGCGGGTGCTGGACGCGTCCACTGTCACCCCGGAGGAGCTTGAGCGGGGTGACCTGCGGTGAGCGAAACCGTGCGCGAGGTGCTGCTCGGGCTGCTCGTCGGCGTGCTGCTGGGCGCCCTGGTCGTGTTCGCGGCGATCGGCGTGCACGCCGTTGCCACCCGCCCCGGCCCGTCTTCGGTTCCCTCTATCTTCACCCCCGCGCCCGTCCCGTCGGTGTTCTGCCCGGCCGGGCAGCGGGTGATCGGCATCCACGACGGGAACCCGGTGTGCGCCCGGTGAGCGGCGAGCGCCTGACGCCCGACGAGAGCGTGGAGGCCGCTGCCGTGTTCGCGGCCCTGCACTGCCAGGCGGGGATGATCTGGCGCCATGTCGCCGGCGGGGCCTGCCGCGAGACGGTGATCGCCGACATTGACGACCTGGCCGGGCAGCTTGCCGGCCTGCGCAAGGCCCTGAAGGGGAGCTGAGATGGGTGAGGTACCCAGCCCGGACGAGGTCCGGGAGCTTAAAGAAGTCTGGGACAACCTCGTGTTCCTGGACCTGGCGGGCGCGCTGGCCGGGGTGGCCGAGGTCATCCGCGAGCGCCGCCGTCAGGTAGAGCAGATCGGCTGGACCCCGGCGCTGGATGACGGCATGGTTACTGGCACGCTGGCCGTCATGGCCCGCCGGCGCCTTGACCGGGTGATCCTCGGCCACCGTCAGGGTACTGCCGATCTCGGCAGTGACGAAGACGGGCTGCGCCGGGCCGCCGCGCTGGCCGCTGCCGAGATCGACCGGCTGAACAGGATGCACGCCGGTGAGTGACCCGCTGCCCCCGCTGAGTGAGCTTCCCGCCCTGATGATCCACAGTTGCGACGGGTGCACCGGCACTATGTACCTGGACCTGGACAAGGGCTGGACCGCTGAGGAGCTGGAGTACGCCAACAACACGTCCGGGGTGTACATCCTCTGCAAGACGTGCCAGGACAAGGAGCGCAAGCGCGAGGCCGCGGTCACGGTCCAGCCGAACACGCGGTGCGCGCACCGCAGTTACCCCGGCGGGCCGTACAGCGAACTGTTCGTCGTCTCGGCGGACGGCGACCAGGTCACCGTCGGGGTGCTCGGGCTCGGCACGTACACCGACGAGCGGCAAGACGAGGTCACCGCGCGGTTCTGGCCGACCATCATGCAGGGCCGCCGGGTGTTCTGCCGCTACGACCTGCTGATGAAAGGGCTGTGACGTGCTCGCTGAGCTGAAGCCGGAAGACTACCTGTTCCTGCCCGCAGAAGAGGCGGCGGCGCCGCCCAAGGGCACCTACTTTCAGCGCTACGCGGACTACTGGTGGCTGGTCCGGCCCGGGTCCGGCCTGGTCTTCTACAACCCGATGCGATCCTCCGGCCGGCGCCGTCACGGTTTCCTGGGACGGCCCCAGTGCAACACGGACCAGAGGATTGCCCGGGGAGCCGTTGCGCCGCTAGCCCCCTTTGAGGTGGAGGTCAGGCAGTTTCCGCTGGTCTGGGTAGAGATCAGCATCTCCGACTACATCGACCCCAGGTGAGCGCCTTCTACGACGGCCCGTGCGCCCGTGACTGCGGGCGCAGGGCCTTCTACTGGTACTCCGGACCGGGCCGCGACCAGCCGGAGGAGTGGGTGTGCACCGCCTGCTACCAGGCCGAGGAGTTCGCGCCCGGCCACGTGCTGAACGGCGGCCGCCGGCACTTCATGAGCAGTTGCCGGGACTGCTGTGCCCGCACGCTCTTGAACATGACCCTGGAGCAGGTTGAGCGCTGGTACCACTACGGGAACGTCGGCCAGGACGTGTACGAGGCCTACTGCTACGTCTGGGCGACCAGCGCCTACCGCTACAGCGCGTGCGGGAGCTGGCGGGAGCCGCCTGTCATCCCTGAAGTCGTCCGCCTGGCGGAGATCATGCGCGGCGAGCTCGCTAAGAAGAGAGAATGCAATGCCCGGTAAGCCCCTTAACTACACCACTGCCATCCCGGCGGCTAAGACCGTGGCCGAGTGCCAGGCGATCCTCGCCGCTGCGGGCGCCGACTCGGTGGCGCTGCACTTCTCTGACGGCGCGCCGGTCGGGATGTCGTTCATCCTGAAGACCGAGGGCCACGGTGAGCAGGCATTCACCCTGCCGGTGGACACCGACGCGATGCAGCGGGTCCTGTCCGCCGCCAGCCGGGCCGGGAAGCTGCGCAGCGACGGCGGGCGCCGTACCTCCTACGAGAGCCGCGAGCACGCCGCCAACGTCGCGTGGAGGGTGGTCAAGGACTGGCTGGAGGCCAACCTCGCGCTCATCGCGGCGCAGCAGGCCGGGCTGGATGACATCATGCTGCCGTTCCTGCACGTAGCCGGGAACCAGACGCTGCGCGAGGCCTACCGCGACGGCGGCCGGGTCTCGATCGACCAGTGAACTGGCGCGAGCCGGGTGCGTCCTTCGGCCAGGTCGCCGGGGACGCCTGCCCGCGTGACGGCGGCCCGGTTACCTACCGGTTCGGCAACTGGCGCTGCGAAACCCGGAACTGCAACTGGAGCACCGCGCGGGACGTGAACGGGGGCAACGGCGGCCGGGTGACGCTGGAGAACTGCCCGTCTTGCGGCAGTACGGTCATCTACAACGGCAACTACTTCTGCGTGAACTTTGACGACGGGTGCGTCTGGGCACTGCCCCACCCGGCCCGCAGGAAGGCCGACCGCGCGATGGCCCTGCGGCTGACCGGCGATACGGCATGAGCGCGCCGCGCAACCCCCGGATGACGCTGACCACGCTGCTGGTGCTGCGCGAGCTGCTCGCTGAGCCCGGCCGGGAGGTGTACGGGCTGCAGGTCCGGGCCGCGACCGGGATCTGCAGCGGGACGCTGTACCCGATCCTGGGGCGGCTGGAGGAGAAGGGCTGGACGACGTCGCGCTGGGAGGACATCTACCCGCCGGCCGAGGGGCGCCCGCCGCGCCGGTACTACCGGCTTACCGAGCTCGGGGACCGGGAGGCGCGCGCCGCGCTCGCCCGGTGGGGCCAGCGGCTGAACGGCGCAGCCCGCTAGCGAGTCTCGCGACACGGCCCCGGAGTCACCTCCGGGGCCGTTAGCATGCCGCCATGCCCGAGCTCGGTTACGCGTCGCTGTACACCGAGCACCTGACGGCGGCGAGGCGCACCGCGCTGTCCCTGGTCCCGCCGGACGCGGCCGACGACATCGTGGCCGAGGCCTTTACCAGGGTCCTGGCCGCGATGCGGGCAGGCGGGGGGCCGGCCGGCGCGTTCCGGCCCTACCTACTGGCGGCGGTGCGCAACATCGCCCGTGACTGGCTGGCCGAGCGGCGGCGCACCGTGCCCGCGGCCGACCCGGCCCCGCGCCGCCACGCCCCGGCAGCTGGCGACCTGGCGGTACTCGCCGAGGAGCGGGAGATGGTGGGCCGGGCGTTCGGCACGCTGTCCCCGCGCTGGCGCCAGGTACTGTGGCTGACGGAGGTCGAGGGCTTCCCGGTGACCAGCCTGGCAACTGAGTGGGGCCTGAGCCCGGCCGCCGTCTCCCAGCTCGCCTGGCGCGCCCGCATCGGCCTTGCGCAGGCATGGCAGCGCGAGCGGGGAACCCAGGAGAGGGTGACCGGGCCGGTGCCCGCGCTGCGGCTGCTGGCGGACCGGAAGAATCCCCGCTGATTCTCTTGACAGGAGTAAAGGCCAGCCTTTAGCCTGTAGTTGTGAGCGAGGCCGGAAGGCCAGCGAGCAGGCAAGAGAGGGACCGGCCAGGAGCGCCCGAAAGGCAGCACACCGGCCACAGAGCAGGCCGCAGCCCCCTCCGCCCAGGGCCTCGCTCACTAAGACTCCCGTCAGGGAGGGGTACAGCGCGGCAGAACCCGGCTTGCCGGACTCGCTAGCGATACCGCCCCTGGCGGGTAACTGAACAGTGACTTGAGGGCAGCGGGACCCTGCTAGGCCAGGGCCTTCCGCCGCGTCAGGCTCGCCGCCTGGCGTCTCCGCGGGCCGGGGTTGGAAACCGATGGCCGTTGTCCTCTAGCTTCCCGGGCCAGGTCAAGTACCTGGCGAACGCGTGAGGGGCGCTGAGACCAAATACGGCCGGCGCGCCGACACCGCTACGGACCAGCGAAACACCTGGCCCGGGGACTAGCTGAGTGGTAGCCCGCCGCGACCCCGGGCTACCGAGGTGCACCCTCAGATGGGTCGAAGTGGCGGCCGGGCGGTTCCGGCCCCGGACTGGTCCTGCGCCCGGCCGCTGCGAAAACTGAACAGGCTCCCCGGGCCAGGCACCCGGGCGCAAGGCTCTGCAGCCCGTCTTACCCCGCTTAGGCGGGCTGCAGGGACAACTGAAGATCGTGGCAGGCCTTCGGGCCTGCTGCGCCGGCGAGGGGAACCCGCCGGGCGAGGCGTCTCCCGGCGCGCCAGATCTGCCCACTTAGCCGAGTAGCCCGGCGCGGAGCGCGTCCCCTCTGCGGCGAGGCCCCCCGTGGATTGGTTGCCTGCCTTTCGCACACGGGGGGCCTCACCTTTTTCTTGACACAAGTCAAGCGAAGCCGGTAGGCTGGGCGCACAGGCAACCGAGAGGCAGGCAAAGCATGAACGGTCAAAACCCGGCGCAGGACGAGGCCCTGCTCGCCGCGATGGCGCTGGTGCGCCAGGCAATCGAGTTCTCCGAGGCCGAAGGGCCCGCCGGCTCGGCGGCAGACGTCCTGCTGCCTTACCTGGAGCGGGTGTCCCCTCACCTGAGCCAGGGTGAGGACGGCGCGTACGACGTCATGCCGGCGCTGACCGCGCTGGCCGCCTCGCTCGCCCAGATCGGCGGGGCGTTCTTCGCCTACGTGCAGCGCGAGTCTGAGGACGGCCCCGTGCCCGTGGCCGAGCTCCTGAGCCGGTGGGACGACTACGAGGCCACGTGCGTGCTGGATGACGGGAAGCCGGCGAAGTGAGCGCGGCCAGCGTCACGTTCATCGCGCTCGCCGGCTGCGCCCGTCCGGATGACCCGGTAGAGCGGGCCAACTTTGAGACCTCGGTAGCAGACCTCCGCGCGGCGGTGTGCACCTCGGCCGGGGTGGACCCGGCTGACATCTCGTCCCTCGGGTACGACCACAGTGACTCCGCTTACCAGAGCGTGCGGGCCGGCTGGGTGAGTCATGTCGCAATGTTCGGGATCACCTGGTTCCGCACCGACGTGGAAGAGGCGCACGCCCTCTGGACGGAGGCGCGCCCCGACCTGGCAGCCGGGGATGACTGGCGGGCCGCAGGCGAGGCCGCGCACCGCGAGCGCTACCCGGACGGCTGCCTGGACTGCACCAGGTCTGCGGACTGGTGCCCGTCGCGCTCGTGCGAGGTCTGCGACCCGATCCCTGCGGAGGAGCCCTGATGAACGGCGGGACATGGGCGGTCATCACCCTGATCGGGGGCCGCGAGCACACGTCAGGCGGGTACGGCGAGGCCGGCGCCGCGGAGATGGCGCACGTCACCCTGCCGGCGGAGCTTGGCATCGATGACGCGTTCACCCGCGACCTGCTGCCGGGCCTGGAGGCGAAGTTCCCGCCCGGCGCGCCGGTGTGGCTCGGCACGCCGGTTCACTGGCGGCTCGGCCAGCACGGCATCGTCACGCCGGGCGTGCCGGAGCGCCACGCGTGCTGGTTGCCGGACGGCGACCTGGTGCCCTGGTTCATCAGCACCGACGGCGCGAGCGTGCACGTGCTGCTGGACGACGGCTACGAGAGCTGGTGGCCTGCCTGCTGGCTGGAGACGCGGTGAGGGTGACCAGGACCGGCCCGGTCGGGCCACCGCTGACATACGACCGCGCAAGCGGCCCGGTCTCCGGCGCCGACGCGCGGGAGGTCAGGTGCCCGCGCTGCCAGGCAGCCAGGGGCGCGCCGTGCACCTACCTGGCGGACCGGGTGGAGTGGGGTCGGCGCTGCCCCCGGCGCGCCCTCCTACACCGGTTCCCGCAGCATCGTTCATCACCGCGGCGAGCCGCTCGTGGTGGGCGCGGCCCGGATCCGGCAGTGGAAGCGCGAGCAGGTCCCGCCGGCCCCGGACCGGCTCCCGGCCGATGTCCGGCGGGCTGTCGCCTCGATGCGCGCGTGGGACGTGCAGGAGCACGTGCGGCTGGCCGCCTGGTGGGCCGAGCACGGGCACATCATCGCCAACGCGAACCGCACGCGGCCGGACGGTACGGTCCGGGGAGAGACCTACCTCTTCGGCCAGTACTAGGATCTTGACTAGCGTCAAGACGCTTCACTATGGTGTTCGGCAACAAGTCCGAACAAGTTCCGTCAGACCCAGAGCGAAGGGCGCGCGCATGCCGGTTCTAGAGCAGCTCAGCGAGGATGACCGCACGGCGTCCCGGTCAGCGGTGTTCCACCCCGCCGACGGCGAGCCGCACCCGTACGTGGAGCTGGGCGGCTCCCGGGTGTACGTCTACACCTACGGCGACGTGCTGGTGGTCGTGGTAGACCCCGCTGAGGCGGTGAAGGTCGCGGTCCGGGTGAACGAGGTGCCGGTGCACGGGGAGCCCCCCCGGGCGAGCGGCCGCCCGGCGGGCCGCCACCGCGTCAGGGATGACGCCGGGCCGTCCGCCCCGCCCGGCGGGAGCTCTGGCCCGGGGCCGCCCGCTTGACAGCGGTGTGATAATAGACGTGAAGCGCCGACGTGACCTCCCCAAGATCGCCGGCTGGTCATCCCCCTCAAGGGACCGGAGTAGCCCCCGTGCTCCGGTCCCTTGTTCTTTCCCTGGGCAGATGTCTTGACTGTAGTCAAGCAGTGCACTACAATGGAGGTACAGCAGCCAACCGAGAGGCAGGCACATGCCTTCCAGCACCGCCAAGACCTACGACATGACCGTCTACCCGACCGCGGGCCTGGTGCGCAGCGCCAGGGACGGCGCGCGCGCCTACCAGGTCACGCTCCCGTCCTGCGAATGCCCCGACTTCATCAACCGCAAGGGCTGGGTGATCACGGTCGACGGCGTCCCCGCTGTCACCATCTGCAAGCACATCGCCGAGTTCATGGAGCGCGTCGGCGGCTGGAACCGCCCGTCCCCGGCTGAGGAGACTTTCCCCGACCTCACCCGCATTGACGTTCTCTCCTTCCTGCGGGGTCCGCGCGTCGGGATGACCCCCCGGGAGTCCAACGCGGTGCTCGCCCAGTTCGGGAGCAGCGAGTTCGCCGAGTTCGAGGCCCTCCACGGCATCACCGGCGTGGTCCGCTACGACCGGGCCGCCGGCCGCTACACGATGACCGTCACGTTCGCCTAGCCCCCTCAGCCAGCCCCGCGCCCGATTCCCCGGCGCGGGGCTGCCGTATGTCTTGACTCTAGTCAAGCCATGCACTACAGTAGAGCTATCAGCAACCGAGCGAAGGGCAGGCACATGAGGTTTAAGTGGATGGGGGCGGTGTTCGCGGTTGAGGTTGAGGTTGGGCAGTTCGCGTTCTCGATCGACCGGCACCGGCCATTCGGGTACTGGTGGTGCGCCAACTTCAACAACGACCTCTGCTGGTTCCACGTCGCCCTCTGGCCGGTAGACGTAGTCCTGTGGAAGAGGCCGGTTCTTACCTTGACTTGAGTCAAGCCATACACTACGCTGGCAGTATAAAGCAGCCGAGCGAAGGGCAGGCACCCGATGCGGGTAACCGAGAGCATGACCACCGAGGGCGGCACCCGCCTGTCAGACATGGCGGACTTCCTGGGCGAGGACGGGCAGACCGGCCTCAAGGTCGGCGTGGAGAACGACTACGACAACGAACTGACCCTGGTGGTCGATGCCACCAAGTGGCCGAACGAGCGCATTACCTTTGACTTGGCCACGGCCGAGATGCTGGCCGAGGACATCCTGGCGAAGGTGCAGGCAAAGCGGTGACCAGTACGCAGGAGCAGGCCGGGAGCGGGGCCTACGTGCCCCGCCCCGGGGACCGGGTGACGGTGCGGCGCTACATCGCGCCCACGACAGGCGAGCGCGAGCTGACAGCGGAGCACACTGGCGTCATTCTCTACACTGAGGAGCACGCTGACGGCTGGTACATCCGGCTGGACAGTTACCCGAACCGGATCTTTACCGGCTACCAGTTCCTCGGCGCCGGCGAGGAACTGGTAGCCGGCGCAGCCGGGCCCGCGTCCCTGGTGACCGAGGTAACCCCGGACCCGGTGACCGAGGACACGACGCAGGCGGGCCCGGTAACCGGGCACGCGACATGGGCACTGTCCCCCTCCGGGGACTGCAGTTACATCGGGATCATCTCCGACGAGCCCGCCTGGTACCGGTTCGCGGGCGGCCAGAAATTCTCCTGGTCCTGCTCGCACGCGCACCCCGGGCCGCAGTCCGCTACAGCCTGCGCGCAGGCTGAGCTTGACCGGCGCGAGGCCGGGCTCGCCAGCGGACAGGCCCGGCTCTGCCTCCGGCAGGCGCGCGAGCGCCTTGCTCTCAGGTACCCGCGCGCCGCCGGCGACCTGAAGGTAGCGGAGGCCCTGACCGCGCTGGGCGACGCGCTGGGCGCCGGCCCGGAGGCTACGGAGCCTGACTTGTCGGAGCGCATCGCAGCCGATGTCTACCGCTGTCAGGTCGGCCCCAGGCTCTGGGTCGCGGTGGACGCCTCGCTGACCGTGGTGCTTGAGCTCACCACGTTCCACGGCCGGGTGACGGCGCGCGTCGCGGTCAGCGCGCCCGGACTGGCCGAGGAACTGGCCACCGCGCACCGCGTCGCGGCCGAGGCTGAGGCCGAAGCCGACCGCGACGCGCGCCGTCACCCGGCCGAGGCCCGCCGCGCGCGCGGCCAGCTTGACCGGCGCGAGGCCGTGGAATGGCTTGCAGCCCGTGGCTACAGCCGCATGCGCGCGGCGAACATCGTCAAGCGGGTGCACGACGGCGGCCCGGCGGAGGCTGGCGTGACCTACAGCGCCGGCCACTGGGTTGTCCCTGCTCAGGATGATGCGGGGTGATGGCCGGAGCGCCTGTGCGGTGACCGCCGGACGTAGTAGTAAAGAGCGGGGGCAGTAACTGCCCCCGCTCTTTACCGGTTTCAAAGCGGGAGACAAGGATCGTGACAGCCAACGATGACCTGCTCGGCGAGCTGCGGCGCGCGCGGCCCGAGCATTACCGGCAGACTGAGGACCGGATAGCGTTCGCCGTGCTGCTGCGCCGCGCGTCGCGTACCAGCGTGGCCGACTGGGTGATGTCCGACCAGCCCGAGCGCGACGCGGTGCACTTGTCCGGCCTGGTGCGCCTGCTGGCGGCGATCGGCCGCCTGTTCGCCTACCTGGACCTTCCCGCGCGCAGCCGCGCCAGGTCTGACATCCTGCTGGCGGGCGCTGCGGCGCTCGGCATCGAGACTAGCTGGGGGGGATGGCCGTGAGCAGGGGCGGCGACACGCAGGTTCTCCCGCTGGTGGAGACCGCGTGCGCGCTGTGCGGCGACGGGGACGCCCCCTCGCTGCCGGTCCCGCTGTTCACCCCGGACGGGTCGATGCGGGTCCGCAACATCTGCCGTACCTGCCTGGCGGCCGTGCTGAACGTGTCCCTGCAGTTGCTCGGCGCAGCTGGTCACCAGACGGCGGACACGGTGCTGAACATGCAGCCGTCCCGCCCTCGCGCTTGACTCTAGTCAAGCTCTGCATTAGAGTAGGGCTTGCAAGCAGTCAACCGAAGGGCAGGCACCCAGATGGCACCCAACCCCGCGACCGCGGCCAGGAAGATGGTTACCGGCCGGTTCTCCCTCAAGCACGGCCCCGCGCCGCTCGCCGTCAACAAGTTCGAGGGCGAGTGGTGGGCGACGAACCGCTACTGGGCGGTCCGCGCGAGCCGCGTGGCGGCCCTGCTGGCCTCCTACAACCTCCCGGCCGACGAGCCCGGCGCGTACGAGGCGGACAACGCCGGCGTCCGCCGCGCCAGGGGGGACAACAACGGCGAGCCGGTTATCCCCAACCTCGCGGACTTCATGGCCCGCCAGGCCGGCGGGGACCTCGGCATCCGGGCGCGGGTCGCCGGGTGCCCGATGTTCGACCGTGACGACAACGGCCAGTTGTGGGCCATGTTCGCCCTGGCTGACGGCGGGCACGCCGGCATCAAGGCGGAAGAACTCGAATGGCTGTCAGACTTGGCCGGCGAGCGGCTGCCGGAGGGCCACCGCTTCGGCTCCGTCCGGGTGCTGTTCCGCCGGAGCGCGGCTACCGGCCACGTGACTGCCACCATTCAGGCCGAGGTGGTCAAGGTGCTGGAGAAGGGGCATTACGAGCCGGGGGCATCCGGCAAGTGGGTCGAGCCGGTCGAGGAGCCGGCCGGGCCCTACCTGCTCGGCCTCGTGACGGCCCGGAGCTACGGGGATGCCTGAGCTGAGCGCGCGGCGCAAGGCTGACCGGGCGGCCATGGCCGCCCGGGTGGCCGCCCTGGCTACCTGGTACGGGCTGACCGCCTCGCACAAACTGGAGGAGCCGGGTACCCGGTGCACGTCGGTTGACCTGGCTGGCCCGCACGGGCTGAAGCTGACCGTGAAATTCGACGCTGGCCTGGTCGCGCCGGACACCTACCTGCTGAGCTGGCACGGGGTTGAGGACGGCACGCGCCTGGACCCCGGCGTGTTCGGCCGGGTTAACGAGTTCCACGGCCACAAGGCCACTGACGTGGCCCGCGGGTTCGCGCAACTGGAGCGCGTCCTTACCGAGCGGTTCAAGGTCATCCGCGACGGGTCCGCGTTCGTCGGCGGGCAGCACTGGACAGGCGAGACAGGCCGCGAGGCAGCCGAACTGTTCAAGACGCTGAGCACGGCCGAGATCCGGCGCCGTCAGGACCTGGCCGACCAGCAGCTTCGCCTGGCGGGGGCGCAGGGGAACGAGCGCGCGACGGCGGACCTGCAGCACATGCAGGACGCGCTTACCGCTGAGATGCTCAGGCGCACCAGCTAGCCGCCAGAAACGGGCCACCTGCGCAGGTGGCCCGTTTCGTGTCTTGACTCTAGTCAAGCCTTGCACTACAGTAGGGCTACAGGCAGTCAAGCGAGAGGCAGGAAGATGGAAGAGTTCAAGGTAGGCGACAAGGTCCGGGTGGACAGCGACAAATGGCCGGGCACGTGGACCGTGGCCAAGGTCAACAGGGTCTCTTACGGCCTGGAGCAGAACGGGCGGCAACTGAAGGCGGCCAAGGAGTTCGTGCTCCCGGTCACCGGCGAGGCTGGCGGGGGCACCGCGCAGGCCCAGCCCGCGCCGGAGACGTACCGCTACTACTCCCCCGGTGAGTTCGTCCGCCCCAAGGTCGGCAGGATGGCCGGCAAGATCCTGGTCGTGCTCGCGGACAAGGGCGACAAGGTCAACGCCGCTGACTTGGGCGGGGACGAAGGGCGCTACTGGCGGATCGTCCGGCGGAACCTTGAGCCGGTCACCCTGGCCGACCTCGCCGAGTACCTCGTAGCCGGCCTCTGACCCCCCGGCAGGACAGCCCCCGGAAGATCTTCCGGGGGCTGTCCTATGTCTTGACTCCAGTCAAGCTCTGCACTACGATGAAGGTACAACACCACAGCGAAGGGCAGGCAACCCGTGAACGATGTTGAGAAGATGCACAACCGCCCCTGCAAGACCGCCACCGAGGTAGAGGCGTTCAGCCGGCTCCACAGGGCGCACCGCTGGAACCACGGACGGCGCGGCCTGGTCAAGGTGAGCTACACCCGCCGCGAGCGCCGTGGCAGCCGCCAGGGCCTGCGTGCCTACGCGTTCTAGCCGCAGCGCAAGGCCCCCGGGGTCACCCCGGGGGCCTTGGCGTTTATCTTGACTCTAGTCAAGTCAGAGCATATGATCAGGGGACAGGCAGCCGACCGGAAGGCAGGACACCGTGGCATCAGAGAAAGCACTCGCCCGGCGCTGGGAGCGCTACGGGGTTAAGTTCATCGTGGACGCGCGCGACGGCCAGCAGCCGACAGACGAGAACCTGGCCGAACTGCTCGGCGGGTGCGTCCGCCCGGCTCGCCCGGAGGAGTTCGGGCGCATCCGCTTCGCGGTGATCCGGCTGCGGATGCTGTGCGCGTGCGCGCACCGCGGCGTGGACCACGGCGAGGGCGGTACCTGCCTCGCGCCCGGCTGCGCCGGCTGCGGCAGCTTCCGGCCCGCCCTCGCGCCGTTCAGCACGCCTACGTTCAACCTCGGCCGCCGTACCCCGGGCACGCAGGCCGAGGCCGAGCAGGCCGCCGCCGGCATCGCGCAGTGCGATGCGGACTGGGTGGCCGGCGAACTGACCACCAGCGATGACATGATCTCCCGGCGCCGCTCGCGGCACTGGCGCACGGGCTACCAACTGCGCTGGGTCGAGCTCGCGGCTACCCTTCAGGCTGTGTCATGAGAGCGCCCCGCGTCGGCCCCCGGATGCGCGAGGTGCTCGCCTACGTGGCGGCTAACCCGGGGTGCGCGAAGATCGGGCCGGCCCGCCACGTGGCGCCGCACCCGGAGACAGGCCTGCAGTGCGGCCTGCAGTTCGGTTACCGTTCGGTTGACCGTGCCATCGCGGCCGGGCTGGTGAGCCCGGGGACTGTTGCCGGGCCGTACGCGCTTGAGCTGACCGGAGCGGGCCGGGAAGTGCTGTCGTCATCATCTTGACTCAAGTCAAGACAAGCCTTATAGTGGAGTCACGCGGGGTGGCCGTAAGGCCCCCCGCCTGACCGCGAAAGGCAGGCAGCCATGACCATCACCCCGACCGCCGCGGCCCGGCCCGTGCGCCTGGCGTACGTGCCCGGGTTCGTGAAGTTTGACAGGGCCCTCCGCGAGCAGCGCACCGCGCGCTACCGCACCTGGCACAGCAGGCACCCTGACATGGCGTACTGCGCCGAGTGCCTGCTGTGCGGCGAGTGGGGCAGCGGCTTCACCTCGCGCGAGCAGGCGGCGGCCAGCATCACCGGCAGCCACGCGAGTTTCTGCCACGTCATCAACGGGTGCCACTGCCCCGAGCCGCACCTGACCGCGGCCATAGCCGCGCGCGTCGGCGTGGTGGACAGCTACCCGTACGACATGTCCGGCTGGCTGTTCGCCCTGGCGGGCGGCACGCGCCGCTACCTGCCTCCCCGGCTTGACCGCAACGGCACGCCGTTCGGTGGCCCGGAGTTCGGCAGCGGCGGCTATAACTGGATCTGGCCTGACCACGAGCGCGGCGAGGCTACCGCGTGAGCAACGTTCACGACGGCGACAAGGGGCGGCCGGTGTCTGCGCTCGGCGCGCGGCACCGCCGCCGGTCCGCTGACTTCCCCGGCTGGGGGGATCCTGACTACGCCAGGTACCTTCTCCCGATCCCTGCGGGCCTTAAAGGCGTCGTGACCAGAGTCGAGTCGCACGGCTCGAATCCGTGGACCCGCTACTCCGTCACCTTCGCCGACAACAGCGCGGCGTCCGGCCTGTGCGCCGGCGTGGACTTCCGGTTTACCGGCAGCGAGGAATCATGATCGTCATTGACCAGGGCAAGATCGACGCGCCCGCCTTCCCGCGCCCCGCTGAGTGGTGGCGCAGGTTCGTGCCCCTGTGGGCCGACGTGGCGGTAAACGACGACGGTACCGTCACCCTCGCCGCGAGCAGCCTGGAGACGCGCTACACGGCCGGGCGCGGCATCTGGTACGACCCGGCCTCCAGGCTGACGGCAGCGCAGCAGCGGCGCCGCGACCAGGCGCTAGAGAACTGGATTAGTGGCCTCCCCCGGCTGTCTGTGGCGGTGCGCTAGAGCCTGTACCTTGACTCTAGTCAAGCCTTGCCGGTAAGATGGGCGCAGGCAACCAACGAGGGGCAGGCACATGGACCCGATGACTCACGACCAGGCGTTTAGCTGGCTCACCTCCGGCCAGTCGCCCGCGGGCACGCTGGTCTCCAACACCCGCGCGCGCAGGCTCATGAGCTGGGCTCGTGACGTCGGCGCGGTGCACATGACCAAGGGGCCGGACCTGGCCGCGCCCGGTCACCTGCTGACCTTTGACCACGATACCGAGCGTTACGAGGCGGTTGCGGCCGGGCAGGCGGCGGGGGCATGAGCGGGCCCAGGAGCTACGCCTACCGGCTCCCGCGCGCTGCGGACAAGCCGACAGCGGACGGCCGGCACTCGGCAACGGTCAACGTGATGCACTGCGCGGAGAACTTCGCCCGGTTCCCCGGGTGCGGTGACTGCCAGCGCATGGCGGAAACCTCCTGCCCGGTGTGCTTCAACATCCTCAGCACTTCTACATTCGGCGACTTTGACCCGGTAACCGAGACGTTCGACTCGCACGTTTACCACAGCTCGGACGGGTGCGGCAGCGCGGCCTGTGAGTTGTGCGCCAAGTACCAGGCCGGGTGGTGCCAGACCTGCGGGGAGTTCACCAGGCCCGCCAGGTAATCTCTTGACTCTAGTCAAGATCTGCCGGTAAACTGGCCCCAGGCAACCAACCGAAGGGCAGGCACCCATGGTTTACCGGCAGGTTTTTGACAAGCTGCAAGTTACCTCGCTGACGGCCGAGCAGCACGAGCGGCACGGCCCTTACTGGTTCATAGTCAGCAACGGGTCAATGTCCCACACCGCGTTCGAGACGCGGGCCGGCCTTGACCGCTGGATGACGGAGCGCGGCCTGACCCTGGAGAACGACCTTCCGGACGCGGGCACGTGGGGTACGACGCGGGTCCTGTACGGGTACGCCGCCGAGTCGCACGGCGAGTTCCTGAGCGGTGACCCGCGCGACGGGATGGGGCCGGGCGGGTTCTACGCGCTGCAGCCGGTCCTGATGACCGCGGCCATGAGTAACGCTCAGTACACGCTGGCGCTGGTCACCCAGGACGGCGCGTACGGCGTTCGCACGGTGCACACGCTTAACCCGAACGTCCGCGACCGCGTGGTATTCGACTACTGGCGCATGCGCGAGGCTCAGCCCCGCTAACCCCCTGACCAGCCCGCCAGGCCCCCCGGGTGGCCTGGCGGGCTGCTGCTTGTCTTGACTCAAGTCAAGCCCTGCTATATCATCGCAGGTAGAGCAACCGATGAAAGGCAGGCGCTTATGTCGCTAACTGACGTGCTGGCTGAGGTGCAGCCCGCACCTAGCCCAGTTCCCGGATCCGGGCGCGTCGCCCCTGGTTTCGGGAGCTACCCGGTTATTGAGCGGCGCTGGTGGTGGCGCGGCTACATCCCGGTAGGGTCACCCGTTGTCATCGCCGCGAAAGGCGGCACGGGCAAGGGCTTCCTCACGGCGGCCGTGGCCGCGCGGCTGGTTCTCGGCCTCCCGTTCCCCGGCGACGACCAGGAGGAGCGGCGCGAGCCCGTCCGCGTGCTGTGGATCACCGGCCCTGGCGAGGATGACGCCTACGAGGACCTGGCGCCGCGGCTGCGCGCCGCCATCGCGCGCGCGGTAGCCGAGTTCGGCCTAGAGCCTGAGCTGGCTGGCGAAGGCCCGGACGGCGCTATTCACCTCGTCCATAACCTCTCGCGCTGGCTAGACGGCGGGCTGGTCACCATCCCAGCTGACTGCCCGCGCATCGCCCAGGTTGTCAGCATGATGAACCGCGAGGCCGACGAGCAGGGAACCCCGCGCGTCGGCATGGTGGTAGCTGACTCGCTGTCCGCGCTGCTGTCTGACGGCTACTCGATTGACTACCGGCAGCGGGCCAGGCGCGTCATGGTCGAGCTGGCCGAGTTCGCGCGAGCCGCTGACATCGCGTTCGTGATCTTGCACCACTTCACCAAGGACGGGAAGGTGGCCGGCTCGCCGGCGGTGCTTGACTCGCTGCGCGTGGTGCTGCGCGTTGACCTCAGCCCGGAAGACGAGCGGGTACGGGTCATCCTGCAGGAAAAGGCCAACGGCAGCGGCGCGGAACCTCAGCGGTACGTCATAACGGGCCTGGGGGTGGCTGCCCACGCTGAGTTCGTGGCTTCGGCCAGCGCCCGCAGCGCCCGCATTGCGGCCGCTGAGCTCGCCGGCACGGCGGAACTGCAGCGCTCGCGGCCCGTGCTCGCCCTGACCGCGGGCACGGCCGCCCCGCCGGCCGACAGCGACCCCGGGCCGTTCGCGGTTCTCTGCCTGGTACGCCGTGACCGCTGCCCGGACGCGAACATCTACCTTCCCGGGGAGTTCGCCACGCGCGAGGATGCACGCGCCGCTGCCGCAGCGGACGCCGGCGCGGTGCTGACCTGGCGAGCCCTTCCCGACCGGGAAGCCGTGCACGTAGCCCGCTACGCCCACCCTGACGGCTCAGACCGGGTTTACGGGGTCAGGCCGGGCACCGCGCGCCCGAGTGCCCCGGATCCTGCCCCGGCTCCCGCCGGGGTACGGGCCGGCGTTCCTGGCGACCCTGTTCCCGTACCGGATTACCTCGCCAGGCTCGGAGTACCGCGCGTGTGATAATGCAGCGCCGCTCGCGCTAGCCTCCCCGCCGGCGCGAGCGGCGCTGTACTCTTGACTCTAGTCAAGCTGACCCTGTACTGTAGGGGCAGGCAACCGAGCGAGAGGCAGGCACCCCGTGAAACTCCGGACGTACGCATGGACGACAGAGAGCCCTGGCGCCATAGAGCAGGCAGAGCTCACCATTCCGGACACCGAGGTACCCGGTTACGCGGACAGGCTGGATGCCGCCGCGCGCGAGCAGGGTTTCTCGTTCGCGACTTACCGGACGGACGTGCTGGTACACCCGGAGGGCTGGCCGCTGGTCCGCTGGTACGCGGCTGACCTGGGGCACGGCGGCACGCGGTGCGAGCACGCGAGCGCCTGCTAGTCTCTTGACTCTAGTCAAGCTGACCCTGTACAGTAGGGCCACAGGCAACCGAGAGGCAGGCAGCAAGTGACGATCATCATCCTTGACCAGCGGACCAGCGCCGCGGTCACCCCCCAGCTTGACCCGTGCGGCGCGCCGTGGGAGCTGGCCGGCGTCACCTACGCCGGCCATGAGGTCTACGTGTGCGAAGAGGGCTACCACCTTTGCCTCATGGGGCACCGTGGCGCCGGCCACCAGTGCATTACCGAAGCGTGCAAGTGGGCGGTTCCCCACAGTGACCAGCCCGCCCAGTTCGTTCCCTACGGGACCCGCGAGACGCTGCGGGAGATGGCGCGCGGCGAGGGCTGCCCGGCCGGCGTGTCCATGCTGCTTGACCGCATTGCGACCGGGCACGTCATCATGGGGCACGAAATCCACTACGTGACCCGCACGCATGACGAGTCAAAGAACTTTTACGCGCGGCTGCGCGCGGCCGGCATGGACGTTCCCGGCGGCAGCGGCCTCCCCTTCACTGCTGAGCCTGAGCAGTACCCGCGCAGGCTGGTGGACTTCTACACGGTCCGTACCGACCTGCGGCTAGCGGCGCGGGGCCTTGCCCGCGCCATTGACCACGCGGCACGCCTGGTCAGCGAGGCTGACCGCGCTTACGGTACCGCCCTGGGGTTCTAGTGGACGTGGACTTTCGCGAGCCCGGCCGCGCCGTGTTCCGCTTCCGCGCGCCGGGCTGCCTGCCCGGCTACGGCGGCGCGGCCGGGCTGCGGTGCTGGCTGTTTGACACGGCGGCCGTGTACGCGCCCGACCGCGAGACGGCTACGGCGCTCGCCGACGCTGGCGGCCTGCGCTTGCCCGCGTGGCAGGTGAGCGAGGCCCTGGCCGGCCTGCCCCCTGCCTAGCTATGCTGTGACAACTGGATACCGGGAGACCGGGCGCGTTTGATGAAAGATGAACGCGCCCGGTTTTTCTGTCCCCTCTCCTGCCTAGCCTCTTGACTCTAGTCAAGCTGACCCTGTACAGTAGGGCCACAGGCAACCGAGAGGGGCAGGCACCATGTACGACTCGATACAGCTAGCGCACACGGCAGACGCCATAGACCGCGTCAAGGGGGACCCTGCCGAATTCGGCTACGACGAGACGGCGCAGATGGCGGCCCACATGCTGGACCGCTTCCCGCACGTGCGGGCTGCCGCGGCAGCCTACGCGCGCGGCGGTATCGAGGCCCCTGCCCTGGACAGCGCGGTACTTGACGCGCTCATGGGATTCTGAGAGGCCCGGCCGTGACTGACGCTTACTATCCCGAGTTTGACCCTGAGATGATGGCGGCCGGCCGCGCGGCGCTTGACCGTGACCGGCACGGGGCCGCATGGCGGGAGACCAGCGCTTACCGCCGCGAGGCTGAGCGCGTGCTCAGCGAGGCTGAGGCCTACGCCTACCGCGAGCGCTGCGCGGAGGCCGGCGTCCGTTTCACTGAACTGAATGACCGCAGCGAGGCCGAGAGGGACCGCGTCCGCGCCAACCACTGCTCCCAGGCCCGCGTCGGCTACTACTACTGCCGCAGCACGCGCGATGACCCGTGCGGCGCCGGCCCGGGAGACTGGCACCCGCACGCGGGCTGCAGCGAATCCGAGTGCAGCGCGCCGCGCGAGGCCGTGCCCGCCCATGACATCACGGCCGTTGCGGTCACGCGTTCCGTGTGCGGCGCCGGCGCCGAACTGTTCTACCTGTACACCAGCGCGGCCAGCGCGCGGCCTGTCGGGTGCCTGCGCGAGATGCCCGCCGCCGGCCGCTCTTACCGCGTCCCGGGTACCTACACCCGCAAGCCGGCGGACGTGACCATGGTCCCCGGCTTCACCGTTACCAGGATGTGAGGGCACCCCATGACCAGTCAGCAGACCAGCCCGGCTAAGGTCCCCGCCGGCCGCGCGACGCGGTACTACTGCGCGTCAAGCCTCAGCGTCAGCGGAAGCCACACCAGCGGCGAGGGCCGGCCGAAGCGCAAGCGCTGCGCCTACTGCGGAGGGACGTTCTACACGGAAACCGGCCTGTACGGCGTGTTCCGCTACGTCCCGCAGGCTAAGGCCAGCGACTACGCGGCGGGCAAGGCCCTTCACCTGTTCACCCGCAGCGCCCCCGCCCAGAAGATCGCCGATGACGCGTACGCGGCGGACCGTGACTCTGACCTAGTGGTCAGGTGGGTTTACGCGAGCTAGCCGGCCTCGCCGGCACTGCGCCCCCCTGGAGGCAGCCTCCAGGGGGGCCAGCGCGCGTAAGCGCCGGTAGCGGTAATGAGCCTGCCCGGTGATGCCCCAGGCCGGGAAGATCCGTACTGGGAACTCTCCCTCAGCTGGCCGCCAGCTCTCCCGCGAGGGCTGCCGCGGCACGCCTGCTAGCCCGCCAGGTCGAGACCTGGCGGGCTAGCAGGCGTGCGGAAACGCGAGCTAGCGGCCTGTCAGGAGCTCGTCAACACGCTCGTAAACGTTGTTCCAAAGTTCCATGCCCTCGTCCGACATGTCACAGCCGAGTATCTCCAGCCCGTAACTGTTGGCGTCGGTGTTGTCGCACAGGTACTGCAGGTCAGGCATGTCCCACCCCACGTAGCCGGCCGCAACGTCAGCCTCCACTAGCCGCAGGAACTCGCCGGCTAGCTCGTTCACGGTGAGGCGGCCCGCCATGACGAGGTGGGTAATAACGGAGGCCGCGCCGTGCGACTCAGCGAGCAGGCTCTCACTGCCCGGCTCCCAGTAGGCGTTAGGGGGGTTTAGCTGTACTGCGCCGGCGCGGGTGACCCGCGCGTATGCCCCGTTAGTCCTGACCAGCGGCTTGTTCATCCTGGCTTGCCTGCCTTCCGGTTTGATGTACCTGCAGGATAATCTCTAGCCTTGACTCTAGTCAAGTACATCTGTACAGTGAGGGCATGACCTCAGACGAGATGCGGGAAGCGTTCCCCGGGCTTGCGCAGGCTGACCTTGACGAGATGCGCGCCGGCGACGCGGACAGCATGCAAGCCACCGACCGGGACGGCACCGTGTGCCTGATCTGGTGGGACGCGGGATCCGGCTTGTTCCTCGCCACCGACAACTTCTGAAAAGGCAGGCACCCGATGACTCCCACCGCTACGCCGCTGCTTGACCGGGGCGGCGCTATGGAACTGCTGACAGGCCAGCACTCTTACACGGTGAACGCTGCCGCTGAATGGCTGGAGAGAGCCGTTCAAGAGGGCATGGTGACCGCGCCCAGGGCACGTGTCTACTGGCGGCCCGCCGGCTACCTCGTGACCACTGTCTACGGCGGCGCGCGCGGCGACTACGCTGAGGCAGTCCCGTACGGGGAGGTCTCAATGCCCGCTATGGCAGACTGGTCTGTCTACCCGGTTACCCGGGAGGACACGCTGTCTACCCCCCGCGCGCGCAAGCCTCTCGGCTACGTGACCGACGCGCGCGCCGACAACAGGCCGGCCTCCGATGTCATGCCGGAAGACGAGGACGCCAAGCCGTATGAGGTTTACCGGCTGACCGGCGGTATCTACGCTGAGACTCACTCTCTGCGCGGTGCGCTCACGGTGCTGCTTAACCTGAAAAACAGGGGACGCCGCTACTAGGCGCGGCCTCGCGCGCTAGCCCGGGAACGGCAGGAAGGTTCCCGGGCTAGTAGTCTTGACTCTAGTCAAGCCTTACGGGTAAGCTTGCCCCAGGCAACCAACCGAGAGGCAGGCACTCAGTGACCACGTACGCGATTCACACTCAGGTCATTACGCACGATGGCGGTTTTGACGGTAGCCGCAGTGTCCCCACCTTTTACCTAGACTCCCGTGTCCAGGGCATTCTCAGCAAGGAAAGCGCGGCGCGCGTGGCGGAGGGCATCATTAACCCTCTGGGCCTCATTGCGGCCGCAGACCTTAAGATCTCGGCTTACGAGGTAGACCCCATGCGCGAGAGCGCCGATCTTGAAGCTGCTACCGGGCGCGCGCCGGACACCCGCGAGTTCAGCGAGGCTGACCGTGTCAAGACCCAGCAAGTTCTCTGGGAGGTCATTGACGAGCAGGGGGACTGCGGCACGCTTGCCCGCATGTTCGGCCCTCATGCTGACATCGTGCGCTTTGTCCTGACGGACAAGCGCATCGCGGAGGGGTTCACCGGCCGCTAGGCCTCTCCCCCGCTAGCCCGGAACCCAAGGTTCCGGGCTAGTTGCTTGTCTGTGGTCAAGCCAATGAGCTAGACTGGAGTCAAGCAAACGAGAGGCAGGCACCCATGGCACTCACCAGGCAGCAGAGGGACGCGGGCCGGCGCGCCGCAGTGGCGTACGGCACGGCTTTGCGCATGACCCCGGACGAGATGCGGCGCGAGGCTGTATGGCACCGCTCACGGCTGAACGGCGGCCGTAGCGAGGCCCGCACGGCGCAGATGCTTGACGCCATGGCGTCGCGTCCCACGGTCGCCCAGCGGCGCCGTGAGCGCCCCTACGTGGCACCCCAGCGCGCGGCGAGGCCTCGCCGCGGCAGGAGCTCGCGCTAGGCCAGCACCAATAGCCCGCCAGGTCGCGACCTGGCGGGCTATTGCCAGCTCTGGCAAGAGCTGGCGGGCAGCTGCGGCTAGGGCCCTTCGGCCAGCACGGCCGGGCCGCCCTCACGTTGCGCGGTAACTGAGCCTGCGGTCCGGCGGAGGAACGCGCGCAGTTCGGCAGCGGCCTCGCCGCGCCACCCCCCGCCAGACGTGGTGTCAATGACGCCGCTCTCAGGGTCAGCGGCTAGCCGCAGGATGTCCGCTATCTAGTCTGCTTGCGAGTCGGTCAGCCGGTAGGACCGCGCGGCTAGTGCCCGCTTGCGCCCTGCACTCATGGTTGCCATAAGGCCAGTCTACGGTTAGTGCTTGACTCTGGTCAAGCCATGCCAGTAGGCTTGCCCTAGGCAACCAACCGAGAGGCAGGCAGAGATGTTCTTCGCATACGTAATTGAGGCCGCGCGACTGTGGTGGCCGGCATGGGCGTTCGGGACTGTCACCCTGCTGTCCTGCGTGCTGCCCGCCGTGTTCGGCGCGAGCGAGTCCGAGGAAGACTGAGAGAAGCCCCAAGGCCCGAAAGGACATGCTGTCCGTTTCGGGTCGAAGGGGGTTGCGTCGTCCGGGTCCCATCCGGGTAGCTCAGAGGCTCGCCTCCGCGCCGGCTTAGTGCGTGCCCGCCCCGTTGCCGGAAAAATATATCCCGGGTCCCGTCACTGCCCAGGCAGAATATAACTTCGGAGTCCCGTTCCTCGGGCGTAGCAGGAGTATGCGGACATTCAGCCACGTGCCGGTCGACGTCCTGGCCGGGCGCATCGCCAGCGGGCTGTGCTGGGAGTGCGGCACAGCGTTGCCCCTCTCGCTCCGGAAACTGTGCCCTGCGTGCCGTCTGCCTCCTGCTAAGGTTCCCCGAACGCGGCTGACGTGGAAAGAACTGGACCGGAACCGGCGCGAGAAGGTAGCCAGGGCGGCAGGCAGTGCCACGGCGTCGCAACTGGCTGCGCGCTGGGCGTACTACGGCGGCCGGTGCTGGATGTGCAGCGGAGCTGCTAATTTGTTTGATCACGTGAAGCCGCTGGCGCGCGGAGGCGCTAACTGGCCGTCAAACCAGCGGCCGGCCTGCTGGCGCTGCAACCGGCGTAAGGGCCCGCACTGGCCCTATTCGCGACTCTCTGTATAACTCGCCACCCGCCGGGTAAACCAGCACAGCTACTCTCCGTGAAAAACGCCCGTTTTCCCGCCCGGGCGGGCAGAATATGGCGGGTGTGCTGCTTCACTCACTCGGACCCGGCCTGCGGCGGGACCTTCGCGACGGACCCCCGGCTCGCCTGCCAGTGCCGCTGCGGCGGGGTGCCCTGCCTGCGCCAGGCGGACGGCGAGGACTTCCGCTGCGCCCCGTGCCGCGACGGCGCGGAACTGCCCGGCCCGGCGTTCCCGGTGCTCTACGACGAGGCCGGCTTTTTCTCGGCGGACGCCTCCGGGGTCAGGTACGAGGCGGCCACCTCGGCGGAGGGGCTGCGCTACTACCGGATCCGGGCGCTTCCCCCGCCCGGTGCGGCCGAGTACCTGCGGTCCCGCCCGGAGGCCGGCTAGCCTCGTGCCGCAGTGACCGGGCGGGTGGCATCTCGCAGTGGCGCCCGCCCGGGAGCGCCCGGCTGGCCGCCTGCCGGGGGAGGCGGCGCTACGCCTCCCTTGCCGCGGGCGGCCAGCCGGACAGGGTAGGGGGCGCCGGCCTGGCAGCCCGCGAACGCCCGCCAGGCCGGCGCCTAGCCTTGAGCCGTGAGAATCCCCGGGCCCGCCGAGTTCGCCGCCCCGTACTTCACCTGCCCGCGCTGCGGGCGCACCTCGCACCACCCGGACGACGCGCTGGACGGGTACTGCGGGGCCTGCCGCGACTTCACCCGGAACGAGCCGGTCACTTACCAGTGCCCGGCCTGCGGGTCGCTCTACAGCCCCTCTCCGGCCCGCCGGGGGCCGTTCGCGTGCGCGACCGGGCACGAGCCGGCGGTGATGACCCCGTCCTACCCGCATCACGGTGCCCCTGCCGGCGCCGGGCCGTACGGCCAGGCTGATTACGAGGCGCTCGCGGGAATCGCGCGGTCGGGCGCGGATCTTGACCCTTCGGCCGTGGAGGCCTGGTTCCGGGAGCTTTACGGGATCGTCGGCCTGCCCCCGGAGCCCGGCTCAGGACCGGGGGAGGGGTGATTACGCCGCAGGACCCGGGAGGGCTGCTCGCCGGCCTGGAGCCCGGAGGGGACGCTGACGGGTCCTGGTGGCCCTGGACTGACCCCGCTTCGTGGTCGCCCGGTGACACAGAGCTATAGTGATATCGTTTGGCGATATCAGATATCACTTGTGATAGCTATCATTAGTGCTATCATCCCCTCATGGAGGGGAGCGAGGTCCTGCTGAGGCTGGGGCCGGGAGTGCGCGACGAGGTGCGCAAGGCAGCCGAGTCGGCGGGCCTCTCCATGGCCGAGTGGCTGCGCGAGGCGGTCGCCGAGAAGCTCTCCTCCGGGGGTTCCCCCAGTTCAGCGGGCCGTGAGGCGGTCGTCCGCCAGCTCATGGGCACCCTTGCCAAGATCGACGCGGGCTTCGTGCTGGTCCCCGGCAGCGAGGTGCCCGGCACCGCGTGGGACCAGATCCTGCGAGGGGAGGGGCCCGCGTGAGGCCCGGTCTAGACCAATTCTGGCTCAGGCGTATGAAGTGCTTGTCTTTGCGCAGGGGTGAATCTCCGGGAAACCGCACGTCAGGGACTCCCGGCTACTTCGGTAAAGTGAATCCGGGCGGGGAGACGGCAGGAGGGACCACGTGACGCCACCCCCCACCCCGGCCGACGGGCTGCTGGCCGCCCTGGCCGGGCTGACCGCCTACCGCGGCGGCCTTGACGACGAGGTGCTGGCGATGGGCGCGGAGATGCCCGGCTTCTCCTTCGCCGGGGCGGTCGCCCTCGCCGCTCGGCTGGCGGAGGAGCTGCGGGCCGCCGGGGGCGACCCCGACCTGGTGACCGCCGCCGCCTACCAGGCGTGCGCCCCCGCGCCTTCCTGATCCTTTACTTGACTCAAGTCAACTACCCCGCTACCCTGGAGGCAGGAGCGGGGCAGTAGCTTTTCCCCGGGAGTCTTTGCGAGAGGCAGGCACGATGATGGACCACATGGGGCCGAAGGGCCGGCGCCAGCCGGAGCGGCGCTACGGCGACCCGGACTTCCGGCCGCGCCGGGGATTCACGGCGAAGACGATCGGTGACCTGCTGAACGGCCCGCCTGGCGCGGCGCCGCCCGCGCGGTCCCCGGCCGAGGCGGCCCGGGACTTCCTGGTCAGCCTCAAGGAAGACGGCACCGACCGGGGGCACGAGGACGCCGAGGCCCTGGAGCGGGTCATCGCGCTGCTCGCCGGCCTGGAGGACTGGTAGCCGTGCTGGCGCTGCTCTGGCTGGTCGCCGTGTTCGTCCTGCTCTGGCTGTGCCCGCCCTGGGTGTTCCGCGCCCGGCTGCGCGAGGCTCACCTGCTCGTGCTGCTGCCGTTCCTGTCCGCAGGCCAGCGCCGTCACCTGCTCGGGGTGCTCCGGCGCCGCCAGGAGCAGGTGACGGCGGCCCGGCGGGCGGAGCGCGCCGTGAGGGCGCCGCGCGGCGCTGTCAGTTTCGAGTTCCGGGTGTCCGGACGGGTCGGCCGCGTGCCCCTGGCCCCGCCCGTCACGCTCCCCGCCCCTCACCTGACGGAGGAACTGGACCCGCAGTCCGGGCACGCGGTGCACGTCCTTGTCACCGGCCCCGGCGGGCGGTGCGCGTGCGGGCCCTGCCTGCTCGCCGCGCGCTCGCAGGAGATCCGGGCGCGGATCCCGGGGTCGGCCTTCGTGCCCTGCGCGCGCTGCGGGACGTGGTACGAGAAGGGCACGGCGGACCTGGGCTGGTGCCCGGCCTGTGACCTCGCCGCGGCCGCCGCCCGCAAGGTGGCGCGGCAGGACAAGGTGCTGCTCGCCAGCGACACCGCCGGGGCCCGGCTGAACCTGCCCGGCCGGGCTTACCGGCTGAACCGCCGGTGACCGCGCCGCGCACCCTGGCGTCGGTGGCCGGGGACCTGGAGCGCCTGGTCATCGCCGGCGCCCCGGCCGGCCCCTCGCGCGACCGCGCTGCCGCCCGCGCGAGGGAACTGGCGGCGGAGGCGCACCGGCTGGGCCGCCAGGAGGCTTCGCTGGAGAGCCGCAAGTCCCTGGCCAGGGCCTGGTCGGCGTGGCTGGGCCTGATGATGTCGGTGAAGCTGCCGGGAGCCGGCGGCAAGAGCCTGCTGGAAGACGTACTGGACCTGGAGCCCGGGTTGCGCGAGCAGTTCGCGGCGTTCCTGGAGGGCGGCGGCCGTGCCTGACGGCATGTTCCTGCGGTTCGAGGACCCCTGCGGAACCGGCAAGGTGTACGCTCGCTTGCCTGCCGGCGAGTACGCCTACAGCGACTTCCAGGGCCTGTACGAGTGGCGGCGGGTGCCGGTCACCTGGCCGGAGGGCTCGGCGCTGCCCGGCCCGGGGACCATGCTGGTTCGTGTTGACCATACCGGCGGCGACCGGCAGGGCAGCGACCGCGACGGCTTCTGGGCGCGTGGTGGCGTGGTCAGCCGGCAGGCCAGGATGACCGGGTTGACGCCGGCTGACCGCGGCTTCCAGGCTGCGGTGGACCCGGCAAGGATGAACTGATGGCCGCTGTCGGGGAGTACTACGTCGGCTACCGGCGCCTGAAGCCGGGCACGGCCGCGTTCGCCGGGGTGCTGCGCAAGAGCGAGAAGGGCGCGGTCACCTGGGCCTGCGCCCACAGCCATGCCGTGACCCGCGCCGCCTACCTCTGCGCCGAGGCCGAGGCGGTCCGCCGCCGCGAGGCGGCCCGGGTCGTCTACGTCCTGCTGCACTGCGGGACGTGCGGGCTGTGGTGGGACGACTCCCGGGGGGCGCTGCGCTGCCCGCGGTGCGAGAAGCCGCTGGACCGGGTGAAACTGGCGGAGGTGGAGCGGCACCGCGCGGCTTGACGCAGGGTAGCCGCTGTTCCTAGACTTCAGTTAAGCAACAGGAGGCACATGTGAGCAACGAGGCCGCGGGCACGTTCACCCGGCCGGCGCCAGCGGGAGAGGCCCCTGCTGGCCAGCACTGGGCGGCAGTGGAGAGCGACTCCCAGTGGAGCGTGGTACCTGACCCGGAGCCGGGCGCCGAGCCGCGCACCTGCCGGCTGCGCGCCGCCCAGGCGATGAAGGCCTGCGGGGAGCCGGCGACGGTCCGCGTCCGGCGCGGGATCTCCCGGGTGGTGGACTGGCACTACTGCGCCGCCGACGCCTACGCCCAGTACGGGCAGTGGGCGGAGAACGGCAAGGTGTACCACTACGAGCTGCGCCGGGGCGCCGCCCGTGACCGGTGATCCCCTGCCGCGCCGCGCGCCGCTGGGCCGGCGGCTGTGGCTGCCCGCGCTCGGCGACCTGGTGCTGGACCACTGCGACCGCCCGGTGACCGCCCCCGGGTGCGAGTCCGGCGAGGTACGGCTGCGGGCCTGGGCGGCGGAGGACGGGTTCTTCGCCGCCGTCACCCGGCGAGGTGGCCCGGACTGGGCGACCGCCGGCGCCCCCGGCTTGTGGCGGCGGCTCCGCCGGCAGTACGGCGACCCGGTGGGCCTGGCCGAGTACCACCCGGAGTCCTCTCCCGGCGGTGAGCACGCCCTGCTGGTCGCCGGGGAGTGCGACGGGGCCCTGGAGTGGGCGCGCCTGTACCCGGCGGTGCCCGGCCACCCGCAGCAGGCGGAGATGGAGTCATGGTGGGCCGTGTTCGGTCGTGAGGTAACCTCGCTCGCCACGACTTGACAAGAGTCAAGCAACCTCTCTAGACTCGGGTTAAGAGGCAACCGAGTCAGCAGAGGGGCGCAGTCATGGACAACCGGGCAGGCAACCGCGACGGGCAGCAGCGCGCCGCCGGCGACAGGGACCGCCAGCAGCGGCTCCTGCGCCAGCGCCGCCGCGCCCGCGCCGAGCGGTGGGACGGGGACCAGCGGCACCGCCGGTCCCGGGCGGGCAGGGCCCGGTGAGCGGCAGCCTGGTCCGCCGGATGACCGCGGTCTCCGGCCTGGAGGACGACGGCGACCTGGCGGAGCAGGGGCCGGCCCGGCGGCAGCCCGCCGTCCGCAACCCGGCCCTGCAGAACTGGCTGGCCGACTTCAGCGCCGCCGCCGTGCGCTGCGGGGGCGCGTACGGCGCGGTGCTGGCGGTGCTCGCCCTCGCCCTGCTGGCGCTGGGCCTGCCGCAGTCCCTGCTGCTGTTCCCGGCGGGCGCGTGCGCGATGCACGGTGCCAGCCGGGTCGCCGAGGGCTGGACGTGGCACTTCCGGGGCGGCGCCGCCGCGCGCCGCAGGCGCCGCAAGTACCAGGGCGAGGCCACCCCGTGGGAGGTGCGGGTCACCCTGTCGCCGCAGGCCGCGCAGAAGAAGATGCGCCGGCTCGCCCCCGACCTGCCGCCCGCGCAGGCGTACGTCCAGGTCGGCGTCACCGCGCACCGGCCGCGCCAGGCGGTGGCGGTGGGGCGCGGCGAGACCGTCTGCGTCTTCGCCCCACCGCAGACGGTGAAGACCGGCCTGATCTCCTCCTGGCTGCAGGACGCGCCGGGGGCCGCGCTGGCCACCAGCTCCCGCGCTGACCAGTACCGGCACACGGCCTCCGCCCGCGAGAAGCTGGGCGAGGTGCTGGTGCTGGACGCCGACGGCTACGGGCCGGGCACTAACTTCCGCTGGGACCCGGTGGCGGACTGCGAGAGCCCCAGGATCGCCCTGCGCCGGGCGGGCGCGCTGATGCACGCCGCGCCGCGCGACGAGAGCGGCAAGGACGCCTGGCACGAGCAGCGCGGCATGCAACTGCTGGCGAAGGCGCTGCACGCCGCCGCCCTGCAGGACGGCAACGTCCTGGACGTGCGCGCCTGGTGCCGCCGCCCGGACGACGAGCAGTTCGCCAAGGGCCTGCGCCGCGCCCGCGCGGCCCCCGACTGGGCGGCGGCCCTGGAGGACCTGCTCACCCAGGACGAGGAGTCGGTCATGTCGGCGGTCACCTCCGCCGAGTCGGCCCTCGCCTGGCTGGACGACCCCGACCTGGCGGCGGTCGCCTGCCCGGACCCGGACCGGGGCGAGCACGGCCTGGACATCGCGGACTTCCTGCGGGCCGGCACCGGCACCGTGTACCTGATCGGGTCCGAGCGCCCGCACGGCTCGCTCACCCCGTACTTCTCCGCGTTCGCCGAGGAGTACCTGGAGCAGGCCCGGCACCTCGCCGAGGTCAGCGGCGGGCGGCTGCGCATCCCGATGACCCTGGCCCTGGACGAGGCGGCCACCACCGCCCGGATCAACCTGAAGCGCTGGCTGGCGGTTACCGCCGGGTACAACATAACCGCCATGGTGGGCTTGCAGTCGGCCGCGCAGGTGCCCGACTGCTGGGGCGAGAAGGCCGCGCCGGTGATCCTCACCATGTTCACCACCAAGGTCATCGGCGGCGGGTTCACCGAGGACGCCGACCTGGAGCGGTTCTCCAGGATGTGCGGCGAGTACGAGTCCTGGCGGCGCGAGGGCTCCCGCAAGGTGTGGGCGCCGGAGAAGACCTTCTCCACCGACCGCATCCGGATGCTGCCCGACGGGCACGTGCTGCTGGTGCAGCGCAACCGCAAGTCGGTCGAGGTCGTCACCCGCATGGTCTGGAACCGCGCCGACTACAGCCCGGTCGTCATCGCGGCCCGGGAAAGCTGAGCAGAGGAGAGAAACATGGCGACCTTCGGGAGGGACGGCCTTCCCGCCTACGGGCGGCTGCCGCGCGAGGCCCGGCACGTGGTGCGCACCATGCTGCACCGCCGGCCCAGCTACCACCGGGCCTCGGTGCTGCTGGCGCAGGTGGACACGCTGCACGCGGCGCTGTTCCCCGGCCACGAGCACCCCGACCGCAGCCGGGCCACGCTCGGGCAGCGGGTGCGGCTCGGGCCGGAGGGCATGGACCTGCTGCGCCGGCTGCGCGAGGCCAGGTCCCTGCACGTGCAGCGGCAGCTCGCCCGCGAGCTCCGCGCCCACGTGCTGCACCGGGTAAGGCTGCACGCGCGGCGCAGCCGGAACATCGCGGTGGCGCGCGGCATCGGCCGGGCCGCCGGCCGGTGGACGTGGAGCCGGTCGCGCGGCGGCTGGGAGCGGTTGCCGCGCCCGCGCCGGGCGAGCCGCGAGCGCCCGTCCGGGCCGCAGCGTGACCGCGCACCTGGCCGCTCCCCTGTGCCGCCGCGCGCCCGCGGGCGGTTCGAGCACCCCAGGAGCGCCCGCAGCCGGGCGCGCCGCCGCGCCGCCCGCCCGGGCCGCAGCCGGGCGCGCCGCCGCGCCGCGTGACCGCAGTGATATTGACGATCACCAGAGGTTGGGCCTAACCTCACGGCAGAGCCCGAGAGGCCCCAGTTCCGCACCCGGCACGCCGGCGGGAGGGACAGGCCCCTCGGCCCGTGCCTCTCACTGAGGAGGCACACGTGAGGTCAGCCGTCCCCGTTCACGCCGGGCGCAGGCTGGCCTCGCGGCGTTTTCCCGCCGCGCCGGACCGGGGCCCGGGTGAGACGGAAAGGGACCCTGCCCGGCGTGGCCGACTGGTGAGGCTGGCCGGGGAACGGGCAGGGTCCCTATCATGTCAGCGCAAGCGCCACCGCACCCGGCGCGCCGTTTACTGCATGCGAGTCCAGTGTGCCTTACGATCACCTCCTTGCCAATCTGGCCAGGCCCTGGCCCTCCCTCGCGTCCCGCCCGGTCACCGTCGGCGGGCTGGCGGTCGCCTACGCCGAGGCGCTGCGCGCCGCCCAGGTGCTGGCGGCCAGCCGGACGTCGGCCATCATGCCGGTGCTGCGCGCCGCGGGTAATCCCCTGGCCGGGTGTGATTACTTCGCCGCCGCCGCGCCGTACATGGCGGCCGCCAGGGCCATGCCCAAGACCGGCCGGGCCGGCGCCGCCGGGCGGCACCTCACCAAGGACGCGTTCCTGCACGCGGTCGCCCTCGCGCTTGCGGTCGCCCGGGCGCAGGACCTGGAGGACGCCCTCGGCGCGTTCGGCGAGGACGAGAGGTACGCCGCCGCCATCGCCCGGGACGCGGTGAGCCTGCGTGAGCGGGCGTACGCCGCCGGGGTCCGGTCGTCCGTCCGCGCCGCCGTGGGGCGCGCGGTGGCCGCCTGCGGGGCCGCGCAGGGCATGTTCACGTGCTCGGCCCGGACCGCGTGCGGAACCGGCGCGTGCCGGTTCGCCGCGCCCGGCCTCCGCGCGGTGTCGGCGCCCGCCGCCGCGGGGCGGTTCACCCGCCCGGTCAACCACGTGCGGGCCGGGGAGGGCTTCACCGACGCCGGCGCCGCCGCCGAGGTGGCCGCCGCCGGCGACTGGGGCGCCGGCGTCCAGGTATGGGACAGCGACGCCGCCTAGCCGATATCCCACCTGAACTGAGGAGGCGGCGTCATGTCCCTGATCAACGACCTGGAGCAGGCAGCTGAGAAGGTCTTCCGCGAGGCGGAGGCCAGGGCGGGCGAGCTTGACGCCGCGGCCCTCGCCGAGGCCCGCAAGCTGCTCGCCGACGCCAAGGTAGCCGAGTCCGCCCTGGTGACCACGCTGGGGAACTACCGCGCCGAGATGGCCGCCCTGGCGGAGAAGTACGGCCCGGAGGTGGTCGCCGACGTGGACGCCGAGCTGGCCAAGCTGCTGGCCTGGGTAGAGGGCAAGTTCAAGACCTCGGTGTGAGGATTCCGCGTGCAGCTGCCATCATGGGCCTCGCCGACGGCACCACCACCGGCATCGGCCTTTCCCTGGCCCTGTACATCGCGCACCAGCCTCACCTGGCCGTGTGGCTGGCGGGGCTGTCCGGGGGCCTGGCCGCGTTTCCGGGCATGGCTTCGGGCCGCTACCAGTCCGATCCTGGCGACGGTGTCAGCGGGGCCGCGGTTTGCGGACTCGCCACCACCGCGGGATCAGTCCTTGTGGCGCTTCCGTTCGCAGTTGCGTCAGGACGCGCTGCTCTCCTTGCGAGTGGCCTGGCCACCCTCGCCCTGTGCTCTGTCGTTGCTGTGATAAGGGAGACGCCCGGCTGGCAGGCCTGGGCGCTGTCCTACGGCATCACCGTCGCCGCGGCCGGGCTGTGCATCGGCGCCGGCCTCCTCACCGGGTGACGATCGCACGGGCGTGTTGATCCTCTGGCACTGGCTGGTGCACTTCTTTGGGGCCGACTACGGCGCCCCGTACGGCAGGTGGGTGCCCTACGACTTCTGGAGCGGGGTTTCCGGCTCGTTCCTGTCGGCCGCCCTGGCGGCCGCCCTGGCCTGGTACGCGGCCCACACCTGCCATGACTCGTGGCGCTGCCTGCGCTACGGCCGCTACCCGGCAGCCGGGGGCACGTTCAGGCTGTGCCGGCACCACCACCCTGACCTGCGCGGGGCGCGCCCGCACCGGGACCTGATCGAGCGGCTGCACCGGGAGTTCATGGCGCGCGGGCGGGCGTAGTAACGGGGGTGGCCCTTCCCGATGCTGCCCTCATGAGCCGTGCCGCCCGACGCCGGGTGGCTGACCAGATCCGCGCCCTGCCCGACATCCTGGACTGGCCGGACCTGAAGTACTTCAACTCCGGCCCCTGCCGGCGGCACGCGCCGGACCTGGTGAGCCCGGTGCTGTGCCGCGACTGCGGCATCGTGCTGCGCCGCCACCAGCGGGTGGGCGCCGCGTGGATGTACATGGGACCGCCCGGCCTGCTGTCGGACGCGACCGGCTCGGGCAAGACCGCCCAGGTGATCTCGGTGCTGGCCATGTGCAAGGAGCACGGGGAGCTCGGCCTGGGCAACCGGGCGGTGATCGTCTGCCGGGCCCCGGCGGTGCACGACCCGTGGGCGGGCGAGCTGCGCCGCCTGCTGCGCGGGGTGAACGTCTACGTGGCCGACGGCACGCCCGCCCAGCGCACCCGCGGCTACATGAGCAACTGGGAGGTCGCGGTCATCTCCGACCGCACCCTGTCCGGCGCGGGCAAGGGCAAGAGGCGGCGCGAGGGCGACGTGGAGGAACTGCTGCAGTTCCCGGTCGGCATCCTGGTGTACGACGACATCGACCCGCTGCGCAACCCGGAGACCGAGGCCTCCTACGCGGTCAACCGGCTCGCCGGCCAGTGCTCGCGGGTGATCGGGCTGCACGCCACCCCGGTCCAGAAGCGGCTGACTGAGCTCTGGGGCTTCCTGCAGCCGGTCGGCGGCCGGGACCGGCTCGGCTCCCTGGAGCGGGTTCGCTCGCGCTACGTCACCCAGACGCGCAAGGAGATCGTCGCCGCCGCGCCCTGGGACAAGACCGGCCGGACCCGGGTGTCCAAGGTCGTCCAGGTGGACTCCGGCATCACCTCCGACCCGCGGCTGCTGAGGGAGTTCCGCGACGCCATCCGGCCGCTGGTGCTGCGCCGCCGGGCGGAGGACCTGGGCGGCGACGTGACCATGCCTGCCATCCAGTACAGCCCGGTGTTCATGGACCTGCTGCCCGCCCAGCGCAAGCGGTACGACGAGCTGCGGGCAGGCACCGTGCGCCGGCTGCTCAAGCAGGGCGAGGAGGTCGGCCGGGCCGCGGCGGGCGCCGCGTTCACCCTCGGCTCGCAGATCTGCTCGGGCCTGGCGGCGGTGGACGAGGGACCGGGCGCGGACGTGTCGGTGAAGCTGGACTGGGTGATGAACCTGCTCACCGGCGACCTGTCCGGTGAGAAGGCGGTCATCTTCGTCTACTTCAAGCCGAACGTGGCCGCCCTGGCGGCCCGGCTGAAGGCGGCGGGCATCGGCGGCACGCTCATGTGGTCGGCGGAGACCGACAAGAAAGAGCGGGCGCGCCGGCTGGACCGGTTCCGCTACGACCCCAGTTGCCGGGTGCTGGTGGGCACCACCACGATCGAGGCCTCGCTCAACCTGCAGGCGGCGCGCTACCTGCTGGCGGTGGACACCATCTTGAACCCGGCCCGGATGGAGCAGCTCATCGGCCGGGTCGCCCGCCAGGGCAGCCCGTTCCCGACCGTCTACATCCTGCACGCGCTGGCCCGCGGCACCCAGGAGGACGCCTACCTGCCGCTGCTGCGCCGCGAGGCCGGGATCTCGGCGGCGGTGTGGGACGAGGAGCAGGCGCTGTTCACCGCCGGGGTGTCCCCGGCGCAGCAGGTGCGGATGCTGGCGTACGGGCGCATCGCCGCTTGACTCTGGTCAAGAGGATGCTAGGATGCCCTCATGGGACTCCGACTGCACAAGGTAATTGGCTGGGCGCTCACCGACCTGCTGCCCGGCAAGGACGGCTGGGGGCACGCGGACCCGCGCGTCAACTGGGAGGCCGAGCCGTTCGGGCACGACGGGCGCACCGGCCGCGAGTACCTGCCCTGGCTGGCCAAGAGGGTCGCCGACCGGCGCCTGCCCGGCCTTGAGCAGTGGTTCTCGCTGGACCACGCGATGCTGCGCGACCCCGCGACCCTGGGCCGGCTCGGCGGCAAGGGAGTCTGGGAGTCGGTGACCTACGACACCGAGGGCGGACTGCCCACGGTGCTGGTCATCCGGCCGTTCACCCTGCCCGACTGGTCGCGCACGGACGACTCCATCGACTACGCGGCCGAGACCAACATGACCGGTACCTTGATGGGCGACAGGGCCTGGGTGCTGCCGCTGCGCAACGGCATCCACCCGTACAACGGCGTGTACATGGACGCCGAGACCGGGGAAAACCTGCCGCACCAGGCGGTGCAGTGGGCCCGGCTGCGCAACGGCCTGGCCGACCAGGGGGCGGACCCGGAGGAAGCCGAGCGGGTGCTGACCAAGGCCGCGCCCCTGTTCACCCCGTACAAGACGTACGCCGAGGCGCAGGCCCGCGTCGTGCAGCGGGTACCCCTGGAGGTCCGTGACGTGGCCGAGTACCTGGGCCTGTTCACGCACGCCGGGGTGTGGCGCCAGCTCCGCCCGGTGCTCTACACGTACTGGGCCTGACCGTAGCGCCTGAGACGGTCTTTCCCTCGCGTGAGGGATAGCCTGGCCGTTCCCTGATTGTGACCGTCACCGCCGGGCTGTTACCGCGTCTGGTGGTGCGTGACGATTCGCGCGGCATGGCCTCTACACGAGTTGAGTGGTTCCTGGCTGCCAAGAAGGCGCTCCGGGTTCACCGGGACTGGACAGACGAGCAGCTCGCCGACCACTGCGGCATCCCCCGCGCCGAAATCGGCACCGTCATCGCCCCCGCCCGGCGGGAAGTCGAGCAGGACAATGGATGACGCTGCTGTCCGGGCGCGGGTCGCCGAGCTCACCGCCGAGATCGTGCCGTCCGCCCGCCCGGAGGCGTACCGGGTGTGGCAGCGCGCGCCGCACGCCCTGGAGATAGACGAGCTGGAGTCGCTGGCGCTGTCCGGCCTGGCGGCCGCCGCCGCGCGCTGGCCGGTGTACTGCGCGCAGAAAGGGCACGACCCGGCCCGGTTCGAGTACTTCCGGGCGTACGCGCTGCGCCGGATGCGCGGCGCGATGCTGGACCACCTGCGCGCCCAGGACTGGGTAACCCGCAGCGCCCGGACCCGGGCGAAGGCGCTGCGGGACGCCGGCCAGGACCGCGGCCTGTCTGACGCCGAGCTGGCGAGGGCGACCGGGATGACGCTGGCCGAGGTGCGCGAGACCAACGCGGCGGTGGCCGCGCGGCCGGTGTCGATTGACGCCGAGCCGCACGACGTGGCGGGCGAGGACGACGTGGAGGGCCAGGCGGTGGTCGGCGAGGTGCTGCTGGCCCTGTCGGGCACGGTGACCCGGCTGCCGGAGCGGTCCCGGGTGATCCTGGCGCTCCGCTATTACCACGGCCTGCCCTTTCCGGAGGCGGCGGCCCTCGCGGGCGTAACAGAGGACGAGGCCTCCCGGCTGCACCGGGAGGCGATCCTGGAGATTCACGGCGCGATGATGAAGGCGGTCGCATGAGGTACACCCTGTACGCGGTAGAGGTGCTGGTTGACGCTAGCCCGCTGAAGTACGAACTGGCCACCCGGTACAGCGAGGGCGGGCCCGGCTCGCCGCTGGTCTGGCTGGACCGGGCGGGGGCTGAGGAGTACGTCGCGGCCGAGATCGCTCCGCACTGTGAGGACGGGGCCGGCGCGGACGCCCAGGTGGTGGTGCTGTCCGGGGAGACGGACAGCGAGGACGAGGGGCCGTTTGACCAGCTTGCCGCAACCTGGCCGCAGCCGCGCAGCGGGGATTACCTCAACTGATGCCGCTGTCTCCTGCTGAGCGGCAGGCCGGGCGCCAGTACCGCGGCGCCCGGCAGGCGGCGCTGGACGCGCTCAACGAGCAGGACCCGCCCGGCATGCTGGCGCTGCCGTTCTGGCGGGTGGTCCGGCACGAGTGCCGGGCCGCGGGCGGGGCCTCGGTAGGGATCTCGCTGCGCGAGGTGTACGAGCCCAGCCCGGAGGTCCGCGTGGAGCCGGCGTCCGGCGGTAAGTTCGTCTCGCCGGCCGGCCAGTTCGCATGGATTTGGAAGAAAGGGGTGTGCTCCGGGTGCGGGCTGGTCGTCCGCACCGCGCGGGGCCGCTGCGTCGTCGCCACCGATCGTGGACCCGACCACGGGAGGGTTCATGGCGGACAGGCCGGCGCACATGCTGGAGATACCCGACAGCCTCGGGCGTGACGTAGACGCCTACCGGGAGGGGAAGCTGAAAGACGTGCCCCCGGTGGAGGCGTTCATGTCGGACGCGGCCCTGGAGCAGGTGGACCGGCAGACCGCAGTTGCCGCGCAGCCGCTGCACGCCGAGGACCTGGTGCCCATCAGCAAGGCGGAGGCGGCCCGGCGGACCACGTTCAGCGGAGACAGCCTGCCGAGCATGCCCGCCACGCGCAGGGTGATTCCGCCGCCGTTCCGCCGCCCGCGCATCTCGATCGATCACCACGGGCGGTCCTGGACCACCTGCCCGGTAGAGGCCGTGAGGCCGGGCGACATGGTGGTGGACGTCGGCCGGGTGGCCTGCCCCCCGGAGACGGTGACCGCCCGCGAGGCGGTCGCCGGCGTCCCGGACGTAGCAACGGGCATGAGAGTCATCCTTACCGGCGTGGCCGGCAACCAGGTCCCGTTTTCCCCCGGCTCGCGCGTCCGGGCCTTCCGCCTGCCGGAGTAGCCGGTGACCACCGTTGGCAGCGTCTGCAGCGGCTACGGCGGCCTGGACGCGGCGGTCTGCGCGATGTTCGGCGCCGAGGTCGCCTGGGTCGCCGACAACGACCCGGACGCCTCCGCCGTGCTCGCCGCCCGCTACCCGGGCGTGCCCAACCTGGGAGACATCGGCAAGGTGGACTGGACGCAGGTCCCGCCGGTCAGCATCCTGGCGGGCGGGTTTCCCTGCCAGGACGTATCAGTGTCCGGGATGCGCGGCGGGCTGCTTCCGGGCAACCGCAGCGGCGCCTGGTACCACATGGCCAGGGCGATCGGCATCCTGCATCCTGACCTGGTCGTGATCGAGAACGTGAGGGGTCTGTTCAGTGCTAGGGCTCATAGCGGTGTGGAACCCTGCGAGGTGTGTGTGGGAGACTCCACAGCTCGGCCTCTGCGGGCACTTGGTGCCGTTCTCGGCGACCTTTCCGACCTCGGGTTCGATGCGGAGTGGCAAGTTGTTTCCGCAGCCGACATCGGCGGGTGCCACCGGCGGGAGCGGGTCTTCATCCTCGCCTGGCCAGTTGCCGCCCACGCCGTGCGCGCATGACGACGGCAAGAGCCCGGAAGGGCACCTGGCGATGCGCGCCGCCCTGCCGGGCGGGCCGCGCTACACCATCTCCAGTCTCGCCGTGGTCGCGCAGACACTGCAGGACGCTGAAGACGGGCTGCTGCCCACGCCGCGGGTCGGAGGCGGCAACCGGAACTCGCGCGCCGCGCTGACCGGGGCCAACGCCGAGCGCTACGGACGCACCCCCCGCGGCGCGGCTAGCGGCCTCGGCCTGGAGCAGGCGCTGGAGCTCGCCAGCGGCCAGGTTCCCCGTGAACTGCTGCCCACCCCGCGGGTGAGCGGCGGCAGCTCTACCACGGCCCCGTCGCCGTCCACCCTGAACGGCAGGCACGGCGACGACCTGGGCCCGGCGGTCGCCGGCCTGCTGCCGACGCCGGTGGCCGCCGACGGGGACCGGGCCAGCACCGTGTACGTGCGCGGCAACCCGACCCTGCTGGGCGCGCTGCTGCCCACTCCGGGCGCCACCGACTTCAAGGGCGACGGGAACCCCGGGGACCGGGAGCCGCGCCCGTCCGGCCGCGAGCGCACCGAGGGCGACAATGACCTGCCCGCCGCGGTCGCTGGCCTGCTGCCCACCCCGTCGGCCACCCTCGGCAGTAACGCCGGGCTGGTCACTGACGCCAAGGGCCGCGAAGGCGGGACCCTGGTGGAGGCGATCTCCCTGCTGAAGACGCCCACCGCCCAGTTGGCGGTGAACGGCGGCAGCCAGCACCCGGACAAGCGCCGGGCCGGCGGGCACGGGCCGACCCTGGCCGACGAGGTGGAGAACCTGCCGGAAGAAGACCTGCTGCCCACCCCGAACGCCACCCACCGGCGCAGGGAGAGCCTGACCGGGCCGCTGCTGGACGGGGTGGTGGACGACCTGCTGCCCTCGCCCTCAGCCTCCGACGGCGTCGGCGGGCACCACAGCCGGGGCGGCGAGCGCGGCGGCGAGCTCCTGCTGCCCGGCCTGGCGATCTCGGTCGCCGCCGAGCCGGAGGTTGACTGGGGGAAGTACGCGGCGGCGGTGCGGCGCTGGCAGCGGGTGTTCGGCCGCGCGGCCCCGTACCCGCTGGCCGTCGGCCGCAGCGGGAACCGCACCCTGTCCCCGGTGTTCGTGGAGTGGATGATGGGCCTGCCCGAGGGGCACGTCACCGGCGTGCCCCGCCTGTCGCGCAGCGCGAAGCTGAAGCTGCTCGGCAACGGGGTGGTCCCTCAGCAGGCGCTCTACGGCATGCACGTCATCCTCAGCCGCCTGGCAGCCGAGCGGGACGAGGCTGCCTGATGGCCGACGCGGTAGCGCACGCGAGGACCGTCCTGTCCGCCGTGGTGGCGGGCACCGGGTCGGTGAAGGCCCTGGAGTACGCGTCAGCCCGCCTGGAGGAGGAGCACTTCACCGACCCGGTGCAGCGCAAGCTGTTCCTGCTGCTTGTCTGGTACATGGACCAGTACGGCGGGATCATGAGCCGCAAGGCGCTCAGCGACCTGCTGCGCGGCAAGCGGCCGGGGACCTCCCTGATGTACGGGGAGGCGTACGACGCCATGGCCGCGCTGGCTCCTGAGCCGCACGAGTTCAGGCACTCGGTTGACCAGCTCCGCGACCTGGCCGCCGACCGGGCGACCGGGGACGCGCTGGCTACCGGGATGCAGATCATGCGCGACGAGGTCCGGCTGGACGACGGCCGGGTGCTGTCCGGGCACGCCGACGCGCGCGAGTACGTGCTGGCGTCCTTCGCCGACGCCGAGCGGGCCGGCGGCGCCTCCGACAGCCCCGGCGGCAACGTCACCGGCGAGGGCGACGACATCCTGGCCGCCTACGTGGCGGCTAAGCAACTGCGGGTGTCCGGCAAGGTCCCCGGCATCCAGTTCGGCCTCAAGTCCCTGGACGACTACCTGGACGGCGGGCTGGGCGACGGGGAGATGGCCGTGGTCATGGCCGGCACCACGGCGGGCAAGTCGTCCCTGTGCGTGCAGACCGCCTGGCATAACGCGGTGATGGAAGGCCGCAACGTCCTGGTGTTCACCACCGAGCAGCTCCGCTCCGCGCTGCGCGTGAAGATCGCCGCCCGGCACTCCAGGCTGCCGAAGTTCGGCCTGCCCGAGGGCATCAACAGCGCCGCCATCCGCGGCGGGCGGCTCACCGAGGGCGAGGAGAGCGCCCTGGTCGCCGTGCTCGCCGACCTGAAGAACGGCCCTTACGGGCAGCTCAACGTGGTGCAGATGCCGCAGCGGTGCACGGTGTCGGTGATGGCCGCGCGCGCCGCCGCCATCGCCCGGTCGGTGCCGCCGGACCTGGTCGTCGTCGATTACCTGCAGTTGTTCAGCCCGGAGCGGGCCGGGCGCGACGCGCGCGAGTACGAGACGCTCGCCGGGATCATCAAGGCGGCCCACCGCTGGGCGCAGACGTTCATGGACGGGCGCGGCGTCCCCCTCATCACCCCGTGGCAGTCCAGCCGGGAGGGACGCAAGCAGATGAAGGTGAGCGGCGGCTTCTCCCTGGACGACCTGTCGGCCACCGACGAGGCCAGCCGGACGCCGGGCGTGGTGCTGGCGCTGTCCAATGCCGACGAGGACCGCTCTTTCGGGCGCCGCACCCCCCTGGAGGTGACGGTGCTGAAGAACCGCGACGGGCCGCGCGGCAAGCGGTTCCCGCTGACCGCCGACTTCGCCACCAGTTGCTTCACTGACCGGGACGAGGCGGGCGGGGACTACCTCGGCCTGGACGGATAGCGTGGGCGGCCCGCGGCCACTGGCCGCCATCGCCAACGAGCGGGTGCCCTTCTCCCGGGCCGCGCAGTGGGCCGGGCTGGGCGCTGACTCGCGCGACCGCGGGCTGCGTGCCCGGTGCCCGGCCTGCGGCGAGGGCGGGGCGATGCGCGTCTACGACGGGCACGCGTACTGCTACGCCGAGCGGAGGCGGTTCAGCGCCGTCACCCTGCTGGCCGAGGTCTGGGACATGGACCGCGAGTCGGCCGCCATCCGGGCGCTGAAGAAAGTCGGCTACGCGCCGCCGGGCTATGCCCACCTGTGGGACCAGGCGGCCCGCGAGCCCGAGCCCGCGCTTGACGACCTGGCCGCCGCGCTGCGCACCTGGTGCGCGGCCAACTGCCCGGACTGGGCTACCCGGCAGTACGACGACCAGGTTTCCCGCCGGCTGGCGTTCCTGCTTGGCCTGCTGCGCCTGGTACGCACGGAGGAGCAGTGCACCCTGTGGCTGGAGAAGTGCAAGAAGATCATGAGCCGGGCGTTCTGACACTAGCGGAATAAACTTGACTCGGGTTAAGCTTATAGGAGGGAAACAGGAAACGGCCCGCCCTGGCGGGATAAGGAGAAGACCGTGAAGACCAAGGAACAGATTCCCGTCCTGCTCGGATGGTCCAGCCTGCCGCGGGCGGGGGTGCTGCTGCGCGTGTCGCGGCAGCGCATCTTCCAGATGGCCCTGGAGGAGTGGAAGTTCGCTAGCATCCACATGATCCCCGGGTCGGGTGTGCGCCCCGCAGCCTACGTGGTGCAGAACATCGAGGTGGCCCGGATGCGCCGTCTGCAGTGCGAGGAGTGCCGCCAGGCAGCGGACGCGGCCGGCGCGAGCCCGTCGGTCTTGCTGTACTGCGAGCACACCGGCCTGGACATCCCCCAGGGCCAGACGGCCGCCCTGATGGCGGACCTGGAGCGGCAGGAGGCTGAGGCCCGGGAAGCGGAGCCCGCGCCGGCTGCCGAGGCCTGACCGTAGGGTGATTCCATGGTGGATCCCCTGGACAAGAGCGTGCCGTGGCCCCTGGACCCGCGCGCGCCGATGTTTACCGCGATGATCAAGCACTGGCCGGACCAGGAGATGGCCGGGCTGACCCGGGACGCGGTGCACGCGGTCGCCGAGCAGCGGGCCGCCCGGCCGACCTCCGTCACCGTGGTCATGCCCGGCGTCCCCGGCCACCTCAGCGGGACGCCGGGCGGCCCGGTGGCTTACTCGACTGGCCCGTCCCCGATGCTGACCGGGGCGTTTCCGGCCGCGCCGGATCCCGTCACGTGAGGGTTTCCGTTTCCGCCGAGCCCCCCGGCCGCCGTGTCTCCGGCATGGTGGCCGAGGTCATGGTCCCCTCCGACAGCGAGCCGGGCCTGGAGTACCGGGTCTCCCGGTACCCGGACGGGAGCTGGTCGTGCACCTGCCCCGGCTGCCGTCACGCTGCACGTGCAGACGGGCTGTGCAAGCACGTCGACCGGGAGAAGGTCCGCCGGTCAGTGCCCGCGCTCCTCTCGGAGCTGCTCAGCCGGGCGTAGGAAAAGACGTGAGCAAGAGCAGCGGGCACTGTCGCGCGGGCCAGGCCCCGTGAGGGCGCAGGGCCGCTGCGCCGGGTGCCAGGAGTCCGGCGAGCTGGCGGCCATGGTCATTCACTTGCTGGCCTGCGAGAAGTGGGCCGCGCTGTACCGGTCCGACCCGGGTTCCGCGCTGGACGCCGCCGCCGAGTACGAGCGCTGGCGCGAGCAGGAGCGCCCGGCTGAGCGGCAGCAGGACCTGGCGCGCCGGGTCGCCGATACCCAGTTCCGCAGGCAGGCATCGGAGGACCGCTTCACGGTGCGCGACCCCCTGGAGGACTGATGGCGACCACCCGCGCGTGGGACGAGTTGTTCGGCGGCGGGCGGAAGTGGCGGGTGGCCGAGGAACTGACCGGCACCGCCGCCGCCGACGGTCTCAGGGGCGGCGAGGTGGTGCCCGCCGTCGTCACGTTCACCCGCGGCGCGTTCGAGCTGCCTGCCGGGTGCGCCTACAAGTCGCTGCTGTCCACCAACCTGGGCCGGCGCGGCGTCGTGCTGGTGGAGACCAGCGCGGACGGCGCCCTGGATGTCCCCGGCTCGCGCATCGCGGTCGGCGAGCCGGCCGTGGAGCGGGCCCGGCGCGAGTACCAGGCTGTCTGGTAGGCCTTACTCCCGGTTAACTTGACGGGAGTAAAGCACAGGGCTAACCTCAACCTACTGGTGAGGTTCTGTTGGGGAGTTCTGTGTGGCGTCTCCGAGTTCAGCTGTCTCTGCTGTCCCTGCCGACTACGACGAGCTTGCCCGGGTTTACTACCCGGACATCAAGAGGGTGGTGTGGCGCGGGCTAGGGCCCGGGGCCAGGCCCCAGGACGTGGAGGACGGGGTCCAGTACATCCTGGGCCAGTTCATCAAGCGCGACGTCATCGCCCTGTACAACCCGGCTCACGTCAGCGACTACACGCGCGCGCCGGTCTCGTTCAAGGCGTTCATCCTCGGCCAGGTCCCGGTCTACTGCCGGGGGCTGCGCGAGGTAGCCGCCCGGAGCGCGCGCGAGCCGCTGCTGCTTGACGCGGGGGCGGGCCAGGACGGCCTGAGCCCGGCTATTGACGCGATGACGTCCGTCAGCGACCAGTATCCGTCGCTGGCCGACGACGAGGCCCTGGAGCGGCTGCGCGCCGCGATCTCCCGCCGGCTGCCGGAGCCGCCCGGCCGCGCGCCGGTGCTCCCGCTGTTTGACGCGCTCGCCGACCGCTACGGCGCCGGCAAGCCGGTGACCGCGGCGGCGGTCCGGGCCAGGTTCAAGGTCACCCCGGAAGCGGCCGAGGCCTGGATGGCGGAACTCCGCGGCCTGCTCGGCGCGGTAACCGCTCCGAGGCCGCTGCCCGCGCCGCCCCCGGCGTGCTTCGAGCTGGGCGGCATGCTGCTTACCGCCCTGCAGGTGCGCGAGGCGGTGAAGGCACTGCGCGACTCGCGCGGCAACCGGGTACTGCCCGCCTTCGCCGACACCGGGCACCCGCTTGCCGCCGCGGGCAGGCAGTGGTACCTGGACTTCGCCGCGCAGGTAATGCGTGACTACCCGAAGACCCGCGCGGCCAAGGGCGGCCACTACGAGGGCGGGCACTTCGGCAAGGTGAAGGCGGCCCTGATCTTCGGCCTGGAGCGGTTGCTGGACGGCCTGGAGGCCGAGCCCATCTCCCCGCCGGACCTGACGGAGACCGGCCCGTGGCGCGCGTTCGAGGAGGCCCTGGGTGGCCTGGCGAAACTACCCGGGGTCAGCCCCGCCGACCTGGAGGCGGTCCGCGAGGCGGCGTTCCTGCTGGTGGCTCCGTGAAACTTGCCGTGGACAACAGCCCCTCTCAGCCGAGGTGCGGCGCGCAGCCGTCGCTGCGGTCAACTGCCCGGTGCGAGGACAATGCTGGTCACTGGAAGCGGGATACCCCGGCCGCTGACTGGCACTCCGGGCGCACGCGCGGCGGGTACTGGAAGTTCTGGCCGGTGCGTGACGAGGAGATGAAGGATGACGCCTGAGCAGGCGCGCGAGGCGCTCGCGCGCGAACTGCCCCCCACCCTGCTGCTGCTCGGCCGGGGAGCGGGCGTCGTTCTGCTGGAAGCCTGCGGTGACCTGAACTGGACGTACCGGTACGAACTGAACGCGGCAGCCGCCCGGGAGATCCGGGACGGCGCCTGGACGGTTCCCGGCGGGCAGGTGCGGGTTTACGCGCTGAACATGGCTAAGGCGGGCGCGCAGGTGCAGAACACGCTGCTGAAGACCCTGGAGGAGCCTCCGCCGGGCTGCCGGTTCGTGCTCGCCGCCGAGCGGGCGCTGTTGCCGACCGTCATGTCCCGGTGCCGCCTGCTGGTACTGGGCGCCGCCCAGGAGGCGGAGATCGCCGGCGCGGCGGACAAGACCGCCGTGGCCACCGCGCTGAAGGCTGCCCAGTCGGGCAGCGCCGCGCTGCTCGTGCAGGCGGTCCGCGGCTGGACCCCGGCCCAGGTTACGGTGCTGACCGCCTGGGCTGCGGAGGCAGCCTCCGGGCGCTGGGAGGACTTCTCCCCCGGGTTCGCGCCCGGTGTCACCCCCGAGCAGGCCCTGCGCGTGCTTGAGGGGCTGAGCCGCTGGCCGGGCGCGAAACTGGCACCGGTGGTGGCGCTGGAGCGGGCCTTCCCTGCGGGGTGATTGCGCTGCCGGGGGGAGATTATCCGGGCTGGCGATTGGAGGAGGGCAACTTCCCGAACGTGAGGAGCCCTCGTGAGCCAGGAAAACGGCGACCACCGCAAGACGCACCGCGTCCACAACGGCGACGGCCCTCTGCCCCCTGCGCCGGGTCCCCGCCAGGCCGTGCCGCCGCCCCCTAGCCGGGGTCCTTCGGCCCCGCCTGCGGTGGCTCCCTCCCTGGAGGTGCTCGGGCAGCAGTTCGAGGACTTGGTGGCCGCGAACCAGGCCAAGTTCGCCGAGCTTGCCGCGCAGGGGGCCTCGCCCGACCCGTTCTACCTGGTGCACTCCAGGATCAACCACCTGATTGACGCCATCGCGCAGGCGACCGGCCCGAACGGGCCCCGGTGGGCGGTGATGACCCGGCTGGGGTTCGAGCGGCTGATCGCCGCCGAGCTCGCGCAGGCGGGCCCGGCGACCCGGCTGATGCAGCTCGCCGAGGGCGGCCGGTACACCCCGGCGATGATCCGCGACCTCGCCCGGCAGACGGGAACGATCCGCCGGACGCAGTAGAGGGCATGGACAACGCGACCATCCCCCTCGGCCTGACGGTCTCTTACGAACGAGCTACCGAGGCAGAGGAAGAAGCCGCCTGGACGGAGGCCGGCGAGCACAACGGCTGGGCCGTGGTGAAGCTGAACGGCACCGCCCAGGTAGCCAGGATCCGGCTGGGGTTCGTCAAGTGGAGCGACTGCGGCTCCGTCCCCCCGTCGTCGGACCTGGTGGAGGCTGTGGCGGAATGGCTGGCCCGTCTTGGCAACTTACCTGCAGTGGTCCCGCAAGAAGACTGTCCGGCCGCTCACGTGGGTCTGCGGTGCCGAGCACGTCCTGGCCCGCGAGGTGGTGGCCGAGCACCGGGCGGGCGCGCCGCCGGACCAGTGCTCGGCCTTGTTCGCCGGAGAGGTGCCCGAGCGGGACGTGTGGAACCTGCTGCTGTCGGTCCCGCCGCCGGGCGGGCGCCGGGTGACGGTGTACGGGGCCGAGCGGCTGAAGGCCACCGGGAACGTCACGCTGCTCGCCACGGCCGGAGAGCTGGACACCGCCTACGTGACGTTCGTCTCCGGCGACGACGACTTCGCGCGCGACGACGGGCAGCTTGCCCCGCACCTGGCGGCGCTGCAGTCGTCGCGGTCCGGGCAGCTTGTCCGGTGCTGCGCGCCGTCGTCCCTGGAGGACCAGACTGCCCTGGTGGCCTCCTGGTGGCCGGGGGTCTCGCTGAACCTCGCCTACGAGGTGCTGACGCGCGGCGGCGGGCTGAGCGGGGCCTGGCTGGCGTGCGAGCAGGCCCGCCTCGCCGGCCTGGACCCGCAGCCCGCCTCGCTGGCGGTCGTCTGCCCGCCTGATCCGGGCGGTGACTTCACCGACCGGCTGATGGCCGGGGACCGCGCGGGCGCCGCCGCTGCCGCCCGCGCGCTTGCTCGCGGCGACCTGGGGATGGTCATCGGCCTGCTGTCGTCCCGGCTGGCCGCGGTCGAACTGGTCGCCGACGGCACGCGCCAGGGGCTGACCCCCAGAGAGGCGGCCTCCTGGCTGAAGGCGGAGCGGTTCGCCGCCAACCGGGTTATCCCGCACCTGGCCCGTTACGGGCCCGACCGGGTGCGCCGCTGCCGTGCCCTGCTCGCCGCCGCGGACGCCGCCTGGCGGGCCGGGGCGTCCGCCGGGGTGGCCGAAAGCCTGGCGGCGCTGTGGTAGCGGCGTAACAGGATACGGGAACCCCTGGGGACATGGACTGCGAGGAATGCGAGGCGATCCGGGTGCACGCGCGAAGCGTCCAGATGGAACTGGACGAGGCGACCCGCGAGCGGGACGGCCTCCTGGAGGTGGTCGCCGCGCTGCTAGACGTAGTCACGCCTGTGCAGTTCGGCCAGGTGCGCCGCCGCCTGGCCGACCGGGACATCGCCCTTCCGGAGTGACCGTATGACGATGCGAGCGCTGCCGCCGGTCTGGGTCCGCTGCTTCGGCTGCCGCCACCTGCGCCGCCGGTCGGCGTGCACGGAGGTAGGCGGCCTGCTGTACGGGCGCGAGTGCGCGGAGCGGGCCCGCCGGGCCAGTACCTGGTGGTGCCAGTTGTGCGGGTGCCTTTTCGAGGAGGAGAAGATGGCGACAGCGACCACCTGCAGGCTGTGCGAGGCCGGGCTGTGACCGCCGTGGCGGAGTCTCCGGCCCGGGTGATGCCGAGCAGCGCGCTGCTCACCGACCTGGCCGAGCTTGAGGACCGGGTTAAGGCGGTCATCGCCGAGAGGAAGCCCTTCGGCTTTGACGTGGAAACCGGCTACCACGGGGAATCCCGCGAGGGCATGTCGCTGCGGGCCGAGGCCAACATGGTGGTCAGTTTCCAGTTCACCAACAGCCTCAACTGGGCGCGCGCGGTGCCGCTGGCCTTTGACTCGGCCCCCAACGTGGACAACAAGGCGGCAGCCGCCTTGTTCTGGCAGATGCTGCACGCTACTGACGACGACGGGCTGCCGCTGGGAGTGGCGCACGGCGCGGTCGCCGAGCTCCGCTGGCTGTCGCGGTTCTTCCTGCGCAACCTGCACGACCACCCGCTGCTCGGGGCAGCGGTGGTGGCCGCCCGCGGCTACTTCCCGGTGCGGTCCTGCACGCTGCTGGAGTCGTTCGCCGAGGGCGAGAACAAGAGCCACGGCCTGAAGGCGGCGACGCTGGCGAATTTCGGCTACCAGATGCGCTCGCTCGCTGACCTGCTGACGGTCGTCATCGGCCGCCCGCCGACGGAGAAGGAGATGAACTCCGTCCGGTTCAACGTGTTCGACCCGGCTGACCCCGAGGTCTGCGCCTACATGTGCGAGGACGCGGTGGAGGCGCTGCGGCACCACCTGTACCGCTGGCCGAAAGTGCGGAACACGTTCATCTACAAGCTGGAGATGCAGGTCCTGCCCATCGTGTGCGAGATGGCGGACACCGGCATCTGCTACGACTGGAACCTGCTGCGGGCCAAGTCGGCGGAGATCCGCGAGTTCGCCGAGAAGCTGCTCGCCGAGGTGATCGAGGACTTCGAGGCCCTCGCCGGGGCGCGGCTGGCGTCCGGTTTCAACTTCAACTCCTCCAAGCAACTGGCTGACCTGCTCTACGTCCAGTGCGGTATGCCGGTGATGCACCATACCGAGTCCGGCGCTCCCAGCGTGGACGCCAAGCGGGCGCTGCCCCAGTTGGCCGCCAAGTACCCGGAGGTCAAGAAGTACCTGTCCTGGAAGCGGCTGCACGACCTGCGGCTGAAGTTCCTGGACATCTACGAGGGCAAGTACTCCTGGGCAGCCGATGGCCGCGCGCACCCGTCCCTGCTGCAGCACGGCACCATCGCGGGCCGGTTCTCCTGCGAGGCCCCCAACTACCAGCAGTCCCCCGGCGAGTACCACTACGAGCTGCGCAGCGGCGAGCGGTTTGACTTCAACTTCCGTGACGCCCTGGTGGCCACCGGGCCGGGCACCCTCCCGTGGTGGGCGCTGGTGCTGCAGGAAGCCGGGTACGCCGGCCCGCTGGAGCCTGACCAGCACGGGTACTACATCCTCGGGTTCGACTACAGCCAGATCGAACTGAGGGTGACCGCCGCCGAGGCTGGCGTGACCGCGCTGGTGGAGGCGTTCGCCCGCGGCGAGGACGTGCACAAGCTGACCGCGTCGCTGATGCTCGGCATCGCGATGTCCCAGGTGACGAAGGCGCAGCGCAAGGACACCGGAAAGCGGATGAACTTCGCCACCGTTTACGGCCAGACCGCCGGCGGCATGGCCCAGCAACTGGGCATCCCCGTGGAGGCGGCGGAGGCGCTGTTCACCGCCTACCACGCCGCCTACCCGCAACTGAAGCCGTACTCCCGCTCGGTCATCCGCCAGGCCCGCCGCGACGGGTACGTCATTACCAAGTTCGGCCGCAAGGTGCGGATCTGGGAGTTTGACAACCCGTCCCGCCGGGTGCAGGCAGCTGGTGAGCGGACAGCGGGCAACGCGGTAATCCAGGGCCCGGCTACCGGCGAGTACGTGAAGATGGCCATGGTCCGGGCGCTGCGCGCGCTGGATAGGGCCGGGCTGTCGGACCGGGTCCGGCTGATTATGAACGTGCACGACGCGCTTGAATTCGAGGTGCGGGGCGACGTGACGCCCCAGGAGGTCATCGCCGCGCTGGCGCCTGCCGTGGTCTACGAGGTGAAGGGGCCGGGCGTTCCCTGGCCCCCGATGGTGGCGGACTGGCACATCGGCCGGTCGTGGGGGAGCGTCAAGGAGATTACGGTGCTCGAAGACGGGGAAATCTGCCTCACCTCCGACCTCCCCGAGCCTGAGCCGAAGCCGGCCGAGCCGCCGCTGCAGGAGCCTGCCCCGCCCGTCCTGGAGCCCCCGGCCCGCAAGTGGGACGCAGGCCCGCCGCGCCGCGTGGTGATCTTCCTCCCTGCCTCGCCGGCGCGCGAGCAGGTGCTGCAGCTCGCCGGGTTCCTGAAGTCGCTGCCAGGCGAGAACCCGGTGGAGATCCGGATGCCGGACGGCAGCTCGATCGAGGCCGGGTTCACCTGCGGGCTCACCCCGCAGGACGAGGGACAGGCGTCCCTGGCAGCCGGGATGCCGGCCCGGGTCCGCTGGGACCAGGACGCGGAGGGCGCCGCGCGCCTGCTTGACGGGCTTGCGGTGTAGTAACGGGCATGGAAGTTAACAACGGCTGGTCTGAGGACTACGGCAAGGTGCGCTTTGACGTCACGGCGCAGGAGGTTGACCTGCTGCGCATGCTGGCGGAGCGCGGGGTGGAAGACCCGGTGGCAGTAGCGAGCCGGATGACCACCCAGGATGTCTACAAGGCCCTGGACAACGACGGAATGGCCTTCGTGCACCATTCCCGGGGAATGCGCGAGCCGGAGGACAGCGCGGCCCGCCAGGGCCACATGATCAAGGTCCGCGAGCACCGCGCCGAGCGGGACCTCGTGCTCGCCAAGTACGCGCCGCCCCCGGCGCCGGAGTGACTGCCGGGGACGACGGCCTGACCAGCCACGAGGAGGCGGTTGCCGCCTCGTGCGGAGAGCTGGTGGAGAAGATCGGCATGCTGCGCGCGGTCGGCCTGCCCCCCGCCGACGCCGACCCCACGGCGGTGCACGCGGCCTTGCTGGACGTGCGCGCCCGGCTGGACCTGGCCGAGCCGCTGCGGGCTGAGATGATCCGCCGGCGCCGCATGGCTGCCCGGGTAGCCGCCAGGCGCGGCGAGGAGGCCGACGACGCCTACGACGCGGCCCTGGTGAAGACGTCGGGCCAGGCGATGCGCCGGGAGTACGAGAGCGTCCGGGACCGCGAGGTGGTGGCGCGCACCCAGGGCAGCCCCGCCCGCCGGGCGGCCCGCCAGGCCGAGGCCGCCCTGGCGGTCGTCAAGGAGGCCGAGGAACTGGTGAACCTCGCCTACTTCGGCCTGCTCAACGTCCGCGAGGAACTGCTCGCCCGGCTGCGCTACCTGCCCTGGGAGACGAACCTGGAGCGCTGACGCCGATCGCTCCGCCAAATCCGCTGGCGAAGGGAACGGCCTTGTACTCCGACGATCTCCTGGAGGAGCTGGAGCGCCTGCAGCACGAGTTCGGGCGCGGGAAGGTGCAGCTCCCTGACCCGGTAGAGCGCTGGTGGTACGACGTGGACCGGGTGGAGTTCGACACCGAGACCCAGTCGTACCGCTTCGTCTCCGACCACTGAGGGCGCGGCGGCCCCGGACGTAGTAGGAGGCAGGGAAGTTCGGAGCCTGAACAGGAGACCAGATGCCAAAGGCGCGGCTGAGCGACGACTACAAGGACACCGCCAACGAGGAGCAGTTCCCGGCGATGAAGCTGGAGACCGGCGAGTACGCCCGGTTCACCATCCCCAACGAGGACGAGATCTGGTGGGAGTACGTGCACAGCATCCGTGCTCCCGTCATCAACGAGGACGGCTCGCCGGTCATCGAGGACAAGAAGCGCAAGGACGGCACTGTCTGGGGCCAGGACTTCGCGCTGACTTTCGTCGGCCAGCGCATCTGCCTCGGCGACTACGCCGTCATTGAGGGCACGGGCAAGGGCCTGGACCCTGACCGCTGCCCGGCCTGCGCGTCCGCCGCCCGCGGCACGCGGGACATGCTGCCGTCCCGCCGGTTCGCGGTGCCGGTCATCAAGTACACCCCCCGGCGCCGGTCGGGCACCGAGATCCAGGACCCGCCCGGCGCGGCGCTGTTCATCCTCAAGCTCACCCAGAAGATGTACAACGCGCTGATGGAGAACAAGGGCGCCATCCGGGAGCTGCTTGACCTCGGGCCGGACGCCGAGATCTCCCTCAAGCAGGCCGACTTGGTGCTGTACTGCGAGGACGGCGGCTTCCAGCGGCTGACTTTCAAGCCCCCGATGCGCCCCGCCTACCGTGACCAGCAGGTATTCGCCCTGATCGGGGCCCTGTGGGCCAACGAGGCGAACCGGCCGACTGACAACCAGATGAAGTCCGCCTGCGGCCGGTTCGGCCCCGGCGACCGCGAGTACATGACCCGCGACGTGAGCGACGCCGAGCGGCGCTGGCGCCAGGCTGAGACGTGGGGCACCGCCCGGCAGGACCCGACCGGGTCCGGCCCGGTGTCCGGCGCGGCGCCGGACCTGGACAAGACCCTGGATGAAATGCTGGCCGAGCACCCGGGAGGCAGCGAGGAGTTCATGTCGCCCGCGCAGCGCGCTGAGAAGGCGGCAGATGCCGCGGGCGACCCGTTCGCCGCTCCAGCGGCAGCGCCTGCCGCAGCCCCGCCTGCCGCCCCCGCGGACGACCCGTTCGCCGGGGGCGCCCCCGCGCAGCCGGCGAGTGCCGCTGGCGCCGGAGCGCCGGAGATGCCGGACGACCCGTTCGGCGGGGCCCGGGAGCCTGTCCCGGCTGCTGCTGGCCCCAGGCCGGGGGCCAAGACGTTCGAGCAGATCATCGACGAGGCCAGCTAACCGCCGTGCTCACGGTCGTCGTTTACGGGAACGCCGCCACCCAGGGCAGCGCCAAGGCCGTCATCAGCAAGAGCACAGGCCGGCCCATGCTGAAGAAGGACAACGAGCGCTCCCAGAACGACTGGCGCGCCAACGTCCGCGCGGCGACCGTGTCGGTCATGGGCGGCCGGGACCCTATGGAGGGCCCGGTCGTCCTGGCCGTCACCTTTACCCGCCTGAAGCCCCTGTCGGCGCCCAAGCGCCGCCCGCACTGGCCGTTCACCAAGCCGGACCTGGACAAGCTGGTCCGGGCGGTCGGTGACGGCCTCAAGGACGGCGGGGCCTACGCCGACGACGCCCGCGTAGTCCGGGTGATGGCCCTGAAGGGCTACCCGGTGACCGGGGATGACTACGTCCCGCCTGACCCGGACAAGCCAGCGGACTACATGCTGTCGCTCTGGCCGTGCTTCGGGCCGGGGGACCTGCTGAACACCCCGGGCGCGGTCATCCGCCTCGCCCACCTGACCGAGTTCGAGGACATCCGCAAGCAACTGGCCGAGGTCGGCTGCGGGCCGGAGCACATCCCGGGAGGTAACTGGTGCCAAGGGTAGGGTCACCGCCTTCGGCGGGGCCGAAGGGCCTGGACGCCGCGCTCGCGCAGATCGAGCGGCAGTACGGCAAGGGCGCCATCATGCGCCTGGGCGACGAGGCGCGGGTGCCGATCGAGGTCATTGACTCCGGCTCCATCGGAGTCAACCTCGCGCTCGGCGTCGGGGGCCTGCCGCGCGGCCGGGTCGTGGAGATCTACGGGCCGGAGTCGTCCGGCAAGACCACCATCGCCCTCACCGCCGCCGGGCGCGCCCAGCGGGCCGGCGGGACGGTCGCGATGATCGACGCCGAGCACGCCCTGGACCCGGACTGGGCCGCGACGCTCGGGGTGGTCACCGACGACCTGCTGGTGTCCCAGCCGGACACCGGCGAGCAGGCCCTGGAGATCGCTGACACGCTGGTCAAGTCGGGCGACGTGACGATGATCATCATCGACTCGGTGGCCGCCCTGGTGCCCAGGGCGGAGATCGAAGGCGAGATGGGCGACAGCCACGTCGGCCTGCAGGCCCGGCTGATGTCCCAGGCGCTGCGCAAGATCACCGGCGCCGCCCATGACACGAAGACCACGCTGGTGTTCATCAACCAGCTCCGCGAGAAGGTCGGCGTGATGTTCGGCTCGCCGGAGACCACCACCGGCGGCAAGGCGCTGAAGTTCTACGCCTCCGTCCGGCTGGACATCCGCCGGATCGAGACGCTGAAGGACGGCACCGACGCGATCGGCAACCGCACGCGGGTGAAGGTGGTGAAGAACAAGCTGAGCCCGCCTTTCAAGACCGCCGAGTTCGACCTGCTGTACGGCCGGGGCATCTCCCGCGAGGGGGAGCTGCTGGACCTGGCGGTGGACGCCGGGCTGGTCCGCAAGTCGGGGGCCTGGTACACCTACGACGGCGACCAGATCGGCCAGGGCAAGGTGAACGCGGTCACGTTCCTGCGCGAGAACGAGGCGACCGCGCTGGCCCTGGAGCGCAAGCTGGTCCCCGCGCCCGAACCGCCCGCGCCGGCTGAGCCGTAGTAGCTGCCATGGACTACTCCGACGTTCCGTTCGACGCCAAGGCCGCCGGCCTGCTCACCGTGGAAGAGGCGCGGGGGCAACTGGAGGTCGCGGCCCCGCTGGACTGCGCGACGTTCTGGACCGGGGACCCGGGCCTGGCCGCCGAGTACGGCAAGGGCTGGGACTACGGATCGCTCACCGACCCGTGCGCCGCCTGGGTGACCACCCCGGAGGGCGAGGTCTACCAGCTCACCCGACAGGCCGCCCAGATGCTCGCCTCCACGGCGAAGCTCAACAAGAAGTACCAGGAGTTCCTCCCGCCCGCCCTGCTCACCTCCTGCGTCAACTTCGCGCTGCAGGAGGGCCTGGACGAGCGGGAGCTGAAGCTGCTGCTGTCGGGCACGCCGGGCCGCGGCCCGGCGCCCGCCGGGGAGTCCGACGGCACCGAGTGCCCGCTGGCGGTCGCCCAGTGCCGGGCCACCATCACCCCGTTCAGCGACGTGCGCCTGCTGGACACGGTGCTGCTGGCGGTGCGCGCCAAGCTGGGGCACGCGGTCGCCGACAGCGCGGAGGTGGACCCCAAGATCTTCCACGACCTGGAGCACACCAGCTTCCGGGTGGTGTTCCCGGCCGCGCAGCAGGTCATCGCCGGGACCGGCGAGGACGACGACGCCTGGTGCTTCGGCATCGAGGTGTCCAACTCGCTGATCGGGGCCAAGCAGACGGTGGTGTCCGGCTACATGTTCCGGCTGGCCACCACCGCCGGGGTGACCGACGTCGAGCGCAGCCTCGGCGGCTTCAACCGGCGCGGCTCCACGCCGGAGGCGGTGTTCGGCTGGGCGGCCGAGGCGGCCGACTACTGCCTGGACGGCATGGAGGCGGCGTTCAACGGCCTGCAGGTGCTCACCCGGACCGGGGTGGACGCGGACTACAACACGGTGCTGGCCCAGTTGTTCCGGGACTACCCGGTGGCCAAGGACCTGAAGTTCCGCATCCTGTCGGCCCTGGAGGACACTCCTGGCCGCCTGTCCATGTACGACGTGGCGCACGCCGCCTCGGTGACCGCCAACCTGAACGGCACCAACTGGCGCGCCGTGCGCAGCCTGCTGGACCTGGCCGGCGGCATCGTCCACCAGGGCGGCGGCATGTGCGACGGCAGCCTGCCCGCCGGCTGCCGCCGGCTGCTGCCCGAGGACTGGACGCCGCCGGCCGGCGAGTCCTGACCCCTGAAAGACGCGGCGGCCCCCTGACGCGATGGCGACCGGGGGGCCGCCGATCCATGTCTTGACTCTAGTAAAGAGAATCGCTAAGGTGATCCTGTGCACGAGCGCAAAATCCTCGCCGCTGTCATCGCCTGCCCAGGTCGCCCGGGCTGGCGGTGCGGCACCGAGTTCGAGGGCACCTGGCTGGAGCCGGAGGACCCGGAGGACGAGGGCCCGGAAGAGGCGCTGCAACTGTGCCCGGAGTGCGGGTGCACGTTCACGGCGCAGTGGCCCGGCTACAGCTTCCGCACGGAGGCGGGGTTAGGCGTAGCAAGTGCAGGACCATTCTGTGATTAGGACGGGAGAAAAGAATGGCATCACGAATCGGGAGAGCCTTCGGGCTGGTGCTCGCGGCGCTCGCCGTGGCCGCTGCGCTTGCCGCCTGCGGCCCGCACGGGAGCACCGTGCCCGCGGCGTCAGCTGCGGCCCGGGTGTCGGCCGAGGCCACGTCGACAGCAGCCCAGCAGGCCAAGAAGGACCTGCTGCGCGTCTCGGTCAAGTGCGGGACCGTCACGGCGGCCGGGCAGATCGCCGCTGTTAAGGCCATCGGCTCGCACGCGGGCCGGCAGGCACTGATGGCCAAGTGCGGCGTCCCCGCCTCCAGGCGGCCACAGGTTGAGGCGCAACTGCTGGGCGCGGCGGAGAAGGGCCACCTGGTGTCCGGCGGTCACCCCGCCCGGGTGAAGTACTTCACCGTCACCATGCCGGGCATCATCCTGGCGGCGCAGGCGTGACCGGGACCTCTGAGCGCGAGCTCGGCGCCGAGTTCGCCCCGGAGCAGGTTTCCTGGCGGCCCAAGGGCGGGGAAGCCGTCTGGCTCACCCTGGAGACCGTGGTGTGGGGCTTCATCCTCGGCCACATCGTCCACTGGGCTTCAGACGCCGGCTACTACATCGGCACCCAGACCACGTTGTTCACTGAGGCCAAGCACGGGCAGCCGGTGGCGGTCTACGGGTCGTACCAGCCGGGCGACTGGTGGGACCGGCTGCCGGTCCACCTGGCCAACCTCCTGCACTGGAACTTCTTCGGCTTCGTCAACAACGGGCAGGCAGCCCCGCTGTGGTGGGTCACCGACCGGCACGACATCCGCTACGTCTACATCGGCGTAGCGACGGGCGTGGTGGTCGCCTTCCTGACCTCCAGGCCGCCCAAGGTGCGCAAGGACTACACCTGGTACCGCATCGCGGCCACCCCGCTGCTGGCGTTCGCCGCGGCCCTGCCCGGCATCGCCGTCGGGGCACTGGCCATCTGGAAGATCCCCGCCCTGCAGACCGGCGGCATCAACCCGCCAGCCTCGTGGGGCATGCTCGGCCACGAGATCGGCCAGTGGTCGGGCTCGGGCAAGCTGGCCCTGGTCGTGCTCGGCCTGCTCGGCTCCCAGTTGTTCGCCAAGTACGCGAGCAAGGGGCCGGCGGACGAGATCCAGTGGCTGTACGCCGCGCGCAAGGCCAACATGATCCTGCGTGAGCGCACCGGCGCGCTGTCGGCCCTGGGCAACCTCAAGGACTCGATCGTCATCGGGCCGCCCGGGTACCGCCGCCGGGTCCGGTACCTGGTGGACAACGGGATCGTGACCGAGGTGCACAGCACCGGCATCGTCGTGGTGCTCGCGCTGGGGGCGTTCCTGGTCTTCATCCTCGCGGGCTACGGGGCCTGGCTGACCCTGGCCGGCCCGGCCGCTGGAGTCTGACGTGGCCAAGCTCATCGCGGCCCTTGTCGCCATCGGCCTGCTGTTCGGCCTCAACTGGCTCAGCGACCGGTCGGTGGCCAAGGACAACATCACCTGCGTGCGGCAGGCCGGCCCGGCCGGCGCCGTCAAGTACGAGCTCTGCACCGCCGGGCAGGCGCAGCCGCAGGTGGTGCCCTACTCGGTGTGGCACACCGCGCACGTGGGCGGGTACTACGACGAGGGCGCGCGCACCGTCTACAAGTCTGTAGATGATGACCCGCACGCCTCGCACGGCTTCTTCGGCGGTGACGACGGGGGCGACGGCGAGGGCCACTCGGTGCACGTCAGCGGTGACGGCTGAGGCCGTATAACCGGGTGTGCTAAGCCGGGTAGAAGTTACCAACTTCCAGAGCCTGCCCAGGGCGGTCGTCCCCCTGGGCAGGCTCACCGTCGTTACCGGGCCCACCGGGGCCGGCAAGAGCGGACTGTTCCGCGCGCTGCGGCTGCTGGCGTTCAATGCCCGCGGCACGTCCTACGTCACCGCCGGGGAGTCGTCCTGCTCGGTCGCGACCGGCAACGACGCGTGGGCGTGCCAGGTCACCCGCTCGCCGTCCCGGGGCCGGAACGAGTACGTCACCGCCGTGCTGGGCGAGGACGGGCAGTGGTCCCGGGAGCGGTACACCAAGCTGGACAAGAAGGTTCCCGGCCCGGTGGCCAGCCTGCTGGCGCTGTCGGACCTGAACTTCGCCGGACAGCACGACCCGCCGTTCCTGCTGTCCGAGCCGGGCACGGTGATTGCGCGGAAGCTCGGTGATTTGACGAACGTCTCGCTGGTTTACGGTGCCGCCGCAGAGGTGAACCGGGCCCGCAAGCAACTGGCCCGCGACCTGGCTGCCGCCCGCGAGCGCCACGACGCGCTGCTGGCGGAGGTCCAGGAGTTCGCGGGCCTGGGCGGGCGCCGTGAGGCGGCGGAGCGGGCCGCACGCGCCCTGGCACGGGCGCAGGAGGCAAGTGCCGCCGCCTCACGGCTGCGCGCCCTGGGGGCCCGCCTGGAGGCGGCGCAGGCCGCTGCAGCCGCCGCGCGGGCCGAGGCCGCCCGCCGGGAGCCGCCGTCCCTGGAGGACCTGGAGCTGCTCGCCGGCCGCGCGGCCCGGCTCCGCAGCCTGGCGGGCGCCCTGGAGGAGGCCCGCGCGGGTGCCGCCCGCCACGCCGCCGCCGCTGAGCGGGCCGCCGCAGACGAGCGGGCCGCGCTGGCCGGGGTGCACCAGGCCCTTGACGACGCAGGCCAGTGCCCTACCTGCGGGCGCGAGGTCGCCTAGGCCCCGATTAGGGGTTCATGACCAATGTCACCGGCGAGGACCGCAGCAGCTTCCAGGCGATCGGCGGGTGGGGCGGGGACACCTTCGGGTTCGCCAAGGCGACCGAGGGCACCACCTGGTCCGACCTGACGTTCGCGTCCAACTGGTCGAACCTGAAGGCCGCCGGCAAGGTCCGCGGCGCCTACCACTTCTTCCACCCGGCCCTGCCGGCGGTCGGCCAGGCCCAGCACTTCATGCAGACGGTACGGGCGCACGGCCTGCAGGCCGGGGACATCCTGGTGGCGGACGTGGAGATCACCATCGGCGACGACGGGATGGAGTCGCACGGCACCGCCCGGTCCTCCGCCCGCTCGCACACCGGCCTGCACCCCGCCTGGGTGCCGGGGCTGTCCGCCGAGTCGGTCGGCCCGGCTGCCCTGGAGTTCCTCAACGAGGTGAAGGCCCTCGCCGGGCCGGGCTGCCAGGTGGTGCTGTACACCGACCTGTTCATGGCGCAGGCGCTGCTCGGCGCGTGCGCCGCCTACCCGCTGTTCATCGCCTACTACGAGTCCGCCCCCATCGCGCCCGCGCCGTGGCGGTCGTGGACGTTCTGGCAGAACGGCCACGTCGCGGCGGGCGGCGGGGACACGGACTACTTCAACGGCGACGAGGCGGCGCTGCGAGCCTGGGCGAGCCCGGCCCCTAAGCCCCTGCCGGCTGACTGGACCTACCTGCCGGTGCAGAAGCTGACCGCCGCGGGCGGCGACACCAGCGTGAAACTGGAGTGGGGCTCCCCCCCTGAGCGGCCGGGCTACGCGCCGATGCCCGCCGTGGCGGAGTACGAGATCGCCGTCGCGGCCGGCCCGAGCCTGGCCGGGCCGGACATCACGTCCTACCCGCGCTACGTGGCCAGGGACGCTAACCCGGAAACGTGGCAGGGCGGCTCGCTGGCGCGGAAGGCGCAGTACACCGCCGGGGTGCGCGCGCTGGCGGCCGACGGCCACCACGCCGGGGACTGGGCGACGGCGACGTTCAGCACCACCTGACCGCCCGCCGTAGTAACAGGCGTGACGAGGATCCTGGGAGTCAGCGACATCCACGCCAGCCGTCGGCCGCCGTCGTCGTGCACCGAGACTTACTGGCCTGACCTGCTGGACCTGCTCTGGCAGACGACCGAGGTCGCATCCGCCCGCGAGGTGAGCGCCGTGGTCTGGGCGGGCGACGTGCTGCACCACAAGGCCCCGTCGCGCACCGACCACGGGGTGATGCAGGACCTGATCAGGGTGGTGCACGGCTATCCCTGCCCGTTGTACATCGTGCCGGGCAACCACGACATCCTCCACGACCGCCTCGCGTCGATCGAGGCCGGGCAGCCGCTCGGGGTGCTCTACCTGGCGGGCGCGCGGCGCCTGGAGGGCTGGACCGAGGACAACCTGCCGCTGTACGGGGTGCCCTGGCAGCAGGAGTGGAGCGAGGAGCGCGTGCGCGCCTGCCTCGCGGACTTCCGCGAGGGCGTGTTCGGGCAGTCCCTGGTGGTCACCCACGCGCCCGTCTACCCGCCGGGCCGGGAGCCGCGCTACCCGGGCGCCGAGTGCACCCCGGCGCGGTGGTGGGCGCAGGGCATAGACGACGGCCCGTTCAGCCACGGCCTGCTGTACGGGCACATCCACGAGCCGCACGGGGTCTACGCCGCCGACGACTCGGCGCTGCGGTTCTGCAACTTCGGGGCGCTGTCGCGCGGCTCGCTGGACGAGTACAACCTGGAGCGGCAGGTCGGCTGCGCGCTGTGGGAGCTGGGGTCGCCCTCGTCGTTCGAGTTCATCCCGCTGAAGGCGAAGCCGGCGTCCGAGGTGTTCCGGCTGCGGGAGCACGCCCGGGAGGTCACCGCCCGGCGCAGCCTGGACGCCTTCCTGGCGGGGGTGAACGGCGCGGCGCTGGGCGTACTAAACGTAGAGAGCGTGCTCGCCGCCATCCGGGCCGGAGGCCACGGGGAAGCCGTGACCGCCCTCGCCGAGGAGTACCTGATGGCCCAGCTAGGAGGATTATGGACCGCGGAGCGCTGACCACGGCGGTCGGCTTTGACCTTGACTCGACGCTGGCGGACACCCGGCACCGCTGGGGCCTGTCGCCGATGTCTGACCCGTCGTCGGACTGGGGCAGGTACTGCGCCGCCCGGATGGGCGACACGCCCTTCCCCGGCGCGGTCGCCGCCGCCCGGCTGCACTACCCGCACCACCGGGTGTACGTCTTCTCGGGCAGCGAGGAGTCGTCTGCGGCGGTCACCCGCCAGTGGCTGGACCTGCACCGGATCCCGTTTGACGACATCCGGCAGCGCCCGCCCGGCGACAACGCCCCCAACGGGCGGCTGAAGGCCCGCTTCATCTGCGAGCTGCGCGAGCGGGGGATCGAGATGCTGCTCTACTACGAGGACCACCCGCAGGCCGCCGGGCAGATCGAGATGCTGGCCGAGGTGCCGGTCCTCGTGGTGAACCCGCGCTACCCCGAGGACGAGGAGCGGTTCCGCCGGGGCGCGGCCGACGGCATGGGCGGAGGGCTGTGACCAGCACGCTGGAGGTCCCCCCGGAACTGCTGAGGCTGAGCTGGTCAAGGCTGAAACTGCACGACGAGTGCCCGGCCAAGGGCGACCTGATGCGCCGTCATAAGCCGTCCGCGCAGAACATCCGCTCGTACGTGCACGGAACCGCAGTGGACATCGCGATGCGCCGCTGGCTGCTGCAGGAGGACCCGGAGGCCGGCTGGATGCGGGCCCAGATCGACGCCATCTTCAAGGAGTGCACCGAGCACTCCGACGAGGGGTTCGTGCACTGGAAGACGGTCACCGACCGGGCCGAGACCCTGGACATGTGCCGGGAGCTGGTGGTGCGCCTGGAGGAGATCCTGAAGGTGTACTGCCTGCCGTTCGAGTGGCAGCCCGCGGTCCGGTTCGAGGTGCCGGTGGAGGTCACCGGGCCGGACGGCCTGCCCCGGATGATTTCCATCATCGGCGAGATGGACCTGCTGGTCCGTGACGGCAACGGCGACTACGCGGTCTGGGACCTGAAGGCTACCCGTAACGAGGACTACTACCGCAAGGTGCTCGGGCAGCTCGCCTTCTACGCCCTGGCGGTAATGGGCATGCACGGCCGGATGCCCGCCCGTACCGGGCTGATCCAGCCGATGTGCACCCAGCGGGTGCTCCCGGTGACGGTGGACGCCGCCGCGGTGCGGCAGATGGCCGGCCGGATCGAGAAGACCGCCCGCGACATCTGGGCCGGGAAGCTGGCCCCCAAGCAGGACCGCAGCGACTGCACCGGGCAGTGGGGCTGCCCGGTGCTGCACGCCTGCCCGGCCTTCAAGATGGGCAGCCGGCCGGGCCGCGTCGGCGCGGCGCAGTAGGCGTATCACGGGTATGGCTATCGAGAGCTTTGACGGCGAGTACCGGTTCCTGTCCAACTTCTGGCTGTGCCCGGTGACCCTCGGCGGCGTCATCTACCCGTCGGCCGAGCACGCCTACCAGGCGTACAAGACCCGGGACCTCGCGGTCCGCGCCCGGTTCACGGCCCTGGCGACCCCGGCCGAGGCCAAGAGGCTCGGCCGGAGCGTGGAACTGCGCGGCGACTGGGACCGGGCGAGGAAGCCGGTCATGCTCGTGACCGTGCTGATGAAATTCACCCAGAACCCGGACCTGGGGAGGCGCCTGGCCCAGACCGGGGGCGAGCTCCTGGTGGAGGGCAACCACTGGCACGACAACTTCTGGGGCAACTGCACGTGCTCGCAGTGCGCGCAGGCGGAGGGGCTCAACTACCTCGGCCTGGCCCTGATGGGCGTGCGCGAAGTAGTCCGGGCGGACTAGGTGAGCGCCGAGGAGGTCATCGCGCAACTGCGCAGGGACGCGGCGGGCGCCCGCGCGCGCCACGCGCAGGCCGTTGCGGGGGTGCAGCAGGACCAGGCCAGGGCCGATGCCGTCGCCGCCGACCTGCTTGAGGAGTTCGGCGTAAGAACCGCTGAGGAGGCCCGCGACCTGCTGGCCAGCCTGGATAACCAAGTAGCGGAGGCGGCGGCAGAGGCCCGCCGCCAGCTTGACCTAGCGGAAGGCAGTCAGTGAGCGAGATCGAAGGAACATGGCAGGGTTACGGCTCCTGCAGCTTCACGGTCAGGAAGGCGCCGTTCGCGCAACTGGCCGAGTGGGCGATGGCGGCCGTGCCCGGCACCACCACGCTGCCCATCCACGGGTGCTTCCAGGTGGACGTGACGCCCGCCGGGCTGACCCTGGCGGGCACCGACCAGCACCTGAGCGTCTTCGCCAGCACCCCCGGGGTGCGCGCCGAGGGCGAGGGCCGGTTCTACGTCTCCGGCCGGAAGCTGAAGGCGCTGCTCGCCGAGGCCCCCGACGGCGACGTCACCGTCCGGGTGTCCGGCAACGAGGTCACCGTGCTGGCCGGCGGCGCGTCCTGGACGCTGCGCGCCCCTAGCCCGGCGCGCTGGCCCGGCCTGCCCGACCTGGACGGCGCCGGGTTTGCGCCGGTCCCCCGCGAGTCGCTGCTCGCCGGCCTGATGACCGTCCGCCACGCGGTCGGCAAGGACCCCGGCCGCCCGGCGTTCACGCAGGTCCGGGTGGAGAGCGCCGTGGTCGACGAGGGCACTGACCACGAGGGCCGCATGATGTTCGCCTGCGCGGTGGACAGCAGCCAGTTCTCCCGCGCCCCCGTCCCCGGCTTCCCGGTGCCGCTGTCGGTGCCCGGCTTCGCCCTTGCCGACCTGGTGAAGGTGCTGGAGAAGGTGCCTGTGGAGAACGTGGAGGTCGCCGACTTCGGCTCGTACGCGGTGTTCCGGGCGGGCACCGTCACGCTGGCGGCCGCCAAGCCGAGTGCCCCCTTCCCCGGCGTGGAGGCGCTGTTCCTGCGCCCGGCGTCGGTCAACAAGCTGGTACTCGGCGTGGACAAGGCCGACCTGACCAGGGCGCTGCACCGGGTGCGGGTCAACGCCGACGCCAGCACCTCGGCGGTCGCCCTGGTCGCCGAGCCCGGCCGCCTGACGGTGCTGTCGCGCGACAGCGACGGCAACGGCGCCGAGCAGGTGCTGCAGGCCAAGTGGGAGGGCGAGCGGCTGCTGCTCGCGGTCAACGCCGGCCACCTGGACGCGGCGCTGGCTGCGCACCCGTCCGCCTACTGCGAGTTCCGGGTGGGCATCCCGCGGGGCAAGAGCTACCCCCCGCTTCTGCTGGAGGACAACGAGGCCAGGGTCACCGCGATCATCCCCCAGATGCCGCCCGCCCTGGTCGGATACGGAGACAAGTGATGACGACAACGGAAGTGCTCCCCCTGGCCGAGATGCAGGCCGAGGTGGCCGCCTACTGCGAGTTGATGGGCTGGAACGATAGCCCGGTGACGTTCCCCGCAGCGCTCGCCCTGCTGCACAGCGAGGTCGCCGAGGCGAGCGACGCCTGGCGCGTGCACGGCCTGGCTGACGCCACGCGCTACCTGGAGCACATGCACGAGGATGACGGCACCGTAGAGGGGTGCCCCGGCTGCTTTCAGAACCCCAAGCCGGAGGGCGTCGGCAGCGAGTTCGCTGACATCCTCATCCGGGCGCTGGACGACAGCGACCGGTTCGGCTTGCCGACGACTGACTACGTGGAGGCTGACCAGGGGGTATTCGCCCTGGACGACGGCTTCCTGGAGAACATGAACGCACTGCACTGCGCCATCGCGCGCGTGTCGCTCGCCCGGGAGACCTGCTACGAGGACCCGGCCCGGGAACTGGCCGGGGTCATCATGTTCCTCCGGCAGCTCTGCGGGCTGTACGGCATTGACCTGCAGGCCGAGTACACCCGCAAGATGGCCTACAACCGGACCCGGCCTCGCCGCCACGGCGGCAAGCGCGCCTGATGATCTCTGTCGGAAGGTTCGAAACCGGGCTGCAGGGCGCCGTTACCGACGGCAAGGCCAAGGTGACGTTCGATACGCCGTCCGACTTCCTGGACTGGCTGGAGGAGCGCCCGGACCTTGACCTGGCTGGCTGGCAGTGGGCGGCCCCGTAGACCTTGACGCCCTGGCCTCCCGGGCCCTGGCGGTACAGCGCCGCCTGGACCGGGAGGCCGGCCGCGCGGTCGCGCTGGCGAGGGCGGGCAAGGCCGCCGCCGCGGAAATCGAGCGGCTTGAGGCAGCGGTTGACCTGCACGCGAAGGTGGCCGCGCTGCTGACCAGCATGGGCGAGGAGCGCCAGGAGGCCGCCAGGGCGATGTTCGAGGACCTGGCGACGCGCGCCCTGCAGGTGATCTTCGGCGAGGAACTGTCGTTTCACCTGCTGCCCGGCGAGGTCGGCGGGCAGGCCACCCTGGAGCCGGTCATCCGGTCTCCCTACGGGGACCGGGTCCTTGAGACGGCGGTGGTGGACGCCCGCGGCGGCGGCATGGTGGTGGTGGTCGGCTTCGTGCTGCGGCTGGTGATGGTGAAGCTGACCCCGGGGGCCCGCCAGGTGCTGTTCCTGGACGAGTCGTTCCGGTTCGTCAGCGAGAGCTTCATTGACCGGCTGGGCGCCTTCCTGCGCGAGGTGGCCGACCGGATGGGGGTGCAGGTGTTTATGATTACCCACGATAAGTCGCTGGTTCAGTTCGCCGACGTGACGGTGCGCCTGGCGCGCGGTCCGGACGGCCGCACGCAGGTGTTCGAGGGGGAGGCGGAGTAGTTGCCGGGACGCAGCCCCGAATCGGTCGCCGGGTGGCTGGAGGGGAACCTCCACCGCTTTGACGGGCCGCAGCAGTACCTGGGCACCGAGCCCAACTCGGCGCGCCGCCCCTGGGACGGGGCCTCGGTGCGCCTGCTGCTCGCCGCGTCCTGGGACTACAGCCAGGCGGCCGGGAACATGGCCATCCCGGCGCTGTACGACGCGGTTCACAAGGCCGGGGCCTACACCCTGGCGGATCGCTGGTACCTGCCAGCCACCATGCGCGACCTGGACCTGCTGGTTAAAGGGCAGGTGCCGGTGTTCGGGATTGAGTCCCGCCACCAGCTGCGGGACTTTGACATCGTCGGCACCAGCATCTCCTACACGGTGCTGTTCATGAACTTCTGCCGGTACCTGACCATGAGCGGGGTGCCGCTGCGCTGGCGGGACCGGGTGCCGGAGGACTACCCGATGATCCTGGCCGGCGGGCAGGCCTGGTGCGCCCCCGAGTTCATGGCTCCGGTGGTGGACTGCGTCTGGCTGGGCGAGGCGGAGGACGAGCCCGGCAACCCCGGCATCGCCGCCGTCTGCGCGCGCGTCCGCGAGCTCAGGGAGTCCGGTGACTGGCAGTCCCGGCGCGTGTGGTGCTATCAGCGGCTGGCCCTGGAGTTCCGGTTCCTGTACTTCCCCCGGTTCACCGCCGTGGACTACCGCTACGAGGACCGCGGGCTGCCCGAGCAGACGAAGACGGTCGCCGGCTACCGTCCCCTGCTGGACGGGATGCCCCTGGAGCGCCGCTCGCGCCGGGTCGCCAGCCTGGCGGACGCGGACCTGATGACCAGCGCGCCGGTGCTGTTCTCCGACCCCGGCATGGGCTCGGGGGACGTGGAGGCCATGCGCGGCTGCGACTGCTGGTGCGTGTTCTGCCGGCTGTCCTGGGTGTCTAAGCCGCCGCGGGAGGAGCCGGTGGAGCGCACGGTGGAGCGGGCGGCCGCCTGGCGGCGCAACATGGGCGCCACCGAGATCAGCCTGGTGGCCCCTGACCCGCCGATGCACCGGCGGAAGAAGGAACTGATTGGGGCGCTGCTGGAGAATGTCACCGACCGGGTGGACGCCTCGTCCATGCGGATCGACGACTACCTCAGCGACGGCGACTTCTCGCTGCTGCTGCAGGTGTCCGGCACTGATTCCATCACGCTCGGGCTGGAAGGCGGCGCCCAGCGGATCCGCGACCTGGCCGGCAAGGGCACCTCCGACGACGACGTGGCCGCGGCGGTCACCCGGGCGATCCGGGCCGGGGTGCGGAAGGTGAAGCTGTACTTCATCAGCAACTGGCCGGGCGAGTCCCGCGCTGACGTGATGCGGGTGGTGGAACTGGGCCGCCGGCTGGCGGACATCCGCGACTCGCTCGGCCCGGCCGCCGCCGGGGTGCAGATCATCTTCTCCTGGACGCCGCTGCTGATCGAGGCGCAGACCCCGCTGCAGTGGTTCGCGGTCACCCCGCCCGACTACATGCTGTCGGAGGCGTTCCGGGAGCTGATGGACAACCACCGGATCTGGGTGAAGATCGGGTCCAAGGCGACTGCCGAGAAGATGGCGTTCTTCCAGGTCTGCCAGCGCGCGAGCCGGGACGTGGGCGAGGCGGTCGCCGACGTGATCGAGCACTACGGGACCGCCTCCTGGGGCGGGTTCCCCAAGGACATGCCCGCCCGGCTGGACGAGGCGCTGCGCCGCCGCGGCTTCCGCAACGGCACCGACGACATCTTCGGTGAGCGGTTCTACGGCGACCTGCTCGGCTGGGAGTTCATTCACACCGGCGTGTCCCGCGACCTGATGTGGCGGGCCTACCGGGACATGGTGGAGTTCCTGGAGGGCACCAGCGCCGAGACCTACGACAGCCAGGTCCCCGACGGCTACCACGGCCAGGAGTGGGTGCCGCGCTGCGACCAGCAGTGCAGCGGGAACGCCTGCGGGGTGTGCACGCGGGAGGACCTGGAGCTGCGCCGGGCCCGGGTGCAGGCGGCCGACCGCGACCTGCAGGCCCGGCCGGTTCGCCCGGTTGACCACTCCACCGTGGCGCTGAAAGTCCGTCTGCAGGTGGACCGCCCGCCGGGGCTCCGGTTCGTCACCAACGAGTCGCTGGTGTACGTCTTCCGCCGGGCCGCCTACCAGGCGCAGGAGTCCTTTCCGGGCTTCCCCGACCTGGCCAGCCGCGCGGTGCGGCTGGCGTCCGGCAGCACCGGCTACCGCGAGCGCAGCGCCGGGCGGGACTACGTGGAGTTCGGCCTCACCCGGGGCAGTGAGGCGGTCGGCCCCTACCTGGCGAAGCTGGGGGAGATACTGCAGCCGCACCTGAGCTGGACCGGCCTGTACCGGGTGCTGCTGCCCTCGGCGAAGCTGCCGTCGCGCCCCTCCAGCCTGTGGGAACTGGAGGTCGCCGACGACCCGGGGGCGCTGGGCCGCCGCCTCGCCTGGTGGGACGCGGCAGCGGAGGTGCCGGTTCAGATCCGGGCGGACAGCTTCTACACCGGGGCGACCGCCGTGCGCGGCGACGCCAAGGAGCACGTCGCTGACTTCTGGGTGACCCGCGACGGGCACCGGGTGCTGCTGAAGATGATCCTCAACGGCAGGCTCGGCCCGTACCAGGCGTACGCGGCGCTCACCGGGCGGGCCTCGTGGATCGACGCGGCCCGCTACACCGCGCTGCGCGAGGAGTTCTTCCACGGAGGCGCGCAGCCCTGCGAGGGCTGCGGCCGGCCGGTGCCCGCCAGCCTGGTGGACGTGCCCTGGTCGGACAGCCTGTGCCCGCGGTGCGCGGACCAGGCCACCGGGCTGGTAACAGCAGGGCTGCGCGCCGCCGGCGTATTACCGGGTACGAGTTACCCACACCTGGGGAGAGAGCCTGTGGACAGCCCCGGCTTCAAGATGACGCACCGGTACGGGGACACCTTCGGCGCCGCCGCGAGCCAGCCCGCCGAAGAGGACGAGGACTGGGCGGGCCCCGGCTTCCCCCGGCACCCGAGCCCGGACACGCTAGACCAGGCGCAGCCCGTTGACGCAGCTGCCTGAGCCGCAGTTCGCCGAGGGCGCCCCCTGCCCGCAGTGCGGCGCTCCCGCCGAGCCCGAGCAGGACGGCCTGACGGTCTACCTCGCGTGCCCGAACTGCGGCAGCGAGTTCGGCTACCGCCGTATAAGCCAGTCAGGGCCGGCGTGTGCCGCCGGCCTGCCAATTGACGCTCAGGCCCGCGCCGGTCCCGGCCCGGTGTTCCTGGGGGCGACCATCGCCAGGAGGCCCGAGTGAGCAACCTTGCCCTGAAGTACCGGCCGCGCACGTTCGGTGACGTGGTGGGGCAGCGGCCGTCGGTGGCGGTGCTGTTCCGGATGTGCCGCCGTGGCACGGTGCCCGGCTGCCTGCTGCTGCACGGCAAGCACGGCAGCGGCAAGACCACCATGGCGCGGATCGTCGCGAAGGCGCTCAACTGCGCCGCGCCGCCCGGCCCGGCCGGGTCCTGGCCGTGCGGCCAGTGCGCCTCCTGCCGGGCGATCGACGCCGACGCCAGCCCGGACGTGACCGAGATCGACGCGGCTAGCAACGGCAACGTGGAGCAGATCCGCCGGGTGCGGGAGAGCGCCCAGTACGGCACCCTCGCCGGCAGTTACCGGGTGTACATCATCGACGAGGCGCACGGCCTGTCCGCTGCCGCGTTCGAGGCGCTGCTCAAGATCCTGGAGGAGCCGCCGCCGGGCACGGTGTTCATCCTCATCACCACTCAGGTGAAGTCGGTCCCGGCCACCATCCAGAGCCGGTCCAGCCCGTTCAAGTTCGACCCGCTCACCACTGAGCAGGTAGCCGGCCGGCTGGCGGAGATCTGCCGGCTGGAGGGACTGGCCACCGAGCCGGCCCTGGTCGCCGCTATCGCCGAGGCCGCGCAGGGGGCGATGCGCGACGCGGTGGTGCGACTGGACCAGGTGGCGTCCGTGGACGTGCACAGCCTGGAGGCGTGGCAGGAGCTGACCGGGGAGACCGACTTCGCCCCCGGCCTGCTGCTGGCCACCGCCGACGGCGACGCCGCCGCCATGTACGCCGCGATGGACGCCGCGCTCGCCGCCTACGGGGACCCCGGGCACGTCACCCGGGAGCTGGTCCGCTGCCTGGCCGACCTGCAGGTGCTGTGCTGCGGCGGGCCGGTGACCGCCCAGGGAGAGGCACTGGAGGCCCGCAAGGCGCTCGCCGCCCGGCTGGGCCCGGCCCGGGTGCTGGGGGCCATGACGGTGCTGTGGGACCTGCACGCCCGGGTCCGGATTGAGGACCGCCGGGCCTGCCTGCAGCTAGCCCTGTCGCAGGTGGGCAAGGCGCTGTGCCCGCCGCCTGCGGTGCCCGCGCCGATCGCAGCGGGGGGAGGGCAGCCTGCCTCCCTGGACTTCATGAGGACCGCACTGGGGAGATAAATGACCGTCAACCTCGCCGACCGCCACCCGTCTGTCCAGCAGGTCGCCCGGTGGCTTACCCCGAACCCCCGCCTTCCGGAGGGCCCGCCCGCTAGTGTTGCCGCCGTGATGCGCGACACCCGGGACAAGCTGCTGGAACTGGTCGGCGACGGCCCTGAGCTCACCGTCGCCCTGCGGCACCTGGTGGACGCCAAGGACGCCGCGGTCCGCCAGGCCATCGCCGACCAGGGCGAGCAACTGTGAAGGTCCTGGTCACCGGCGGGGACGGCTTCATCGGGCGGGCCACCTGCCAGGAGCTGCGGCAGCGCGGCCACGAGCCGGTCATCTTTGACCGCAAGCGGCAGGTGAGCGGCAACCTGATCCTCGGCGACATCCGGGACGCCACCGCGGTCACCGAGGCGGTCGCCCACGCGGACGCCGTGATTCACCTGGCCGGCGTGCTCGGCACCCAGGAGACGATCGCCAACCCGCTCCCGGCCGCGGAGACCAACATCCTGGGCGGGCTCAACGTGCTGCAGGCCTGCGCCCAGTACGGGGCGCCGCTGGTGAACATCGCGGTCGGCAACTGGTTCGAGTTCTCCACCTACTCGATCTCCAAGACCACCGTTGACCGGTTCACCGTCATGTACGCCCGGCACCGGGGCCTGCACGCGTGCAGCGTCCGCGCGTTCAACGCCTACGGCCCCGGCCAGTCTGTCGCCCAGCCGTACGGCACCAGCCGGGTGCGCAAGGTGGTGCCGTCGTTCCTCTCCCGGGCGCTGCACGGCGAGACCATCCAGGTGTACGGCGACGGCAGCCAGGTGATGGACATGATCTACGTCACCGACGTGGCCCGCTGCCTGGTGCAGGCGCTGGAGCAGGGCAAGCCGGGGCTGATCTACGAGGCCGGCACCGGGCGGCGCACCACCATCCTGGAGGTCGCGCGGTGCGCGCAGGCCGTGCTCCGCGAGCAGGCGGGCATCCAGGCGGGCATCGAGCACCTGCCGATGCGGCCAGGCGAGACGCCGGGCTCGGAGGTGCTCGCCGACCCGGACAAGGTGCGCGGCCTGGGCCTGGACCCGCTCTCGTTCGTCCAGTTGGAGGACGGCATGGCCGAGGCCGCGGCCCACTACCGGAGGATGTTCGCGTGATTCCGGAGATCATTCACCGGCTGTGGCTGGGGCCGCGCCCGATGCCGCAGCGGTTCCGCGAGTACGGCCAGCGGTGGCGGGAGCTGAACCCCGGCTGGGTCGTGCACGACTGGTCGTGGCAGGACCTGCCCGCCGACCTGGCCAACGAGCCCGTGCTGGACGACCTGCGCGCGCGGTGCACCAACGGGAACTCGGTGGAGCTGCCCACCGCGCTGGCCGACGTCATCGGCTACGACCTGGTGGCCAAGTTCGGCGGGATCTACGCCAACTGCGACCTGCAGCCGGTCCGCCCGCTGCGCCCGGAGATGACCGACGGGCGGGCGTGGGCGAGCTGGGAGGAGGCCGAGCGGCACCACGTGGTCAACGCCGTCTTCGGCGGGCCGCCCTGGCACCCGTTCTGGCTGGCGGTGGTGGCCGAGCTGCCGGTGCGCTACTTCGCGCTGCGCGACGCCGGCGACCTGCACATGAACCACATGACCGGCCCGCTGCTGCTCACCGGGATGTACCAGCGCCTGCCGGAGAGCCTCACGGTGTTCGGCGCCGAGGTGTTCAACCCGGTGCACTGGTCGGCGATCCCGCCCGGCGAGACCGCGGACGCCTACTGGGACCTGGACGCCCTGCCGGGCGCGGTGGCGCTGCACCACTGGGACCACCGGCGCACCGGGCGCGGCAACGTGGTCAGCTAGCGGTGAAGGTCTTCGACACCTTCCTGTTCGGCGACGAGCTGGACATGCTGGAGTGCCGCCTCATTGAACTGGACGGCAAGGTGGACCGGCACGTCCTGGTGGAGGCCGCGGTTGACCACCAGGGCAACCCGAAGCCGCTGCACTTCGGCGAGAACCGGGACCGGTTCAGCCCGTGGCTGGACCGGATCACCCACGTGGTCGCCGACCTGCCCACCCGGGCGGAGACCGCCAACCCCTGGGACCGCGAGTTCGCCCAGCGGCAGGCCGTCTGGCGCGGCCTGGAGGGCGACGCGGAGCCGGAGGACCTGGTGCTGGTCTGCGACGTGGACGAGATCCCCTCGGACGCGGCGGTCTCGATGCAGCCGGACGGCCCGGTCGCGATGGGCATGTGGCTGTCCATGTTCGCGGTTGACTGGGTGTACCCGGAGCAGGCCCGGATCGCCGTCGCCGGGCGGGCGAAGGCCCTGGCGGAGGTCCCGCTGCACGTCGTGCGGGACAACGGGGTGCGCGCCCGGCTGCCGCTGGCGCCGGGCTGCGGCTGGCACTTCACCTGGCTGGGCGGGCCGGAGGCGATCCGCCGCAAGGCGGGCCAGTTCTGCCACCTGGAGCTGCGCGAGATGATCCTGGACGGCAACGAGGCAGGCGAGTGGTACGAGCAGGGCTTCACCTGGCACGGGCCGGCCATCGCCCCGTACCCGCCGCCGCGCCGGTCCGGCCGGCTGGTCCCGGTGGACGTGAACCAGTCCTGGCCGCGCTACATCCGCGAGCGGCGCTGCCCCCCTGAGTGGTTCCGGCCGCGGTGAGCCTGGAGGAGAAGGCGGCCCTGGACCGCTGGACGGTGGAGTGCGCGGTCGCCCTGCAGGTGAGCTACGGGCACAGCTTCGGGACGGCGTGGCTGCTGGCGGCGTACTCGCGGGACATGCTCCGGGAGAGCCTGGAGAAGCCGCTGTCCCCGTTCATCGTGACGGGGTTCTAGTGGGCCTGGACGAGGAGCACCCGCTGCAGTACGCCTTCGCGGAGGGCACCTGCGCGCGGTCCGCCCCGGTGCTGAACGGCACTCAGGGCATGACCGACGAGCAGGTGTTCGCCGAGCTCGCCCGCCGCGGGGAGGACTCACTCGGCCGCAAGATCCCCCAGTTGGCCCTGATGCAACTGCAGCACCCGGCCGGGTACGGCCTGCGGACTGAGCGCTACGACCGCTGCCCGGCCTGCGAGCAGTGGTCGCCGTGCCGGGTGCGGGAGGCTGCTGGCGCGGGTTCGTGAGGGCGAGGGACTGCGGCGCCCGATTACAGGGGCGTGGCAAGCGCTGACTGGGACAAGATTGACGGCCTGTTCTCCTGCCCGGGGACGGTGACCGACGACGACCTGCGCCGCGGGTACGAGGAGTTCTACGCGACGATCCGGCGCGAGTGCGAGGGCCTGGACATGTCGGCCGCGCAGATCATGCGGACCAGCGTGCTGCTCGGCTGGTACTTCAAGCACCAGCAGACCTCCCGGCACGGCTACGGCACCGACGACGGCTACGCCCACCCCGGCCAGGAGAAGGACGCGCTGCTCGCCTGGGAGGCCATCGCCCGTACCTGGGACGACGTGCGGTCCAAGAGCCGGCCGCAGGCCACCGGGGGGCTGACCCCCGAGCAGGTCCGCGACGTGTTCCTGCGGGTGCTCGGCGAGGTGGACGACAAGGGGCTGCGCGCGATGCTGCAGGACAAGTTCGTCGAGGCGCTGGCAGGTGCCTGATGGCCGGTGCCCTGGATCTCCTGGAGGCGGCGCACGATGAACGCGAGGCGCACGATCACCTGCTGCGCGAGTGCCCGTGGTACCGACACGTGGACAAGGGTGGCCGGGAGCACCCTGACCTGCACTGCAGGCCCGCAACGGGAGAGCCGCGCGGGCTGAGCGAGGGCGGCGCGCTGGTCAAGTTCACCCCGCGCACGCCGGAAGCCTCCACGGTGGTGAAGCCGACGGTGCCGCCGGGCGGGCCGGGCCTGTTCCACATGAAGGGCCACCACCTGCCGCCCTACATCGAGCACCTGTACCCGCACCTGGTGGCGCGCTACGGCAAGCACGCCGCCTACGGGGTGGCGGTCGGCATCGTCAAGAAGTGGGCGGCCGGGGTGAACCCGGGCGGCTGGAAGACCAAGAGCGGCAAGGGCAAGCGCACCCACCCGGACGTGCGGGCCGCCGCCGCGCGGAACGTGGCGCAGTGGGAGCAGGAGCGGGCGGAGGCGCATGCGCGCCACGGGGACCGCGCCGCCGCCTCGGCGGTGGAGCTGGCGGTGGCGACGGCCCCGGGCGCGCGCCCCTTTACTCTGCCGCCGCCACCCGGAGGGCGGTATTCCCAGTACGGGCTGCACCAGAACCCGGTGCAGGCCATCGCCCCCAGCCCGCCGCTGCCGCCCGCGGCGAAGCTGCCGACGGCGGCAGAGGTGCGCGCCGTCATCCCGCTGGTGCCCGAGTGCTCGGACGCCAGCCTGTCGGCGACCGCCCGCAAGTTCCTGGAGCAGGCCGCCTACAAGCTCAGCAAGGACAACCCCCTGGAAGCGCTGGCGGTGATGCGCAGCGCCCAGGCGGCCATGTACGCGGCGCACAAGGCCGACCAGGGAAACATGCTGCCCTCGGCCTACACCGCCAACGTGTTCACCCGCATCCCGCCCGCCGGGCAGTCCTCGGCGACTACGGCGATGCTTCAGGGCCAGCACAAGGTGCTGGCCTGGCGCAAGGCCGAGCAGGCGCTGGGCGCGCTCACCGACCGGATCCGCAAGCGCTACTTCCACGGCGTGTACAACGGCCCGAGCCAGATGGCCCGGATGACGCAGGAGGACGACATGACCGCTCTTGACCGGGTGCTGGCGCTCGCCGCGGTGACGGGGAAGGACGTGTCCGAGCCGGTCACCTCCGACACGTCGATGCGTACCCCGCTGATCCAGCCGCTGGAGAACCTGCTGGACATCGCCGACCCGGACGCGCGCCGGCAACTGAACGCGCTGCCCGCGCTGGACAAGGCGAAGGTGAGCGCGTACCTGGACTCGGCCCGCCGGATGCTCGCCACCAACCCGGGCGGGGCAGCCCAGTCCGCGCTCCGCGCCTGCGTGGTCGCCCGCGAGTCCGGCGCGCACGACCTGGCCCGGCACATCCACCACCACGTCCAGGCGCTGGCGATGGGCCAGAACCTGACCCACTCGGCGGACGATGCCGCCCGGATGCAGGCCGGGGGCAAGGGCGTCAGCCCGGTCACCTACCGGCCGCTGGCGACCGACAACCCGAACGGCCCCGCCCGGACGCCCACCAGCTTCACGTAGAGCACGTTGAGCACCTGCACAGGCTGCACGCCGAGCACGTCGCCCACCTGGAGCACCTCCACCACCTGCACGTGGAGCACATGGCCAGCCACCCGGCGCCAGCTGCCGCTAAGAAGCCCCCCGCGACGGTTAAGAAGCCCTCCGGCGCTCTCCCCGCGAAGTAGTCCGATAACCCGGGCGGAGCCAGATCGCCCCTGGGAGGCACGGTGTCACTGGAGAAGCTGCTCGAACTGTCGGGCGCCGTCCCGCCGTCTCCCGACCTGGACGCGGATCTGCTGCTCGCCGCGCAGGTCGCCACCAGGGAGCTGCTGACCCTGCTCGCCGCTGCTGACGACGACGAGAAGGACGGCGGCAAGGACGACGATGACGACGACGGGGGAGGCGGCGGCGAGCACTCCTCCCACGCCACCTTCAAGGCCCTGGTGAAGCGGAAGGTCCCGGCCAAGCGGGCCGCGTCCATGTGCGCCCGCTCGGACAAGAGCGTGAAGGCCTCCCAGTTGGCTGCGGCGCTCGGCGAGATCCTGGCCGGCCAGCCGGGCCGGGACCTGGCGCTGGTGACGCTTACCCCGGAGAGCGAGACCGCGGGCGGGCGCAAGAAGGCGGCGAAGGCCGGCCACGCGCTGCCCGACGGCAGCTTCCCGATCGAGGACAGGAAGCACCTGCACAGCGCGGCCGTGCTGGCTGCCTCCGGCCACGGCAACGCCGGCGCGGCGAAGGCGCTGATCCGCAAGCGGGCGCGGGAGATGGGCGTGGACGTGAACTCGCTGCCCGGCTTCGGCGGCGACCGGGAGGAGGACGGCGAGAAGGCCGCCGCCTCCATGCTGGCGCTCGCCGCCCGGATGGCGGGCCCGGCGGCGGTGGCGATGCACCACGCGTCCATGACCGGCACGCACAGCCACGCGCACGCGATGACCGCCACCCACGAGCACGAGCACCAGCACTACGGGGACAACAACCACGACGGCGGCCCGCTGCACCGGCCGGGCTCCGAGCCTAGGAGGGCCTGGTAACCATGCTCGCTGTCATCGCCTGCCTTGTCTCCGTCATCGGCGCGGTACTCGCCTGGACGGACAACACGATCTCCGTCCAGCACCTGCTCGCCATCGCCTTCGTGGTCCTGCTTTTCATCGCCGGGCACCTGGCGTTCCGGCTGTGGTGGCCGGACGCGCGGCGCTGGTAGCGGGTGGCGTCAGCCGGCGCTGCCGCGGCGGCCCTGCTCGGGGCGGTCGGCGGCACTGGCACCTCCGTAAGCGGGACCAGCATCTTCGAGGAGGAGCCGGTCCCGCTTGACGTGTTCGTGCAGGACCGCGCCTACCTGGCGAACCCGCCGCTGAGCGACGTCCAGTACGAGGCGGTGCGGCACGCCGAGCGGGTCTACTACCTGGACACCTACGCCCTGCTGGCGGGCAGCGCCGAGCGGAAGGTCCGGGACTACTGGAGCCAGCCGACCAGGATGGTCAACTTCCTGGAGCTGGAGTGGGGCAAGGGCGGAGGCAAGGACCACACCTGCCGGATGATCGCCATGCGGGTCTGCTACCTGCTGCTGTGCCTGAAGAGTCCGCAGCTTTACTACCGGATGCCCGAGCAGGATTCGATCCACGTCCTGAACGTCGCATCATCTTCGAAGCAGGCGCAGCGCGCGTTCTTCGCCCCCATGCGCCGCGCCGTCGGCCGGCCCGGCTGCTGGTTCCAGCGCCAGGGCGTGGACATCCTGGACGCCGCCGAGCGGCAGCGCCGGGGCAGCCGCGGCGAGCGGACCACCGCGCTGCTGGACACCATCCGGTTCGAGCACAACATCGAGGCGGTCTCCGGGCACAGCGACGCCGACAGCCAGGAGGGGCTGAACCTGATCCTGGGGATCGCCGACGAGATCGACGCGTTCCGCTCGGCCGCCGAGCTCGCCAAGTCAGGCGGGGCCAAGCAGCGCGAGTCCTCCAGTTCGGCCGAGGCGATCCTGGACATGATCCGGACCAGCGCCACTACGCGGTTCCCGGAGACGTTCAAGAACGTCCACATCTCCTACCCGCGCTACCTGGGCAGCACCATCCAGCAACTGGTGGCGAAGGGCAAGGCCGACAACGAGGCCAAGGGCGAGGCCAGCCGCTACTACGTGTCCGGGCCGCTCGCCACCTGGGAGGCGAACCCGCGGATCAAGGGCAAGGAGTCGTTCGCCGAGGACTACGAGAAGGACCCGGCGCTGGCGGAGGCCAAGTACGAGTGCCGCCCGCGGCGCGCCATCAACCCGTACTTCGCCAACGAGGCGGCGATCCGCGACTGCCTGACCGAGTACGTCATGCCGCCGGTGAGCGTCTCCTACGTGCGCGAGGGCGCCACCTGGAAGCCGCAGTACACCTTCAGCCCTGAGCTGTTCCCGGTGAAGGGCGCGCTGTACGCGATGCACGCCGACCTGGCGGCCACCGGCGACCGGGCCGGCGTGTCGATGGCCCACGTCAAGCGCTGGCAGGATCACGCCCTGACCGGCTACGACGAGGACGGCCTGGAGATCCAGGTCCAGGAGCGCCGCCCGGTGGTGAAGGTGGACTTCACCATCAGCTACGAGTCCAGCCCCGGCGCGGTGCCGCCGATGGAGATCCAGATCCGCTGGGCGCGGATGCTGTGCCTGGAGCTGCGCCGGATGGGTTTCCCGGTGGTCCGCTTCACCTTTGACCAGTGGCAGTCCAAGGACAGCATGCAGATCCTGGAGAGCCACGGCATCGAGACCGACCGGTTCTCCACCGACGTGTCGGAGGAGGGCTGGCGCACCCTGCGCGACCTCATGTACGAGGGCAGGCTGCAGATGCCGGCCCGGGAGCTGACCGTGGTGGAGCTGCTCGGCCTGTCCCGGCTGCCGAACGGCAAGATCGACCACCTGGGCGACTCGTCCAAGGACGAGGCCGACTCCCTCGCCGGCGCGGCCTGCGGCGCGCTGGAGGCCGGGGGCCAGGAGGACCCGAACGGCAAGCGCGCCTATCCCGGCCAGGTCTCGTTCTACGGGCCGGAGGCGGACATCCCCTCGCCCGCGGGAATGCCGGGGACGCTGGTGATGCTCGGTCCCGACCAGTTCCTGCCCGGTGACCGGCCGGGCTTCGAGTACGGGTCCAGCTACCTGGACGACTGGGGCAGCGTCAGCGGGGACTACGCGCAGTGAGGGAGCCGCGCCGCATGCGGCTCCCCCAGCGCCATCAGTCTCGCCCGTCCGCGCAACCGGAAGGCACCTCCAGTGTGCACGGCCTGCCGCCCGCTGTCACCAGGCAGCACGGTTCCGAACGACTGTGAACAGCCGTGAACGCCGGTGTACGCTTCCGGACGTGGAGCGCCCCAGGTACCCCCTGATCGCCGCCGACCTGCGTACCGGCATCGCCGCGGGCACCTTCCCGCCCGGGAGCCGGCTGCCCGGCGAGAACGACCTGATGATGTCGTACGGGGTCGCCCGGGCGACCGCCCGCAAGGCGCTGGACGTGATCGTCCGCGAGGGGCTGGCCGAGGCCCGCCAGGGGGCGGGTACCTTCGTCCGGGTGACCCGCCCGGCGATGCCGTTCGAGAAGCTGATGGCGCACGTGGCCGGGCTGGGTGAGGCGGACTGGGAGCGGTCGCTGGCCGAGCTCGCCGCCCGGGTCGGGGAGCCGGCGGGGCGGTTCGCCGACGCGCAGGCGGCAGTCCGGGTGTGCCGGGCCGGGCCGGTGGAGATCCTGGCGGTCATGCACCCGCTGGTCCGCCGGGCGGTGGACGCCGACCGCGGCGGCGTGGCCTCCGGCGGGCTGGGCAGTATGTTTGACAGCAGTCAAGAGGGGTAGTACGGTGGTGCCTGTCGGAAGAGGGGTCGCGGGACCCGGTAGGGCCGGGTCCCGCGAACTTCCCCGGTAAATAGCTTGACAACAGTCAAGCAAGGTAGTACCTTTAAAGAGTGGCCCGGGCGGGCCGCAGCGGATACGTTAGGGAGCATGATGGCCAGGCAGTCAAAGCAGCAGTCGCGAGGGTGGTACGCCAGCCCGTGCGCAAGCATGCTCCTGCCTGAGCACAACTTCATCCCCGGCGAGGTGGTTCCTGGCTAAGGACTAGTCCTGACCAGCAGGAACCGCCCCCGGAAGCTCCGGACAGGGCGGTTTTTCAGTTTCATAGGGACGTAGCTCAACAGGCAGAGCGCTGGTCTCCAAAACCAGTGGCGGAGGTTCGACCCCTCCCGTCCTTGCGACCACCGGCGACGGCGAGAGCCCGAGCGGGTGAATGTCAACGAACCTTGACATCTCCACAGCGTGAGCATCGTAAGGCGGCGGGTTGCCAGCCCGCCGCGAGTTCTCCCGTTGCCCGCTTCGGCGGGCGGCGGGGTCTGACGTGGCAGCGGGACCGTGTTCACACCGCGGTCCCGCTGTCGCGCCCTGGGGCCTTGGCGCAGCAGGTAGCGCGTTTGCATGGCATGCAAAAGGTCAGGGGTTCGACTCCCCTAGGCTCCACGGCGGGAGACGCGGGTTCGACCCCCGTCCCGGAGATGCGAAGGCAGCGGGCGCCGAGCGCCGGGCTAGTACGCGTAGCGGAACGCCCCGGCAGCCGGCCTGCTGACTGATCCGGGTAGCTCAATGGCAGAGCGCCGCATCTGGGGCTTTAGCACAGCTTGGTAGTGCGCTGCACTCGCAATGCAGAGGCCGCGGGTTCGATTCCCGCAAGCTCCACGTCGCATGCCAGGCAAGGCATCCTATTCCGGAGTTGATCACCGGGCAAAAGGTAACCTGACGAGCCGGCGGGCCTCCAACCGCCCGGACTGGGTAAAACATGCGGCTCCATCGGGGTGTGGCGCAGCTTGGCTAGCGCGCTACGTTCGGGACGTAGAGGTCGGGAGTTCGAATCTCCCCACCCCGACGTAAGGGCCTGGGGTCCTGACGGCGCATGCCGGACGGGCCGGGCCAGCTGGTGAGCGTACGGCACTGGCTGGTAGTGGTTAGCGACCCAGGGAGCGGGAGATGGTACCCCGCGCGAAACATCGGGCTGTAGCGCAGTTTGGCTCAGCGCGCCCGGCTGGGGGCCGGGAGGACGGCGGTTCGAATCCGCCCAGCCCGACGCAAGCAGGAAATCCCGGTTCAACTCCGGGCGAGGGCTTCGGCCTGGTAGTTCAGCGGTCTGAACGCCTGTGACGGGATATTGCGTAACGGAAGCGCGCCTGGTCTGGGGCCAGTCAGCCGGGGTTCGACTCCCTGTATCCCGACTTGGCAGCGCCTAGGCAGGAGCCGGCATAACCCGGTGGTCGGCCGAAGCAGGGACGCCTGTCCCGAGTTCGTGCCGGGGTACCGGGTTCCCCGGGCGGGCTGGGTGCGCTGTCATCCACGGTCGCGTAGCTCAGATGGTAGAGCGGCTGCCTGAAAAGCAGCATGCCGGGGATTCGGGCGCCCCCGTGACCACCTGCACGTAACACAGGTATGGGGTACAACCTTTGTGCTTGTGGCACTCGTAAGAGGTATACGGCGGAACGGTGCCGAAAGTGCCGTTACACCGACATCGGCAGCCCCCGTGAGGCGGTCACTGCTCCCGAGGTTGCCTGGATTGCAGGCATCTTGGAGGGTGAGGGCTGCTGGACGGGTGGTCCGAACCGACAGGGGCGGTGGGTAGTAGCTGTTCGAATGACGGACGAGGACATCGTTGAGCGATTGTTCAGCGTGACTGGTGTCGGCCGCATCACCCGCGAGGAGAGCGTTCGTGGCTATAAGACGGCCTGGATTTGGCAGGTTGCGGCTCGGCCTCACCGTGAGTGGCTGACCTTGAAAGTGTGGCCCTGGCTTGGTGCGCGCCGGCGCGCACGCATTCGAGAGCTATGGCCGGAAGTAGATCTTGCCCTACAAGCATTCAGTGGCGATGTGCCAGCCTTCCAAGCTGGTTAGCGGGGTTCAATTCCCCGGTGGGGCTCTGGCGGGATGCATACCGCCCCCGGAAACCGGCTGGCCAAAAGACTACGGCACCTCGCATAAGTGCCGTGAGGCCGGAACAGGTCCGGGTTGTTCTTCCCGGTTCCCAGCCCGCCCCCTCTGCTGCTGGCACGGGGCCGGCCTGCTCTCCGCTGGCGGCCGCCAGCGGGGCTGCGGCCCGGTCTCAGGCGAGTGGTTACCAGCAAGGGTGCGCACCTCCCGGTTCGAGTCCGGACGGCAGGGGGAGCGGGCTGGGCACCGGGCTTCAAGCCTCGTTAGCTCAATGGCAGAGCAGCGGACTCTTAATCCGTGAGGTCAGGGTTCGAGTCCCTGGCGGGGTACTTCGGGCGAGTAGCAGAACGGCATATGCGGCGGCTTCAAAACCCGCGTCTTCTTGCGGGTTCGATTCCCGTCTCGCCTACAACGGCTGACAGGGCCGTCCTGCAAATCCCTGTCCGGTCCCCCGGGAGCCGGGGAGCAAGGCCGTTAGTCGGAGGGTCAGCAAAGAGCCCTCCCGCCTTGGAGTATGGCGTAATTGGCAGCGCGACGGGCCCTGGACCCGCCGGTCTTGGTTCGAGTCCAGGTACTCCAGCAGCGGAAGGTCGCGGGTCCGAATCCCGCCCGGTCTCCCTGGAAGGGGCGTCCGGTAGCTCAGTGGCCCAGAGCAACCGCAACCTCCGGTGCCTATAACCCCCGTAAGCGCTTGCGCGGGGGCAAACGCCCGGAGGCCTGCCGCCGCGCACGGCTGCGGCCCCGCCTTCGTACGGCGGGCGACCCGGGTCGGCACCGGGCAGCGGCTCTAGGGAGACGTGCAGCATCCCCAGGTGACTCGCCACCGGAAGCCGCCTCGCGCAAGGCGGTCACGCAGGTGGAGCGAGGGCAGCCGCCCCGGTGCGCGCCGGGGTCCGGTCACCGGGTCTCCCGCTTTTGTCCGGGTGGCGGAATAGGCAGACGCGCCAGCTTGAGGTGCTGGTGCCCGCTACGGGCGCTGCGGGTTCAAGTCCCGCCCCGGACACCTTGCCGGTTTAGCTCACCTGGCAGAGCAGCAGCCTTGTAAGCTGCGGGCGACCGGTTCGAGTCCGGTAACCGGCTCAGTGGGCGCTAGCTCAAAACGGCAGAGCAGCGGGTTATGGTCCCGCGGGTCAGGGTTCAAGTCCCTGTCGCCCAGCTCGGTCCGGGGTGGGTTGACGGCATCCCGCCTTGGCTTTGGACCAAGGGCACGCCGGTTCGAGCCCGGCCCCCGGAGCCTTCATTAGTCACCTGTCGCGTGAAGGCGCGTTCCTGGCATGCCTCTATAGCTCAGTTGGAACGAGCACGCCCTTGGTACGGGCGAGGTCCCCGGTTCGGCTCCGGGTGGAGGCTCTCGCGTTCGCCGGACACGGCGGGCTGGTGGCGATTAGCGTGGGGACCCAGGTTTTCCAGGAGAGGAACCCCATGACCACGCCCCCTGCCCCCGGCACGCCGACGCTGACCCTGACCACTGACGCTGACAGCTACACGGCCGGCCAGACGCTGACCCTGACGGCGGCCTACGCCGACAGCGCGTCCAACCCGGTCTCCCTGGTCATCTCCGCCACCGCGACCGACGCCGACGGCAACACGGCTGCGGCCTCGGTGAACGTGACCGTGGTGGAGCAGGCCAGCGAGTCCATGGACGTCGCCGCGAGCGACTCCTTCGGCGACACCTACACCGAGCAGTCCAACACCCTGTCCAACGGCACCGGCACGGCGGTCCTCACCACGACCGTGACGCCGCCCAGCTAGTGGACCTGGTCATTACCGCCACCGCGACCGACGCCGCAGGCAACACTGCTGAGGCGTCGGTCACGGTCACGGTGGAGGAGGCAACCTGATGGCCAGCACGAGCAACCGCGGCGCCGCCGCAGTAGGAGTGGGCGACGTCAACGTGGACCTGACGGTCCGCGTGCACCCGGAGGCGGTGGGGTGCACCCTGAAGTTCAGGGGCACGACCGTGCACCTCACGTTCGCCGCGGCGGACGGCGAGGTGTCCGGCATCCAGGTGCCCGGCCGGTCCCGGACCTCGGTCAGGGAGATTGTGGAGGGCGGCTAACGCCCGGTGAACCCCGGACGGCGGCTGGCCGTCCGGCTTGTCGACGTGGCGCAGTTGGTAGCGCATCACCTTGCCAAGGTGAGGGCCGCGGGTTCGAATCCCGTCGTCGGCTCTATGGGGGCAAGCCGGCTAGCGGACGCGCAGCCGGGGAGCACCCAGACACTTCCAGGCGGACCGGCCTCCTGCAGGAGGCCGGGAAGCTCAGCGCGCGAGCGCCGACCTGGCTCCCTGCCGGCCCCCCGGGCCCGGACCAGTCAAGGGAGAACAGCCCGGGGAGCATGGGCGAGTGGTGTAACGGCAGCCACGCACGGCTCAGGACCGTGTGTCCCGGGAGGGACGTGAGGGTTCGAATCCCTCCCCGCCCACTCGGCCGCGCAGGCGGCGAGGGCACGCAGGACGCCCCCGGGTTGCGCCCGGTTTCAAAAAGTCCTGCACCTGGAGAGTGAACTGGCCAGGCGGCCAGGACCCGTTGCTAGCGGGCTCGCGGTGCAAGCCGTGGCGTTCGAGTCGTCCGCTCTCTGCCTGGATGCCGCGATCCTGGCCGGTGTCGGGGCTGGCCGAGCACCTGCCCGAGGGTGACCGCGGATACCTGGAGGGTTCGTCCCCGGCGGGACATCCTGTCTAGAAAACAGGCGGCGGCCCGGGAGGGCCGTGGGGGTCGGCACCTCAACCCTCTGCGAGGCTGGCGTGAGGCGGCGCCTGTAGTGGGCCGACGAGCGCCGCCTCCGTAATGCAGCCAAAGGCCTGACGGGCCGCGCCCCTGGAGGGTGACGGTGCCTTGCCTTTACGAGCAGCGTCTTTTACTGCTCGCATCCGACAGCGTACACACGGTAACTGTTGCTGTCGAGTTTCAAGCGAGGGCTGCGACCCAGCCGGTTGACGGGGACTGCCTGATACGCAGTTAGCAGCGTGGTTCGACTCCACGGCAGCCTACGGCGGTATAGCTCAGTCGGTCAGAGCGTCCCACTCATAATGGGAGGGCCGCCGGTTCGAGCCCGGCTACCGCTACCACGGGCCGCTAGCGCAAATGGCAGAGCGGCGGACCTTTAATCCGAGTGTTCCGGGTTCAAGTCCCGGGCGGCCCACTGCGCGCCGGTAGTTCAGCGGATAGAACGGCCGTTTTCTAAGCGGCGCGGCGGGGGTTCGGGACCTCCCCGGCGCACACATGGTCCTGTCGGCTAGCGGTCTAAGCCGTCTGCCCCTCAAGCAGGAAAGCGCGGGTTCGAATCCCGCCAGGACCACGCAGAGCCTGCTACGCGGGAGACGGCCACGCCAAAGCAGGATTCTGAGGTCCGCGCCGGGAGCTGGCTGAAATCCGCTCGGCAGGACGCACGGCCCCATCGTCTAGCGGCTCAGGACGCCTGCCCTTCAAGCAGGGCGACACCGGTTCGAATCCGGTTGGGGTTACGACGGCGCCGGACTTACCCTGGTGCCGTGGCGCAAGCAGCGGGTGCGCTTCCGGGTCACGTCCGGTTAAGCCCCGCGCGGCGCGGGGTCGAGCAGTTTGGTCGCTCACCAGGTTCATAGCCTGGCATATACGCAGGTTCAAATCCTGCCCCCGCTACGAGGCCCGGCACTGGCGGCCGGCGAAAGCCCCGGGGAACACGTGGCTGGCCCTGCTGGATAAGGGCTAAACAACCGGGGGCCTTACTCGGGCGGGCCTGGGCCTGCCGGATACAGCCGGGAACTGCAGCCTGGCCCGGGTCCAGCGGGCGGAGTATCACCAGGAGCCGGGAACGGCACGGTACCCCGGCGTTTACGATCTCCGGTGGCGCAATCGGCAGCGCGACTGACCGTTAATCAGCAGGTTCCAGGTTCGAGTCCTGGTCGGAGAGCGCAGTACACATGGTCTTGTAGCTCAGTGCGTAGAGCGTCCGCCTGTCGAGCGGAGGGCCGCGGGTTCAAATCCCGTCAGGACCGCTAGCTGCCGAACCCTGAGCGGCGCATGCGCTCGCCGTGCTCGGCCCGGCCGAGCCGGGTGAAGGCACGGCGGGCACCGTACTTGAGGCCGGCGACGGCACCAATCCAGATGCCGATGCCGAGGACGACGAGGTAGGCCACGTAACTAACGGTACCCGCCTCTTGACGCTGGTCAACAGAACGAGGGCGTATAGCTCAGCGGGAGAGCGCGTCTCTGACGCAGACGAGGTCCCTGGGTCGGCACCAGGTACGCCCACCAAGCACGCGTAGCTCAACGGATAGAGCAGCGGCCTACGGAGCCGTGCGTTGGAGGTTCGAGTCCTCTCGCGTGTACTGGACGACGGGTGAGCAGGCTGACACCGCCTTCGAGCTCAGCCCCCTGCCGTCCTTCATGTCCGGTTAGCTCAGCCCGGGAGAGCGCTGCCTCCACACGGCAGGCGTCGGGGGTTCGAATCCCTCACTGGACACGGTCGGTATAGCTCAACGGCAGAGCGCTGGACTGTGGCTCCAGATATACGAGTTCGATTCTCGTTACCAACCCCACGGCGCGTTACCCAAGCGGATAACGGGAGCTGCCTGTAAAGCAGCCGGCTCTGCCCTACGCAGGTTCGAATCCTGCACGCGCCTCTCAGGTGCCCGTAGCTCAGTGGACAGAGCGCCGGCTTCCGAAGCCGGGTGTCGGGGGTTCGAGTCCCTTCGGGCGCACGACTGAGTTCACCGCCGCGACCTGGCAGCGGGTAGCGGTGGGCCAGTAAAGCGGGGCAGGCTGCCGCACTCAGGTGCAGCCCCGTCCATGGGAGTGTGGCCGAGGCGCGTCAAGGCGCACGTCTGCAAAACGTGACATCCGGGTTCGACTCCCGGCTCTCCCTCCACGGCCCGGTCGCCCAATGGATAGGGCTACCGTCTCCTAAGCGGAGGATGGAGGTTCGAGTCCTCCCCGGGTCACTTGCATGATGCTCGCGCTGCGGAGAGTGTGGAGGCGGGAGGCCGGGTACGAGACTCGGCTTCGCGGGTAGAGATCGGAACCGGCCTCCCGCCACATCATGCTACAGTTGCCCCAATGTTCCCCGCCGTCCTCCGGGACTGGCGGGGCTTTTTGCGTCACAGTTCGGTTAACTCGTGGCAAGAGCGTGACGGCTGCGGCATAGTGGTTCGTTGCCCTGCTTCTAGAGCGGGGCGCAACTGTTTAGGAGCTGCATATGAAGATTGGCAGGCGGCTTGCTGCCGCCATTGCGGTACCCGTCCTGGTGGCGGGCGCCGGCCTGGCTGCTGCGGCCTCCGCGAGCGCCAGCGTTGGCCCCGTCCAGTACACGCCGGCGGGCGCTGACTCGATCTCCGGCTACTACGCCCACGCCGAGAACGACAGCATCAACTTCACGCACCTGGCGAGCCGGGTCGGCGGGGACGGCCAGCACTCAATCGAGCAACTGCCGGTGTCGTCCGTGACCGGCACCGTGAGCATCGGCGGCGCGGCGGGCATCGGGCTGTGCAACCAGGGAACCGGCCAGGCCGCCCAGATCGGGCTGGTATACGTCGGCGGCGGCCTGATGGACGTGGTAGACGCCACCGGCTACCTTGCCGCTGGCAACAACAGCGACCTGTGCCAGGGCGGCATCGTCAACCCGAGCGGCCTCAACTCGGCGAGCGGGTTCAGCTTCACGCACGAGGTCACGGATCTCTCGTACACGGCCGGGTCTCCGAACCTGACCGTGACGAGCGGCCCGACTCCGCCGCTTGGCGCTGTGGTAACGGTTGTGATCCCCGGCGGGGCCATTCCTGCAGGTGGCGTGATGCTGTCGCCGACGTTCACGATCCACCCGAGCCCGTCTAACCAGACGTTCCACTTCACTGTGGTGAAGTCTGGTGTCACGACATTCGAACTGGGCACGAGCGCCAACGTCAATTCGGTTCTCACGGTGCCGGCAGGTACCCCGCAGCCGCCCGCCGGTACCGTGCCGTCGGTTTCCTGGCTCAAGGCCGCGCACACCCCCGGCGCGACCTTTGACGTGCTGAAGGCGGGAATCCCGGACAACAACTCCGTTGACCTGGACATCCTCTACGACGCGGCCAACCCGCACCCGACTTTCCACGGGCACGTGTACGCCCAGGGCACGATCATCTTCTCCGCGACCGACCTGGGCGCCCCCGGCGTCAGCTACCAGAACGGCGTGTCCATTCCAGGCAAGACGTTCAACGAGGCCGACGCCGGCGCCATCGCCGACACCCAGACGGTCATCCCGCTGAGCGGCACCCCGCCGTACCCGTACAACGGCCACAACACCGACCCGAGCGAGCTGGAGGGCTTCAGCCACACCCTGGCTGACGGCAACTCTGTCCTGCCGGGCGGCACCGAGACGCACGGCACCTTCTACAGCAACCCGGCGTGGACCGCGTTCCCGGTGGCGTCGGATGCCAACGGGAAGACCTACCTCGGCCCGACGCAGTTCGTTAACGACGGGTTCCTGGAGCTGGTCGGCGCGCCCGTTAGCTGACAACCGGATAGCCTGACCGCAGAGCCCCCGTTCCCCTCCGGCCGGGGGCTCTGCGCTGCCCGGACGATTACGCGGGCATGGTTCACCTTCAGACGATGTGGCACGAGTTCAGCGCCCAGCAGGGCAATGTCCCCGGCGCCCAGCAGGGCGAAGTCGTGGTTACCCTGATGCAGCCGGTGGGCGGCGTCAGCGAGGTGACCCTCCCGAGCAACGACGTGTCGATCGCCGCCGAGGCCGGCAACCTGATCGGCGTGCAGCTCCTCCTGGGCGACGGGCGCCGCCTGTTCGTCAGCGCGGCCAACTTGGCGGGCATCGTGGACGCGCCCCTCGGCAAGGACGTGCGCGCGCACCGGCACGAGGGCGAGCCCGGCACCGGCGGCCCCCGCCCGGAGGTCCAGCCCGGCCAGGGCACGCAGGACCGGCCGGACGCGGAGCGCGGCGAACAGGAGCGCGAGGCCGACGAGGCCGAGCGGGAGCGCCGCGCTGAGCAGGAGGAAAAGGAGGACGACCAGCCGGAGGAGACGCCCCGCGGCAAGGGCACGCGCCCCCAGGCCGCCCAGGCGCGCCGCGCTGGCAGGTAACCCCGATTAGCCCTGCATGACCACTCCAGGCGGCGGCCAGGGCTCGTACACGTCTACGGTGCAGCCCCCGGGCGGCATGGGCGTCACCTCCCAGGGCTACGGCCAGGAGGGCTACCAGCTCGCTGACGACCAGCAACTGGTGCAGCCGCCCGAGGAGGCGCAGAACTTCGCGGTCGGCGTCCCGTACTTCCTCCCGTTCTCCACGCCCTACCGCGATTCGTGGGAGATCTTCCGCGACGACCCGGTGACCGTGCGGCAACTGGTCACCATGCGGCGCCGCGACGGCCAGGCCCGCGCGCTGTACCGGCTGCTCACCAAGCCGCTGCTGAGCGCGATGAAGAACGCGGACGTGGTGCCCGCCGACGGCGTGGTGGGCGGGGTGGAGGAAGCCCAGTTCTGCAAGGACCTGCTGTTCGCGCCGCGGGCGCAGGGCGGGATGACCCACTCCTTTGACCGTTTCGTGAAGCAGATGCTGCTCGCCCTCTTCAACGGGTTCAGCGCCTGGGAGATGGTCTACTGGCAGCCGAAGACCGGGCCGCACAAGGGCAAGTGGACGCTGCGGAAGATCGACTGGCGCCCCTCGGAGACGCTGACTTTCCTGGTTGACGGCCAGGGCGAGTGGAACGGCTTCCGGCAGCGGACCTTCTTCCAGGGCCGGACGATCGATGTCAAGATCCCGAAAGAAACCGGGCTGTACTACGCGCACGAGGAAGCCGAACGCCCGTTCTACGGCGTCTCCATGTTCGAGTCTGCTTTTTACCACTACGACAAGAAGGAAAAGCTGTACTACATTGCCCACCTGGCTGCGCAAAGGGCGGCCGTGGGCCTGCGCGTGGGCACGATGGTGCCGAATGCGCCGAAGGCGGACAAGGACAACTTCATCCGGGCGCTCGCCCAGTTGGGCCTCGCGCAGTACATCGCGCTGCCCACCGCCGACTGGACGGTGCAGACCCTCAACGAGGCCGCGGCGCGCTTTGACTTCCTGGGATTGATCAACCACCACAATTCGCAGATGTCAAAGAGCGTTCTCGCTCAGTGGTTCGATAACGAGCAGGGCGGGGGCCAGGGGGATAGCACACTAGTCGACTTCGGGAAGCAGGACGATGTCACCTATTTCCTCATGCTGGAAGGCGTCCTGGAGGAAATGGCGCAGGTCATCAACGACCACATCTTCCCGCGGTTCGTTGACTGGAACTTCGGTTCCGGGAAGTACCCGCTGTTCAAGTGGGGCCCGCTTACCGAGGAAGCCAAGGCGGCTATCCAGGATACTTTCGATAAGCTCGCCACAGCAGGACAGCAGGCTAACGTCACGCCCGAGTTCATGCTGGAACTGGAGCAGCGGCTGGCGGGCGACTTCGGCTTTGACATTGACTACGACAAGATCAAGGCCGACCGCGAGAAGCAGCAGAAGCAGATGCTCACCCAGCAGCGGCAGCAGGCTCAGCAGGCTCAGGAGCAGGCGCAGAACCCGGTCCAGGCAGGCAAGGGCGGCTCGCCGCAGCAGCCGGTGGTGCACATCAAGGTGCCGGTCGGCTCGCAGACCTCGGCTACCGGCACGTCGGCCGCGGGCGGCAGCGCCATCGGCCAGGGCGGCAAGGGGAACGGGCTGGGCGGGTCGTGAGCGCGCACGACGCCATGATGGCGCTCGCCCGCGACCTGGTGGAGGAGATCGCCGCCGGGCGCGCGGTCGAGCTCGCGGCGGGCGTGTCGCCGCCCGGAGGGCAGCCCGGCCCGGCCGCGCCTGACCCGGCGATGCTGCCGAAGACCGCGCCCAAGGGCGCCGCTGCCGTCCACCCGCAGCTCGGCCAAGCCCTGGTGTGCCGCCCGGGGGACACCATCTCCGGGCTCGCCTACGCGCACCTGGCCCCGACCCCGCCGCCGGGCATGCCCGGCCAGCCCCCCGGCCAGGGGCCGATTGCCGGGCAGTGACCGAGCGCCAGATGCAGCAGACCGCCCCGTACCCCGAGACCCTGGCCGGCCTGGTGAGCCGCCTGCGGTACCGGGATTACCTGGGCTGGCAGGTGTGGCTGGAGGATGACTGCCAGCGGGACAAGCCCGGCCGCCACGCCGGGGAGTCACGCGGGCTGACGCTGGTCGTCCAGCGGTCCGGCACCAACACCTACGACCCGGCGCAGCCGATGGCGGTCAACCACTACTTCCCGGTGCCGCCTGCCACCTTCAACGAGGCGTCGTGGACGCGGTGGCTGTTCGACCGGCTGGGCGACGTGGACCTGCACGAGCGGATGGAGGAGTTCGCGTTCGCGGCCGACGGCGACGCCGGGCCGCGCGAGTGGGTGCGCCCGTACGCCCCCAACCACGGCCCTGGCGAGGACCCCTACCGGGTTACCGAGGTCACCACCCTGACGGCGCGGCGCACCTCGTTCCGCGGCGACGTCAGCCCGGAGTTAGCCAGTGGCCGGGGAAGACCTGGCTGCCGCCGTCCGCCAGTCAGTTGCCGAGGCAGCCGGCTACCTCGCGCTGGTGACGCGCAACAACCCGCAGGGCAGCGCCGACGACCTGCTGCGCCGCCCGGACACCGACGCGGTGCTGCGGGAGGCCCTGGACGAGTCGCGCCAGCAGGCAGAGGAACTAGTCCGCTCGGCCTGGTACGCCGGGGATGACCTGACCGGCGACGACGAGGTGCTGGGCCACCTGCTGGACGACATCGGCAGGATCTTCGGCGATATAGGCCACCTGCGCGGCCTGGTGCGGCACGCGCACGCCTCGGTGCCCCCGCGCCGGTTCGTCCCCGGGGTCACCCCGCCGGGCGAGCACCCGGCCCAGCGCGCCGCCGAGCAGCGGGCCGGCGCGGTGCGCCGCGCGCTGCTGGACTGGGGGCGCCAGGTCGCGCTCCGCTCCCGGATGGCGCTGCACACCGCGGAGGGATCCGGGGCCGCCGCCGCGGTGCTCGCGCGGGCGCTGCAGCGCGAGGCGGCCGGGGAGGATCTGCGCAAGCGCTGGCGGGCGCACGCGGACAGCCCGTCGTGCTGCCACTGGTGCCGGAAGCTGAACGGGGTGACGATCGGGCTGCGCGAGTCGTTCACTCCCTACCTGGGCGGCCCGGCCGCGATGCCGCAGGACCGGGAGATGCACGTGCGGACGCCGCAGGGAGAGCGGCGCTACGGCCTGCCAGCGGGCGAGCGGGTCGTCTACACGCACCCGCCCCGCCCCTACCACGGTAGGCTTCAGGGGCCGCTGCTGCACCCGTTCTGCCGGTGCCGCCTGGAGATCGTCAGGGCGGGCCAGCCTGCCGAAGTATCCCCGGGCCCCGCCGCTGCCGCGCGCCCGGCGTTCGTGTCTGCGGCCGGGGTCAGGGGCATGCCCGATGACGAGTACGAGGCAGACCGCGCCTTCCTGGAGGCGGCGGTGCACGAGCTTGACCAGGTACTGAAAAGGCTGGCAGGGGGCGGTGGCTGACGAGACGCGCCGGTGGTACGCAGACAGCACTGTCCCCTACGCGCTGGCTGTCCTCCGGCTGTTCGAGTACGCGCGGGAGCACCGCGTCCGCTACCAGTTCGGGCCGCTGGACACGGCGTCGATGACCGACGGCGGGCTCGTGGTGTCCGGCGCGCCGTCTGACCTGGACCAGGCGTCCAGGGTGCTGCAGGAGATCCCGGGCCTGGTGCTGTACCTGCCCGATTAGCCCTTGCGTGAGCGAGTGGGCGGTACGCGAGGAGGACCCCGGCTGGGCGGTACGCGAGGAGGACCCCGCGCCGCAGGAACAGGAAAGCCCCCCGGCCGGCACTGGCCAGGAGGCTGACAGCGGTCTTCCTGAAGAGGGCGGGGCGGGCTAGCCGTTGCCGAACCCGCTGAACTCGCCGCCGCGGACGCCGCCGATGAACGCGTGCCACTCGTCCGGCGTGAAGCGGAGGACCGCGCCATCGGGGTCGCGGCTGTTGCGCACGCCCACGACCCCGCCGGGGAGGTCGGATACCTCCACGCAGTTGCCGTTCGCGAAGCTCAGGGACGACTTGACCCATGCCGGCTTTGCTGTCATGCACATTCTCCTGCCGTAGTCGATGAAAAGTGCAACGCCAGCTATCTTGCCCTAGTCTCTAGACTCAAGTCAAGCGAGGAGGCCGCATGCCGAAGCCCAGCCCCCCGGACCCCGGCGCGCTCGCGCTGGCCGCCGAGATGGCCGCGCGCCTGCGTGCCGCCGGGCTGGACGACGCCGCGGCGCAGGTGGACGAGGCGGCCGCCGAGGCGGCCCGCGACCCGGAGCGCGCGGCGCAGATGATGGGCGCCGCCGCAGAGGCCCTGATGGCCCAGGTGCCCGCCTACAGCCGCAGTGCCCGGCGGTCCGATTAGGAGCGCATGGCCGATGACCTGCGCTACATCGTGCCGGCCCCGGACGGCGACACGTTCGCGCCGGTCGCCGACATCCCGGTGGCCCTCGCCCGCTCGCGCCGGGTCCAGGGGAAGCTGTACGAGAAGCACATCCTGAACAAGGGCGTGCTGCTGCACCCGAAGACCGGCGAGAAGATCCGCATCGACGACGCGTTCGTCGCCGCGATGCAGGACAACTTCACCAAGGGCTACTGCGACATCGTGCAGGTCCCGCTCGCCAACGACAAGAACGAGCACGTGGAGAGCCCCGGCGCGAACCTGGGCGAGGTGGTCGGCATCCGCGAGCGGGCCGGCAAGGTCTACGCGCTGATCGACGCCCGCGCGGACGCGGAGAAGTTCGGCAAGACCTACCTGGGCGCCAGCGCGTACCTGTCGACCAACTACACCGACAGCGCGACCAACACCAAGGTAGGGCCGACGCTGCTTCACGTCGCGGTCACCAACCGGCCGTACGTGACCGGGCTGGAGGACTACAGGGAAGTCCTCGCCGCCTCGGCCGATAACCCCGGCGAAGTGGTCGTACTCACCGCCGCGCCGGAGGAAACCGTGCAGATGACCAAGGACGAGCTGCTCGCCGCTCTGAAGGACGAGCACGGCATCGACGTCACGGCCCTGCAGGCTGCCGCCGTGCCGCCCGCGGCCGACAGCGCCGCGCTTTCAGCCGCGATCGTCTCCGCGCTGCAGGAGGCGGGCGCGGTCCGCCTCGCCGCCAGCGACGACCCCGGCCAGGTGTCGCTGTCCGACGTGACCGCCGCCGTGGTAGAGCTCGCGCAGTCCAACACCAGCCTGCGCGGCGAGGTGGACGAGCTGAAGCTGGCCGCCGCCGAGACCGAGGTGGACGGCTACATCGGCACCGGGCGGCTGCTGCCCAAGGCGCGCGAGGTCGCCGTCCAGATGGCGCTCACCAACCGGCCGGGCCTGGACGCGATCGTCGCCCCGGCCGACCGCCCTTACGTCCAACTGGCCGCGCAGAAGGGCGTCGGCGGGCCCGATGGCGAGCAGCGCCAGGAAGAGGACATCGACGCCGAGGTGGCGCGGCTCACCGCGCAGCACGCGGAGTTCTTCACCCCCGACGGGTCCCGGAAGTAACCGGGGTAGGCAGAGCGAGGAGCACGGCAGATGCCTAGCGGCGACTCTAGCGAGTTTGATTACGTCCCCGGGTACGTCAAGCCGACCCACGAGTACGGCTCCGGGTTCGGCGACGAGTTCCACGCTGAAGCCGTACAGGAGCTGCTGCTCAGCTACGCCGGCTTCACCCAGCGGGGGGTCACCCTCGCGGCGGGCCAGGGCCTGCTGCCCACTGGGTGCGTCATCGCCCGGCACGTGGCGTCCGGGCGGTACTTCTCCTACCAGGCGGGGGCCACCGACGGGCGGCAGATCCCGGTGGGCGTGCTGCGCGACGCGCGCGACACCGGCGGGGCGGGGGCGGCCTCGCTGAGCGCCTACAACTCCGGCACCAACGGGGTGAACCCGGACGCCATCACCCTCGCCGGCGGCTCCATCGTGTTCCCGGCGTCCCCGGCGGGCAAGGTGGCCACCGACTGCCTGGGCAACATGGTGGTGCGCGGGATCCTCAACGGCAACGTGGTGTCCGGCACCGACGCCACCAACATCATCAACGGCCAGGGCCTCGGCTCCGGCGCCGGCCAGGTCATCAGCCTGCTGGGCGCGCGCTACGTGCCGTACGGCGGCGGGGTGTCCGCCGTGCCGGACGCCTTCCCCGGCGGCCCGATGGACGGCGTCCCGCCGTCGAACGCGGGCGTCGTGCCGACCGGCGTCGGGGTGAACGCGTTCATCTTCTAGTGCGAACTGGCGGCCCGCGCCGCCAGTGAGGCCCCCGGCTCCGCCTGCCGGGGGCCTCAGCCCTGTGATACCTCCCCCGTACATTCTGGGTGTGAGGCACCACCGGTACGGAGACTGGCGGGCGGCACACTGCGGCAAGCGGCGCTACCACTCGCGCTGGCGCGCGTGGCTGGTGATCGCCCGCATCTGGCTGCGCGAGCGCCGGGCGGACTCCCTGCAGCCGTACACCTGCCGCTGGGGCCCGGACTGGAGCGCGGGCCGGACCGCCGAGCCGCACGTTCACATCGGGCACGGGAAGTACACGCCGGCCCAGCGGCTGCGCCGCCAGGTGAAGCGCAGGGTGGTGTGGCCGCTGTACCGGCTGCGGGCGCGCTGGAGGCGCCTGCTGCGCATGCTTGCCGATTAGGCACGGTAACCGCCTCACGGCGGTCAGGCCAGCCATGTGGCCCTCTCTGGGGGCGGCGCAGGCCGGGCACCCGCTCGGGTGTCGCTGACTAACCGAGCGAACCCGGATGCGAGAGGCATTCCCGTGCCAGACATCAGCCTCCTTGAGCCCGTGGTCCTGCGCGGGGTGGTAGAGAAGTTCGTCACCCCCGAGACCCTCCTGATGCTCAACCGGCTAGACCAGACCCCGTGGCCGTTCCCGAGCGCCACCTGGGACGTGGTGAAGGGCTCTCGCGCGGTCGCCAAGCCGAACGTGCCCAACTCCGAGGCGCACATCATCTCGCGCCTCGGCCGGAGCCAGGAGTCCGCGGCCTTCATCTACCTGCGCGAGAAGAAGGTCTTCGAGCCGACCACCCTGCACTGGCTGCGCACCCCGGGCGAGATCGCCCGGATCAACGCCGAGCAGGCGGTGCTGCGCGAGATCAACGACCTCAACCAGAGGTTCGATAATTTCGCGGAGTGGTCGATCTGGCAGGCGCTGGGCGGCGGCATCACCTACAACTACTCCGACGTCCAGGCCGTGGTGGACTACAAGTTCCCGGCCAGCCACTTCGTGACGCCGGCGACCGCGTGGGTGACCAACACCGCCCTCGCCTACTACACCACCGGCGGGGCCGGCTCCGGCACCCCGGGCAACGCGGCCACCCTCGGCCAGGCCAACACCCGGCTGAACGCCACCGGCGGCACCATCACCTACGCGACCCCGGTCTCCATCCTGGAGGACGTGCGGTCCTGGAAGCGGCTGCTGCAGGTGCACGGCCGGGTGCCGGCGAAGGAGGTCTTCGCTACCTCGGTGACGATGATGGCGCTGATGGAGGCGTGGGTGTCGGCCACCCAGGCGTCCACCGTGTCCATCCCGGCGACCATGCTGTCCGACCGGATGAAGGACGAGTTCTACTCGACCGGCATCATGACCGGCTTCATGGGCCTCACCTGGACGACCGTGGAGCAGGTGTTCGAATCTGACCTCGGGTACCTGACCTTCTTCGTGCCGGACGGGCAGCTTTACCTCGGGAACTACACCGACCAGCGGCCGGTGGAAGTCCTGATCGGCCCTACCGCCGACGACGAGGCGCCGTCCGGCTTCACCGGGAAGTACGCGAAGACGTGGAAGGAGAAGGACCCGAGCGCCCGTCAGTACCTGCTTGAGTGGCACCTTCTCCCGATCATCACCCGCCCGGAGCAGATGCTGGTCGCCACCAACATCGTCTCCAACGGCAGCTCCGTCCCGGCCGGCTACTGGGCCGGATCGGTCGGCAACGCTGCGGGAAGCGGCAACATCGACTAGCCTGCAGGTAGCTCTCGCTGAGCCTGGAGAAGCCCCCGGAACGGTAGCCCGGGGGCTTCTCCGCGCCCGGGCGTAGTAACAGGTGTGCCGCGGCACGGGACCACCCACCCGGACCCGGCACCGGGAATGAGGGAGGGGCGGAGGCCAAAGCTGGCCCGGAACGGGATACGCGGTCTCAGGCCGCGACGAGGATCTTCGGGCAGAGCCGCTAGCCGTCCCTCCCGATTTCCGGGTAACGTGAGTACCGGATCCCGCCAGGATCTGCCGTGTTTGTGCCGCAGGGGGACCGTGCTTCGGGCGCGGTCCCTTTTGCGTCCGCCGATTCCCCCCGCATGGCAGGACTCAGCGGCCCGCAGGCCGTCGTTGACGTGGTGGCGGCTTCCGAGAGGCTGCGGCCCAGTGCCGCCGGCCCGGGTGAGATTACCGCCCCGGCTGGCGAGCTCACCCGCTGTGCCCTCGGGCACGAGAACCACCGGGACTCCCGGTTCTGCGCCGCGTGCGGCGTGCCGATGGGCGCGCAGCTCCCGGTGGCCGGCGAGCCGATGCGCCCGCGCCCGGCGACGGAGCTCTCCCCGGCGGAGAAGGCAGAGCGCGAGCGGGCGCACGCCGAGGCGGTGGCGGCCGCCGCGCGGTTCGAGCGCGCCCCCCAGCAGTTCGTCCCGGCTGAGGGCGAGGCGGTGCTGATCCACTTCGTGGCTGACGGGCTGACCGCGTTCGGCCAGGTCTGGTACCGCGGCCAGGAGCTGGCGATCGGCCCGGATCACCCGCGCTGGGCCGAGGCGCTCGGCTGGATCACCCTGGACCGGTACCAGCAAGTGGACCGCTGGGGAGAGCAGAAGTTCGACTTCGGGCCGTGGCCCGGCCGGCGGTCCTACGCCGACGCCCTCGGGTCGTTCGAGCAGATCACCGTCACCGGCCCGGACGGGGCCAAGACCCGGTTCTCCGGGCCGACGGAGGCGGAGCTGCGCGCGGCCGACCAGGCCGAGGCGCGCCGCGGCCGGGCAGTCCCCGCCCCCGCGTTCGGCTGACCCCGGGGCGATTAACCTGTCGTGACCACGCTGAACTACGTCACGGTAACCGGGACGTTCGCCGACGGCACCGGCGCCCCGCTGACGGGCACGGCCACCTTCACCCCCAGCCAGCCGGTGTACTCTTCCGGGGTCCCGCTGGTCACCCCGGGCGTGCCGGTCACGGCGGCGATCTCCGGCGGGCAGCTTGTGACCTCGGCGGGCGCGGCGCTACGGCTGCTGGCCACCGACAACGCCGGCCTGGTGCTGGAGTCCCGCACCGGGTTCTGGTGCTGGGAGGTGTCGGTCAGCCTGGCCGGCGCCGACGCTGACGAGTGGGAGTTCTTCCTGCCCTGGTCGGTGTACGGCGCGTCCCCGTACGACGGCACGGTGGACCTGTACGCCCTGGCCAACACTGCGGCGGCGGCCGGAGGCGGCGCGGTGGCCAGCGTGTTCGGGCGCAGCGGCGCGGTGACGGCGCAGTCCGGCGACTACACCTACGCCCAGGTGGGCGCTGACCAGTCGGGCGCGGCAGCCAGCGCGCAGACGGCGGCGGAGGCCTATGCTGCCAGCCTGCAGCCGACGTCCGGCAGCCCGGTCAGCACGCTGGACGGCGGCACCGGGACCTCGGCCTCCTCGCTCGCCGCCCTGCTGGCGGACCTGCTGGCGTCTGGCGGCGGGACGCTCGGCGCGGAGCTGTCCCCGCGGGTGTTCGGCCTCACCGACGCGGCGACCATCCTGGTCAACGCCGCGCTCGGCAACGAGGCTGATGTCACGCTCGGCGGCAACCGGGCGATGGGCGCGCCGTCCAACCCGGTGAACGCGCAGCGGCTCACCTTCCGGGTGCGCCAGCCGTCCAGCGGCGGCCCGTTCACGCTCACCTGGGCCTCCGGCGCCGGCGGCTACAACTTCGGCGGCGGCTCGGCCCCCGTGCTGTCCTCGGCGGCGAGCGCCTGCGACCTGGCGGCGTTCGACTACGACAGCGCCAAGAGCCAGTGGATGTACCTCGGCTCGGCGACGGGCTTCTAGGTGACCACCTACCGCCTGCTTGACGGCGTCGCCGGCCGGCCCGGGGTCGGCTCGTCAGGCACCCAGCCGCCGGCGACGCCGACGTCCTTCACCGGCGGCTACGTCGCCGGGACCGCGTACAAGGTCACCGGCACCGCCTGGCTGCAGGGCTACTGGTGGTGGGTGGCGAGCGGGCAGGCCACGGCCGCGCAGAAGTTCTGCATCTGGTCGGAGAACATCGACGGGGCAGGCCACTCGGCCAGCGTGATCCCCTCATCGGTGGTCACCTCGGGGACGCTGGCGGCCGGCATGAACTTCGTCCCGCTGCCGTCGCCCATCCCGCTCACCCGCGGCTGGTCGTACATCGCCGCGACCGGCATGACGTCAACCGGTGCCGGGTTCCCCCTCTCCAACGCCCAGTGGGGCAGCGGCGACCCCTACTCGGCGGGCATCGTCAACGGGCTGCTCACCGCGTTCAGCCACACCAGCGGCAGCCGCCCGGACCCGTTCGGCAGCGTGCAGAGCTGCTTCTCCATCGCCGGCTCCGACCCGACCGTGGCGTTCCCCGCCAGCGACGACGGCGCGTTCCTGTCGTGGCTGGACGTGCAGGTCACCGACCAGGCGCCGGCCGGGGCGACCTACCGCCTGTTCCCGAGCCTTGAGGGCTGGGGGCTGGGGAACTCGCTGGACTTCAACGCGGTGCAGGACGACGACGGCTACGCGGTGGGCAACACGGTCTCGCTGTCGGCGCCGTGCAGCCCGGTGCGGCTGTGGTTCCTGTCCGGCCAGGGCGCGCAGGTCCTGCCGAGCCGCTGCGCCGTCTGGGACACGACCACGCAGGCGGTGGTGGCCGGGACGGACAAGACATCGCCGGCCTGGAAGGCCGAGGGCGGCGGCACGGCGTCCGCGGGCAGCGGGTGGGTGTACGCCGACTACTCGGCGAGCGGCGTGACGCTCCCCGCCGGCCGCAACCTGATTCCGGCCGTGTGGACCGCCGGGGGAAGCCTCTGGCGCAGCTACAGCATCCCGTTCTGGGGCTCGGGCGGGATCAGCGGCAGCGCGCTGGCCCTCGGGGCGAACGGGCTGGGCAACGGCCCGCTGTCAGCGCCGTCTACCGTGGGCGGCACGCCGCTGCAGGGCGCTTTCGAGGGCCCGAACACGGCATGGGCGTTCCCCGGCAACTGGGATGCTCCCGAAAACGACTGGGTGGACCTGGAGGTTCAGCTTGCCCTGCCAGGGTCCGGCCTGCTGATGGCGGCCGGGGTACCCTGACTGGAAGCGGGGGAGCCCGGACCAGCTTCCGGCTCCGGGCCTGACAAACGCCTGGGCCCGGCCGTCACTGCGGGCCGGGGCCGCGCTCTGGTAACCACGGGGGCCTGCTGCCGGGTCCGGCTGAGTTAAGGCTCCCCCGCCGATTGCCCCGCCATGAGCGGCGAGCACGTCGAGCACGAGGACCACGGCTGGGACGTGGAGATCCCCGACCACCCGCCGCGGCGCGACTCCGGCGAGTACCGGGCCGCGCGGGCGGAGATGCACCACCTGGCCGCCGGGGGGACCTTCTACGGCCCGGAGCCGGTCCAGGACCACCACGGCGGCGGGCTGTGGGTGAAGGACGCGGACGGCTGGTTCCTGGTCCGCAACCTGGCGGGCATCGAGTGGAGCGCGCAGTTCTGCGCCGACCCGGCGCGGGTGGACCTGCTCCGCGCCAACGCGCGCCGGCTGTACGCGGCGTTCCCCGGGTCGGCTGAGGAACTGGGCATCCGGGACCTGCTGGACGCGCCGGTCACCGACGCGGCCGGGGTGGCGCGGTGGACCGACAGCATCTGCAACGCCAGCGTGCCGCTGCCCGCGGCGGCGCACACCGGGGTCCTGCCGCACGGCGGCGGGGTGCACCATTACCCGGCCCCGATCACGGACATAGAGACGTTCAAGCACGCCGACTTCAACCTGTTCGTCACTGATTCCGAGGGCCACCAGGCCGCCGTGGTCCCGGTGGCGCCGCGCGGGTCCGGCGACGGCCGGGTGCAGGTGCTGTGGGCCAGCACCGGCAGCCGGGTGCACGCCATGCACTTGTCCGCGCAGGGCAGCGGGCAGGCCCTGGTGCTGGACGCGGGCCACGAGCTCGCCCAGTTGGCGTTCGCGGGGCAGCGGTGACCGCGTACACCTGGGCTGACTTCGAGCCGCCCCCGCTGCCGTCGGTCGTCATCATGGACGACGACGGGACGCACCTGCTGCGCATCACGCGGCAGGACGGCGACCTGGACGTTACCTGGGCCGAGGGCCGGCTTACCGAGGCGGCGCAGCGGTTCGTCACGGAGGTCAGGCGGCTGCTCGGGCTGGAGGAGCCGTGACCTGGCCCGTCCCCACCCCGGCTGAGCTCGCCGAGTTCACCGGGCGCCCGGTGGGCAGCTACACCGGCTACGTGAACAGCGCGCTGCTGCAGGCGACCATGATGTTCACGATCCTGGCGGAACTGGGGGCCGACGACTACCCCGGGATGCAGGCAGACCTCCAGTTGCTCGCCAAGATGGGCGTCATGTCAATGGCGGACTGGCTCTACCTGCGGTTCCCGTACCAGCAGGTGATTGCGTCGCCGCTGCAGAACGAGGAGATCGGCTCCTACTCCTACAGCAAGCCGGTGCAGGAGATGGCCCGCAACGCGCAGGCGATCGAGGTCACGTCCGAGCAGACCGGCGTGCCCATGTTCGACCTGGCGATCCGGCGGCTTGCCCGGCGCCAGCAGATGACCGGCGTGTTCTTCGGCCAGCTCACCGGCTTTGAGCACTACGGGCGCGATGACCTCGCCTACGTCAAGTGGGACCCGCGCGAGCAGCGGATGGTGCTGGTCGGGCCGGCTGACCACGACAAGATCGACATGCAGTTCTTCAGCATCAGCTCGGAGATGTTCCCGGCGGACCCGGGCTAGGCGTAGTAACGGGCATGGGAATGGCTGAGCCCCGGCGGCGCCTGCTGGTTACCGGGTCGCAGGACTGGGACGACTTCGGGATCATCCGGCGCCCGCTCAAGAGGGCATGGGACTTTGACCCGGACATCCTCCTGGTCAGCGGGGCCTGCCCGCGCGGCGCCGACCTGCTGTGCGAGACGTTCTGGGACGAGTACCTGGGCGGCGGGGTGGAGCGCCACCCGGCGGACTGGTACCCGGGCGGCCGGTTCGACGGCATGGCGGGCATCCGGCGCAACGAGGAGATGGCCCGTCTGGGCGCGTGGGGCTGCGTGGCGTTCGGCCTGCCCTGCGAGCGGGCGGAGTGCCGGGGCAAGCCGGCCGACCCCGGCTGGCCGTTTCACGTCACGCACGGGACGAAGCACTGCTCCCGGCTCGCGAAGGCCCTGGGCATCCCGGTGAAGAGGTACACTCCGATTCCCGTGTCGTGAGGGATTTCTGGGAGTTCATCGCGCCGGCGGGCTGGGCGACCCAGTGGTACTGGCCCGAGGGCGTGCACGGCAAGGTGTGGAACCTCTTTCACGGGCGCGGCTGGCAGGTGGTTTTATGGCTCACCGGGGTTTCCCTGAGCACGGCCCGTGGTGGCGGCTCGGCCGCGACCTGCTGTGCCTGCTCGTACTGGCTGGGGTTTTCACGGCGCTGTTCATCCTCTTCAGCCTGGCCCTGCACGGTACGGTCAACTGGTGACGTTCCCGCTTGACCCTGGCCTCCGCCAGATGGTTACCCGGGTAGCGGTCTACCTGTACTACCCGGACGGGTCTTCTGTCGTGGCCGAGGGCGCGGAGCTGCGGGTTGACGCCGAGGTGGACTGGGGCGGTCACCTGGTGGACGTTCAGGTGGTACCCGAGGTCGAACTGAGGCCGACCCGGGAAATGAGCCTGGTCATTCACCTGCAGGCCCGGCCTGGCCGCGCCCCGCTCACGATGACGAGGCGCCCGCCGGTCCCGCCCCTGGGGGACGGCTCCGATCACTAGGGCGTGACCACCCCGCAGCCCTACGTCCCGTTCGCGCCGGGCCAGGCAGGGATCCGGATGTTCTACACCTCCACCTGCCAGGTGCTCCGGCTGGACCCGTCGCTCGGCCCGGCCGGGGCGATGACGTTCGCCTGGAACCCGGTGACGACGGTGGTGGACCCGGTGGTCAGTGAGCCGGGCCTGCTGAAGTGTCGGCTGGACCTGACGTTCCTGCGGCCCGGCAAGGACCAGCCCGCGCCGATCGTCGCCGGGCGCGCGCCTGACCGGACCGGGGTTTGCTACTTTGACCTGGCCACCGATGGCGAGGGCGTCCCGCTAGTGCTGGCCGGGGACCGGCTCAAGTGCGTGGCCGGGCCGGTGTTCGGCACCTTCGAGGTCCGGCTGATCCCCGAGGTGGCGCAGGACCTGACCGGCGCGCACCACGTGGAGACCCAGGTGATCGAGGTCAGCCAGATGCTGAGGCACGGCTCTCCCACCCCGTACCCGGGCAAGGCGCCGTGAAGAGGCCGGACCTGCGCTGGGGCGTGCACTGGGGCCGCGGCAAGGAGAACGGGATCTGGCTGGCGGCCAGGCCACGTCGCCGGTTCATGTTCCGGGGGCACGACTCGCTGTACGTAGCCGCAGGGCGCTGGCGGCTGCGGGTCATGAAGCCGTGGCGCCCGTGAGCGCGCCGTGGCGGCACCTGCACCACGACCAGCCGGCCTGCGCGTGGGCACTCGGGGGGTCCCGTGCCTGAGCACTTCGTCGTCTACCTGAACGGCGCGGGCGGGGAGCTGGACCGGCTGGCCGCAGGCCCGGACGGGCGGACGATCGCCGCGATGGAGGCGGCGCTGCTGGAGGGCTTCGGCATCACCGAGGAGCGGGTTCACGTCATCACCGGCGCGCTGCTCGCCTCTGGCCACCCGCAGTCGAACTTCGATAAGTTCACCTGGTCGGGGGAGATTGACTTCTCCCGGGTCCCCGGCATCTACGAGCTCGCCCGCGGCGACCGGCCCACCCGGTACCACCCGGCCCCCGGCCGGCACTACTTCTTCGACCCGGGCGGGCCGCTGTTCCTGCGCAAGGTCCGGCAGGCGTTCTGGGACTGGGTGACCGACTACAAGGGCGGGCTGGCGCCGTCAGGCGGCCTCGGCCCCGCCTCCGGTGGCGATTAGCCGTGCGTGGACGACATCGCGAGCGGGGCGGTCAGGTACCTGTCCGGGTTCAGCGACGTCACCAGCCTGCTGGGCGGTTACCCGGTTACCGACCCGAATCCCGGGTTCGCCGGCAAGCCGTGGCTGTTCAGCGACAGCAGCCAGGGCGTGCTGCAGGTGATGGAGGGCAGCTCGGCCGCCGCCGTGGTGTGCTCCGACTTCGGCGGCTGGGACTCCCCGGCACCGATGGCCACCGCCCGGTTCCGCCGGCTGCGGGTGGACATCTGGGTGGACCCGGTGCGCGATTCCTCCGCCAACGCGCTGGAGACCTCGGAGCTGACCGCCAACCGCGGCATGGCGGTGTTCAGCGCGCTTCACTTCCACTTGCAGCGCACCGACCCGGACGCCGTGTTCTGGGGCGACATGTGCACCATCGGCTGCCAGCTCCTCACCGACATCCAGTTCCTGCCGGTCACCGACGGCGACTGGCTGCTGCGCGGCACCGCCTACTACGGGGTCGGCTTCACGGGCTGGTCAGATGCGACCGAATAGTTACCCGCGCCCGCGTCACCGGTGCGGCCCGGCCGGGTGCAGTGTCTGCCGGCCAACAAGGAAGCGGGGTTCCCGGTGACTGCAGCGCGACCACTCAAGGTACTGATCAAGAGCCCGTTCAGCGAGTACAGCGGGTACGGGCGCGACGGCTGGGGACTCGCCCGGGCGCTGATGCGCTGGGGCTGCGACGTGTACCTGCAGCCGATGTGGGTGGACGTGCCAGCGCCGCCCGACCTGCTGCCGCTGCTCGCGAAGGAGCTGCGGGCGCCGTTTGACCTGCTCATCAACCACTGGGACCCGGAGCACCTGGGCATCACGCCGGAGGCCCGGCAGTGCTCGCGGGTAGCGGTCGCCTGGACCATGTGGGAGTTCGCCGGAGGCCCCGGCAAGGACGGGCTCGGCGTGTCCGGGCTGGTGCCGCACTGCCCGAAGCGCAGCACGCTGAGGCAGCGGCTGCGCTGGTACGACCTGGTGCTGGGCTACGACCAGGTGTCCCTGGACGCCCTTGCCCCCTACATCCCGGCTAAGGTGCACTCCGGGGTGCTGCAGGGCGGGTTCGACGCCGCCGAGTGGAAGCCGGCGGAGCGCGACTGGTTCGGCGACCGGTTCGGCTTCATCATGCACGGCGCCCTCAACGACCGGAAGTGCCCGTGGACCTCGATCCAGGCGTTCAACGAGCTGAAGTTCGAGGCGGGCAGCGAGTTCGAGGGCGCCACCCTGGCGCTGCACACCAGCCAGGCCGGCAAGCTGTTCCCCGAACTGAACGCGCCGTTCGAGCCGCAGAAGATCCGGGTGTTCGTGGAGGCGTTCGACCGGCGCACGCTGGACGAGTTCTACGCAGCTGGCCACTGCCTGCTCGCCCCCTCCCGCGGCGAGGGCAAGAACCTGCCGGCCCTGGAGTTCATGGCCACCGGCGGGGTGGTGGCCGGCACCAACTTCGGCGGCCACACCCAGTGGATGAACGGCGAGTACGCCTACCCGCTGGACTACGACCTGGCCCCCACGTTCGAGGGCAAGCCCTGGGGGGCGCACGACGCGCGGGTGAGCGTCGCCCACCTGAAGGACGTGATCTGGCACATCTGGACGAACCGGGCCGAGGCGAAGATGAAGGGCGACCTGGCCAGCCGGATCATCCCGCAGATGTGCGACTGGTCAGTGGTGACGGAGCGCCTGTTCCGGCGGATCGGTGACCAGGTGACCGGGCCGGGCCCGGAGGTAGCCGCCCAGGCGTTCGCCTGCCGCCGGGAGGCCGAGCCCGAGTCGGCCCCGCCCGGGTGGCCCCGGCAGTGACCGCGGAGGAGGTGGAGGTCCGCTGCCCGGTGCCGACGGAGTTGCCGGACGGCTACTGCAGGCCGGGCCGGCTGCTGTTCAAGCTGCGCATCTCCGGGGAGATCCCCAGCTACGTGCACCCCGACAACCTGATCGAGCTGCCGTGCGAGGACTGCCGGCTGCGGTTGCGCAGGCAGCGCCGCAGCGTGACGCGGGTGCTGCACCGTTTTGACCTGGCCGGCAACCTGGTGGAGACGCTGGTGAACGGGGAGCCGGTCTGAAAGACAGCGCTGTGATAACGCTGTAGCCTCACCACCGGAGGTGAGGTTTTAATGAACGACCGAAGGCTGAGGGTAGCCGGGCCCTCCGAGGGCACGCACCCGGAGGACATCCCCACCAGGCAGATCCGGTGCCGGGCAGGTCACCACAGGTTCGCGCTGGACGAGTGGGAGCCGCCGAAGCCCATCCCGCGCGGGGTGAGCGTCATGTTCGCGAGCGAGGGCCGGTACAAGCTGATGGAGCCGTGCCTGGCCTGCATGGCGGTGACCGGGGTCACCTACACCCACCCGGGCGGCGCGGTGGACGGGCACCTGAAGCGGAGCATCGTCTACGGCCAGGAGTGGGTGCGGCTGCCGGCGGGAGAGCCGCGCGGGCGGCGGCTGATGCGCGGCGTGCAGTACCGCCGCGGGGAAGCGCAACTGCGCGAGTTCATGGGCCGGGCGATCACCAGCCTGGCCGACGAGTACGCCGAGGAGGAGCCCCGCCCGGTGGTCGCGCCCGTCCACTTCAGCGGTGCCTGATGGAAGAGGTTCTGGTCAGGGTATGGGACGACCGCATCAAGGGCGAGCGGGGCGAGCGGGTCGAGGCAGCCGAGCGGCTGGTGATCGAGCACCGCGGCAGGCGGTACCGCATTGACCTGACCGCAGAGAACGCGCGGCTGCTGGACGCCGACCTGGAGCCCTGGCTGGCCGTAGCGACGAGGCTGCCCAGGGAGGGCGAGGATTCCCCGGCAATGCCGCACGGCTTCCTGCCAGGGTCGTCGGAGGCGCGCAAGTGGCGGGCCGGGCTGCGCGCGTGGGCAGCGGACCAGGGCCGCGGCGGTGAAGTTCACGAGCACCGGACCGGGAGGAAGGTCAACTACACCTATGCGTACGCCCTGGAGCGGGACTACCAGAACCACCTGATGGAGAGGACGGCCGGCATCATGCTCAGCCAGGTGTCCTAGTTGCCGGGCATGCGGTTCATGCCGCCTGGCGTGCACCGCGAGAGGCAGGGCCCTGACTGGTACGTCATCTGGCTTGGCCGCCCGCGGGCGGAGGGCAGTGTGGTAATAGGGCGGACCAGGCGGCTGCGCCGTCACCTGTACCACCGCTGCTTCCCCGAGTCAGGCGGGGCGTGCGAGGACATCAAGGGCCACGTGGCCGGCGTCGAGTGGCTGCTGAAGGTGCACGGGGCGCGGTCCGATTAGCCGCGCGTGCACTACCGAGCCGTGCCCGCGTGGCCCGCCCCCGTCGCCGTCACCCGGCCCAGGCCCGGCGACTTCTGCTGCGTGCCGGTCTCCGGGCCGGTCGGGCTCGGCATCACCGTGGGGCAGTGGCTGGGCGGCGACCGGTTCCAGTTCTACGACCACGCTGAGGTCTACATCGGGAAGGCGGACGCGGCCGGGCCGTACGGCTACACGGTCAGCACGTACCCGGCCGGGAACGGCAAGCGGGCGCTGCCCTGCCCGGCCTGGGAACTGCCGGGCTCCCTCTGGTCGTCCGGCCTCATCGACCTGACCGGCGCCCAGCGGACCGGCATCGTCTCCTGGGCGGCAGCTCACCAGGACACCGGCTACTCGTTCGCCGACTACGGCGCGCTGGTGCTGCACGCGGCGCACCTGAACTTCCCGGGGCTGCGCGAGTTCATCAAGTCAACCGGCCACATGATCTGCAGCCAGTACGTGGACGCCGCCTGCCGGCTGAACGGCGTGCAGCTCTTTGACGACAGGCGCTGGGAGGGCTACGTCAAGCCGGGGGACCTGGCCGGCCTCCTGCAGGCGCGGCTCCTGAAGCCGTCTGGCCCTGTTTCCCTGCGGCCCTGGTGATAGCGGTGTTACCGTCTCCCTCACGACCGCACCAGACCGCCGTCAGCCTGGCGGGAGCGCCGGCGTCTCCCGCCAGGCGGGGGCGCGCGCCAGCAGGGAAACGGCACGGCGCCCCCGCCTGGCGGGGAGACAACGCATGTACTCACCGCTTCACGCGCGCCCGTCTAACAGCCGTCCGCTCCTGGCCGCCGCGGGCACCCTCGCCGCAGCCCTCGCCGTGGCCGTCCCGCTCGCCCCCGCCCAGGCTGCCGCCCCCCGGGCCGTGCCCCTGATGGAGCCGGCGGCGGACTCCGCCAGCGTCCAGCAGGTGTCCCCGGTGACCGTGCACAGGCTCGCGGTCCTGGACCGCTACCTGGTCCGGCCGGGCGACACGCTGTCCTCGATCGCCGGGAGGTTCTGCGGCGACCCGGGCGACTACCTGTCCCTGGCCTACAACAACGAGGTCCGGGACCCGGACCTCATCTACGCCGGGCAGGTGTTCCGGCTTGCCTGCCAGGCTGCGGCGCAGGCGGTCGCTGACCGCTACCCGACCCCGGCCGGCCAGCCCGCCGCGCCGCCCGCGCCCGTCATGCGGGCCACAGCGGTCCCGGCGCGCCCGCAGGCCGCGCAGCAGCCCGCCCGCCCGGCCCCGGCACGGCTGCGCCCCGCCGCGCCCCGCCTGGCCGCAGCCGCCGTGTCCGGCCCGCCTGGCTCTATGCAGGCGTGCATCATCGCCCGCGAGTCCGGCGGCAACAGCCAGGTGGTGAACCCGGCCTCGGGCGCGGGCGGCCTCTACCAGTTTCTGCCGTCAACCTGGCACGCTCTCGGGCACAGTGGCTTGCCGGAAAACGCCTCCGTGGCCGAGCAGAACCAGGCGTTTGCTCAGGAGGTTGCTCAGGGAGGGTACAGCGCATGGGCGCCCTACGACGGGTGCTTACGGGGTTTTGACGCCGTAGTGCCCTATACTTGAAGCTGTGAAGCTCACAGTGCAAGCAGGTCAGCAGTTTGGCAGGCTGACCGTCATAAACCCCAGCGAGCAACTGCACGGTGCGAGGGCTGCGCTGTGCAGTTGCTCGTGTGGCGGCACGAAAACAGCACTGGTCAAGCATCTTGTTCACGGGCGCACTCAATCGTGCGGATGCATCAGGCGCGAGCAGCTTGCCGAGCGGAACAAGGCGACGGCCCGGTGGGGCGGGGCAACCAAGAACCCGCTGTTCAGCCACTGGTCGGGAATGATGAACCGCTGTTACAACCCGGCCGCCACTAATTACCGCTGGTACGGAGCCAGGGGTATCCGCGTGCACGAGGCATTCCACGACCCGAGGTTCTTCATCGAATACGTAGAGAGGGAGCTAGGGTCATGTCCTCCAGGGATGTCGCTTGACCGGGAAGACAACGAAGGGGACTACGAGCCAGGAAACCTTCGCTGGGTGGACTGGCTAACGCAGGCGCGTAACCGACGCCCTCGAATGCGCCGTTAGTCACTGCCTCCGATTCGGAAAGGCGAGCCGGTTTCCTCCGGCTCGCCTTTCGCCGTATCAGGAGGCCGCATGTCCCGCCAGGCCGGCAAGTACGGGCGCAGGCCCATGGACCGCAGCCGCCCCAGGCTGACCCTGGAGCGCTACCTGGACCCGCGCGCGCCGATGCGCCGCGGCGGGCTGCCCGCAGTCCCGCTTACCCAGGACGTGGACTACGCCAGCGAGGTCACCTCCTGGCCCATGTACCTCAACGACCAGTTGGGCGACTGCACCATCGCCGCGATCGGCCACATGTACGGCGCGTGGACCCGCTACGCGGCGGGCTCCGAGGCGCTGTTCCCCGACGACGCGGTCCAGGCGGTGTACTCGCGCGTCGGCGGCTACGTGCCCGGTGACCCGTCCACCGACCAGGGCTGCGTCATGGCCGACGTGCTCGCCGACCAGCGCTCGCACGGCATCACCGACACCAGCGGCAGGCTGCACAAGGTGGCCGGGTACGCGGCGCTCGGCAACCCGGCTGACGAGGGCCTGCTCGGCCAGGTGCTGGACGTGTTCGGCTCGGTGTACGTCGGCATCAACGTGCAGCAGCAGATGGAGGACGAGTTCGGCGGCGGCCAGCCGTGGACGTGGGACCCGGGCGCGGAGGAGATCGGCGGGCACGCCATCTGCCTGCAGCGGCGCAAGGGCAGCGGCGGCGCGCCGCTGGAGTACGTCACCTGGGGGGCGCTGCAGGCAGCTACCACGGGCTTCCAGGCGGGCGCTGCGGAGGAGGCGTGGGCGGTGGTCACGCAGGACTGGGTGCGGGCCAACGGGACCTCGGTGGAGGGCCTGGACCTGCAGCAGCTCCTGTCGGACATGCAGCACCTGTAGCCGCCGTGGACGTCACGACCCTGGCCGCCTACATCTCGGTCGCGGTAGCCGTGTCCGGGGTGCTCAGCGCGCTGGCTGGCCACTGGGTCGCCCGCCGGGCCTCCAGTGGCCGGGTCGCGACGTCGGACGCCGCCGTCCTGTGGGCGCAGGCCCAGGACATGCGCGCCATGCTGCTCGCCGAGAAGGACAAGGCCGAGGAGCAGCGGGACCGGCTCATCGAGGCTTACACGCAGCAGACGTTCCCGGTGCTGACCGAGGTCAACACCGCCGTAATGAGCCTGTCTGCGGCCGTGGCCGAGGACGTCAGGCTGGCGCGCGAGATCCTCGCCCTGGTGAAGGGAGGCGGGCATGCGCTTTCCGTGGCAGTCCAGGACACCGACGCCGGCGCCGGCGCTTCGTGAGCACGCGGACGCGATGACCGATTTGAGGGACAAAGACCGCGAGATCGACAAGCTCCTCACTGACGCCGACACGCTGGTCGGCGAGCTCAGGGCGTCGCTCGCCAGGGCATCGGCCGCCCTGCAGGAGTCCGCTGACGAGAAGAGGGGCGATGACGACGGCAGGTGACGGGGCGACTTACCCGGCAGACCTGTGGGGGCGGATCACCGAACTGGCGGACCTGCTAGACAAGGTGTCCGTGCGCCTGCAGGAAGTCAGCACGGCCCAGGCGCGGGACCGGGCCGCCAGCCGCCGTACCAGGCACCTGGCCATCGGGCTGGCCGTCTCCATCGTGCTGGACGTGGTGCTGACCGTGGTGGTCGCCCTGCTGACCGTCAGCGCGCTCAGCCAGAACTCCACCCTGCACGCCTCGCAACTGGCCAGTTGCGCCTCCAGCAACGACACCCGGGCCGAGCAGCGCCAGCTCTGGCAGTACCTCTTCCAGCTTTCCGGCCCGCCGAGGACCGCGGTCCAGAAGGCCCAGGAGCAGAAGTTCCTCAGCTTCGTGGACAGCACGTTCGCGCCGGTGGACTGCGCGAAGGTCTACCACAGCTAGCCCGCCGATTAAGCCTGCGAGTCCGATGGCCACCGCAGGAGGGCGAACGACCGATGCCTACCGCCAGCAACAGTTATGCCGGCACCCCGTTCGAGGGCTTCAGCCTTAGCCACGCCGCCATCCTGAACGGGTCCACCGGCGCCGAGGGCGCGACCGTTTACGGTGTCCGCAACGGCACCATCAGCACGGACCAGGGAAACTTCGAGAACACTGGCGATGATGTCGTTCTCTCGGAGCACTTCTGGATCAACTTCGCGAACGTCACCATTGAAGAGGGCTACATCCCCTTCAGCACCATCGCCTACATCACCGGCACGAGCGTCACCTCGTCCGGTGCGGCTGGCGCGGACTACTACGCGATCCCGCTGTGGACCCTGGCGAGCATGAACCAGGTCACCCAGCCGCTGGCCATCCGGGTGCCGTCCAAGGACGCCGGCGGGCAGATCCGGACGCTGGACTTCATCCTGTACAGGGTACAGTTCCAGCCTTTCAACTTCACCGGGCCCAGCTACAAGACCGGCCTGAGCTGCAGCATCGCGGGCCGCGCGCTGTTCAGCACGGTGAACGAGATCGGCCAGAGCCTGCCCTCCGCCTACGGCGGCACCTCCGGCTCGGCGGGTACCGCCATTGGCCGCCTGGTGTCCCTGCCCGGCACCGAGACGGGCGCGTTCGTGCCCGAGCCGTTCGGGGCCGGCGGCGGGACGGTGGTCTAGCCGTGGGGCGCCACGAGAAGCCGAAGAAGGGCAAGCACGGCGAGCCTGCGGAGGAGCCGCTGCCCGGCACCGCGGCCATGGGCCAGGGCCAGCCAGGGGCCGGGGTGGACGCGCCCGACGAGGACAAGCCCGAGCAGGCGGACAACGTGGTGACCGGCGGCGAGGCGCTGGAGGCGCAGCAGCAGGACCCCGAACTGGACGACACCAGCGGGGCTCACCCGTAGACTGGGTCCGGCGGAATGGCCACATTGGCTCTAACAGGGCGGCGCTCTCTCTTCAGGGTGAGGGAGCGCCGTTCTGCTTGACTGCGGTACAGTGACTGCGGCGCGGCCCACCGGGGCTTGTTCGGCAAAGGCAACTGGGTGCCGGCCGTGCCCGCAGGGCCTGCCTTTTCCCCCGGAGGGCAGGCCCTCTTTGCGTTGTCCGGGCTTTCGTCCGGGAACGTCCGGTACTGTCCGGCGCCCGGCTGGACAACCTTGGACGCCCGTACAGTGGGCTTGTCGCTCCTTACGGCTCGTGGTCCGGGCGAGGGGTCTGCGGTTGAAGGCGGCGGGCGCGTTGCCCCGGGAGCTTGGCCTCTCCCTGGTGCCCGCCGCCTTTCGCGTGCCCGCCGATTGTCCCGGCATCTGACCCCGAGAGGCCCGGGAGGCCCGATGCCGGACAACAGCGAGCTGGACCGCATTGACCCGCAGGCGGAAACCTGCAAGCTGTCAACCGGCCTTGAGGTAGAGGTGGTCCGGATGCGCACCCGTCAGTTCTTCCGGCTGCTGAGGGTCCTCACCCACGGGGCCGGCCCGGCGCTCACCCAGAGCGGGCTTGACTTCGCCGCCGGGGGCGAGGAGTTCGGCCAGAAGCTGCTCATGCTCGTGGTGATGTCGATCCCCGACGCCGAGCAGGAGGCGATCGGCTTCCTCGCCTCCATGTGCCGCCCGCTGGGCATCACCGACAAGCCCGCCTCCCAGCTCACCAAGCAGGAGAAGGAGGGCAACGACGAACTGTGGACCCGGTTCAACGAGGACCTGCACAACCCGGACATGGACGACACCCTTGACCTGATTGAGGTCATCGTCCGGATCGAGGCCCCGGAGCTGCAGGCCCTGGGAAAAAAGCTCCAGCGGACGTTCAAGGTCTTCCAGGCGACCGGGCAGGACAAGGACGCCCCGGTCCCGGAGATGACTCCGCAGGAGCTCAGCTCGCCGGCGCGTTCGCGAGCGCGTTCGACGTCCTCAGCCACGAGTACGGGTGGACAGACGAGTACGTCCTAGACCTCCCGGTCTGCCGGCTGCGGCAGTGCCTGGAGGCCGTCCGGGGGCGGCGGGAGAGAGAGCAGCTAGGCCGGCTGCGGCTGGCCGAATGGCAGGTGAAGGTGGTCTGCAGCTTCATCGGCGCGCAGGCGTGGATTGACACCAGCAAGACCGGCGGGAAGAACCCGCTGGTCGAGATGGCCCACGCCATTGACATCTTCGGCGCCAAGTCCCCCGAGGAGCAGGAACTGGACCGCATCCGCGGCCCGAAGGTCGCCGACTCGATCGAGGACGACCCGCGGTTCGGCAAGGTGGCGGCGGACCCGGAAGCCGGGGTGGAGGCCTCCAACGCGGCCGGGTCGTACGAGGCGTTCATGGCGAGGATGGGCGGCCCGCCGCCGATGCCGGGGCGTGAGTGATGGAACGTAACCGGCCGGCTGACGCCCAGACGCTGCGGGACGCCGCAGAGGTCGTGAGGGAGTACTCAACCAGGCCAGACGGCCTATGGTGCATGGCCCTCGTGAAAATGCTGCAGAACGCGGCCGACGGCATCGAAGCAGGCGAGAACTGATGACGCCGGACAAGCCCTGGCACGCTCAGGTCTACAAGACAGGCGGCTACTGGCGCTGGGACGTGCGCTCGCCGGGCCTGCGGTCAACCGGCGAACGGGAGACCTGGCGCGAGGCTTACGACACCGCCGTGGCCGAACTAGGCCTGATGCGCGCTGCGGCCACGGGGGAGGTGACGCCTCGTGGCTTACGAGGGCCCGGAGTACTGGTACGTCATTTACAAGGCGATCGGTGACTTCGGCGGCCTGATGCGGGACGCGGCCGAGGCGAAGGCCGCGCTGCAGGGCATGTCCGACGCGGTCAAGTCGGAGACCGCCGCCGAGGTGGCCGGCTCCACCCAGGCGGCCGCCGCGCGGGCCAAGGACACCCAGGCGATCCAGCAGCAGGTCCAGGGGCTGCAGCAACTGGCCAACGCCGCGAAGCAGACCAACACCCAGCTCCTGTACGGCGGGCGCAACGACGAGACCGCGCACCTGAGCGACCTGGCCCAGGAACTGAACTACACCACCCTGCTCAACCGGCAGAAGTGGCTCGGGTTCTCCTCCGTCCAGCAGGCCATGAGCTACCGCCAGCAGATGTACAACCTGCAGCTCCTGGAGAACCGGGCGCACTTCGCCGGCTACCAGACCGCCGACCAGTACCTGGGCTTCCTGCAGCGCGAGATCTCCGACACCGCGGCGCTCAGCGCGGTCATCCGCACCCGCACCGCCGCCGTCCTCGGCGAGACAGGCGCGCTGCTCGCGCACTCGAACGCGCTGCAGGGCACGCACCAGAGCGCCGGGCAACTGGGCGAGCAACTGACCACGGCGACCGCGTTCGCGGCGGCGGTCAGCGGCATCCCCAGCACGGCGACCACGCACGTGGTGTTCGCCGACGCCGCGGCGATGGCGGAACTGGCCGCCTACCGGGCGGCACTGCTCAGCCTGCCGCACGCGGAGTCCACCGACATCGTGGCCGCGGCCACGAGGCTGGGCGGGGTGCCGCTGACGCAGCGCCAGCCGCTGGCGATCGAGGCCGTGCCCAGGTTCAGTAACCTGGACAGCCTGCGGGGCCTGCACGAGCGCGTCCCGGTGACGGTGACGTCCACGGTGGCCGGGCCGTCCGAGCCGCTGCGCTTCCCCGGGGCTGACGCCGGGGCCGCCGGCCAGGTCCGGCTGCCCGGCGACATCGCGGAGGCGGCGGAGGAGACCGACGCGCTCGGCGAGGCGATGTCCCTGCTGCACGCGCGCTCGGCCATCTCGATCGACTCCCTCCGGGAGTTCGGCAACTCGGCGATGCTCGCCGCGGTGGACGCCCGCGCGCTGGAGCAGGGCGTCGGCCGGCTGGACGCCGCCTGGCAGATGATGCGGGAGGTCAAGCCCCGCTCCGACGACTGGTTCCAGTTGTTCAGCATCAGCAGGGCGGTGCAGAACAGGGACATCTCCAGCGCCGCGACCGGGTACCCGCGGGCCGCCCCGGGGATGGGGGAGCTGCAGGACGTCACTGTCCGCCTGCACGTGCAGGACGGTGACCAGGCAGAGGCGCTTCTCGGCCGGGTGATCAGCGACGAGGAGTACCTGGACGGCCTGACCGCGCACCCGCACCTGGAACTGGACGGCGCGCAGGAGGCGCTTGACGACGGCGAGCTGTTCGCCGAGATGATGCACGAGTTCGGCGACCTGCACGTCCGCCCGGAGGTGGACCCCTCCGAGATCGAGGCGGCTACCGAGGACGCCTACCACCTGGACGGCGTGCTCATCGGGCTGAGCTACGAGCGGGCCGACCCGGAGGTGGACGTCCAGGGAATCTCGCGCGCCGACGACGAGATCCGCGCCATGACCGAGGAGCTCTACGGCGTCCCCGACGAGGTGGACACCGTCATCGTGGTGGAGTCCAGCGGGGCCGCCAGCGAGATCCGCGACTACACCCGGGACATCCAGGACATCGAGCGGGAGGTGGGCACCCGCGCCGACTTCGAGGACGACGACGCCGAGACCGGGCTGTCCCGGTACCTGAGCGCCCTGATGGAGGCCATCGCGCGGCGCTACGACTTCTACGTCGGCCTTGACGACACCGCCGCCCAGGAGGAGCTGGCCTCCTGGATGCGCGACCTGGAGGCCGCCCAGGCGGCGGAGCGCGCCGTTACCGCGGGCATGGGCGGCGCGTCGGGCGGCGGTGGCGGCGGAGGCCCGCCGGTTCCCCCCTCCGCGCCCCCGGGTGACGGCGGTGACGAGGAGGACGCGGAGTTCTGGAAGGCGCTCGGCGACGCCATCCACGACACGGACGGCAAGCTGCGCGCCTTCGAGGACGACGCCCGCGGCATCGGCAACGCGCTGCCGCACCCGGACGACGCCGAGGCCTGGGAGGAACTGGCCGGCGCCGAGCGCGACGCGGGCCTGCGGGCCGCCGACGCGGTTAGCCAGTTGCAGCAGATGGCCCAGGCCGCGGCTGCGGCCGGCAAGGCAGCCGACGCCGCCAAGTACGCGTGGGCCGCCGCAACCCTGCAGGCCGCCGCGCTGAAGGCGCAGGGCACCGCCGCAGCCGACGACGTGGCCCAGCTAGCGGAGCTGGCTGCCTCCGCGGACAAGGTGGGCGACTCCTCCAGGGCCGCCTACACCGCGCAGAAGCTGCTCTCCTCCGGGTTCGAGGGGATCGACGACCCGGCCGCCAAGGCCGCGGCCAACCTGGAGCTGACCACCGCGTCCGCGTCCCGGGCGTACGGGTGGTGGGGCCTGCTGACCAAGCAGGTCACCCTCTGGTCGGGCGTGATGGGCGACACGCACCTGATCGGCCAGGTCCAACTGTGGCACATCCTGCTTGACGGCATCGTCGAGATCCTGGCCCTGTGGGTGCCCGCCCTGGTGACCGCCGGGGCCGGGCTGGCCGGGTGGGCCGCCGCCGCTTACCAGTCGGGCAAGGAGGTCTACCAGCAGTGGGAGAGCCTCAACACGGTCAGCAAGGCGCTCAACACCACCATCCCGCCGCTGGCCGACAACTTCCAGAAGCTGCAGGACGCGGTCCGCCCCCAGGTTTACCAGTTGCTCGGCGACTACCTGGACGTGGCAGGCGGCAAGACCGGGGCGTTTACCCAGCTCATCCTGCAGACGGGTAACTACCTGGACAGGTTCGCGGCCAAGATCGTCGTGGACATGGAGTCCGGCGGCAACGGGCTGAAGAACTTCTTTGACTCCGGGATCAAGGACCTGACGCTCATCGGCCAGGGGTTTGACTCCCTGGGCGTCATCTTCGCCAAGTTCCTCCAGGCGACCGCCATCAGCCACGTGGCCGAGGACCTGGCCACTGTCGGCGACCTGATCCTGAAGGTCGTCGCCGACCTCGTGTCCCTGGTCCCGGCGCCGGTGCTGGCCGTGGTGCTGGGGCTGCACGCCTTCGTGCTGTGGGGCGGCCTCGCCTTTGACGTGGTCGGCAAGGTGGTCATCGCCGTTGCCACCCTGGCGGGCAAGTTCTCCGCGCTCAATGACGTGGCCCAGATCGTCGCCCGCAGCCTGAACGCCACCGACGAGCAACTGGCCAACATCGCCAAGAGCAGTGCCGCGGTCGGCGCCGTGTCCGACGTCCTGGGAGCTAAGACCAGCGAGGCGGAGCTGGGCCAGCTCTCGGTCGCCATCCAGAACACCGGCAAGACGCTGGAGGAGTTCGTCACCTCGGCCGGGCCGACCTCCGCCGCGCGGCTGGAGCAGTTCGCCGGCGGGCTGGACAACGCGGGCCGGGAGACGGTGGCGCTGGGCATCGCCGCCGGCGCCACCGACGGCCAGCTGGCCGGGCTGAGCGCCAAGCTGAGCGGGGTGGCAGCCGACGGCGAGGAGGCCGCCGTCGCGGTCGGCAGCAGCGGGGGCGGCTTCATGGCCACCCTCGGCAAGCTGGTGCCGTTCCTGAGCAACGCCTACGTGGACCTGGGGCTGCTGGCCGTGGCGCTGGCCGGGGTGTACGCCTACCTGGGCACCCGGGCCGACCAGACCAAGCAGTTCACCGACGCGATCGGGCAGGCGGTACAGAAGGCCTCGCTGCTCACGGTGGTGGGGACCACCATGAACAACCTGGCCGAGGTCACCACCGCCCTCGGCACCGCGCAGAAGACCGGGGTGGGCAACGCCTCCGAGCTGGCCGCCAGCCAGTCCGACCTGTCCGGCAAGCTGCAGGAGGAACTGACTCACGTCGGCGACGTGTCCAAGGCCTACGGGACGGACTTCGTCGGCTCGCTGAACCTGCTGCAGGCTGCGGGGGTCAGCACGACCCAGTTGTTCAGCGACCAGAACAAGACCTGGGCCGTCGCCATGCAGATGGTCAGGGGGCTGGTTGACGGCTACGCGGCGATGGGCCAGCAGCTCGGGACGGTCGGCTCCGACCTGAACGTGCTCAACCTGCAGAACTCCAAGCAGGTCTCGTCCATGGCCCAGCTCAACTCGGCCTACGACGCGTTCACCAAGACCGTGGGCGCCGCCCCGTCGGCGTTCATCACCATGGCCCAGGGCTTTACCCAGTTCGACACGGACGCCAAGGCGGCCGGGGCCACCATGACCGGGCTGTCCGGGGCCAGCCTCACCCTGCAGAACGACTTCCAGACCAACTACAACAACGTCGAGCAGTTCTTTGACGCGTTCCGCAACGACCAGGCGCTCACCGGGCAGGGCGACTTCACGGCGTTCGTCAAGGACGCAGTGGCCAGCCTGATCCCGATGGCGGGCGGCAGCAAGGAAGCCGCGGCCCAGATCTCCGCCCTTGCCCAGGAGGCGGGCGGGCCGGCCACCGACAGCATCAAGACGCTGCAGCAGTGGGTCGGCAACATCAAGAACCCGCTGCAGGCCATGTACACGGCCAGCCAGAACGCGGCGATCGGCGCGTCCAACCTGTCCCAGGACGCCGCCCGGCTGACCAACACGCTGCAGGGCCTGCTCAACCCGGCCATGGCCCAGGCGATCTTCAACGCCGACGGCGGCCAGCAGTTGTTCAACACCTTCGCCGACACCCTGAAGAAGCTGGGCCCGACCTCCAAGGACACCGTCTTCGCGGCGTCCAACATCATCACCCAGCTGAAGGCCATCACCGGGTCCAGCAGCTCGGCGAAGTCCCAGTTCATCGGGTTCACCGAGGCGATGGGGCTGAGCGCCAAGCAGTCGGACACCCTGTGGTCGGTCGCCGGCAAGAACATCACGGCCAACCTCGGCCAGGTCCGCAGCAGCATGGCCGCCAACGCCACCCAGCAGGCCGACCTGGTCAAGCCGGGCGAGACCGACACGATGCTCAAGTCCTTCAAGGACGGCACGTTCTACGAGGCCACCTTCCTGGCGTGGATCCCCCAGGTGCAGCGCGGCCTCAACATCATGAACCACGACATCGGCCAGTTCTTCGTGCACGACCTCCCGGTGGCGGCGCAGGCGACCGCGCACGCCTTCGAGGCAGCCTGGGACGGGGCGGTCAACTGGTTCACCCAGTCGGTGCCGCACGGGCTGGGCGTGGCCTGGGCCACCGTCTCCGGGGCGATGAAGGGCGCCTGGGGCGGGATGACCAGCTGGTTCACCCAGTCGGTGCCGCACGCTTTCCAGACTGCCTGGGCCTACACCTGGCGGGACGCGGTGACCCCGGTGTCGCACGCGCTGAGCGACGTGACCGCCTGGGTAGCGCGCAATTTCGATCCCTGGTGGGCGACCCACGGCGCGGCCCTGGAGAAGCTGTGGAACAACCTGTGGGGCTTCCTGAAGGCGACCGCCCAGGACACCTACAGGTTTGTCCTTGATGTCAGCAAGGTGTTCTGGGAAAGCCTGGTCGGGATCTTCACCAGTGGCCCGATGAAGCAGATCTGGCACTTTTTCGCTGCCCAGGCGAGCCAGGCATGGGCGCTGACCAGGGCCGGCTTCACCCAGATGTGGAACGGGCTGGTCAGCGTCGCGACCTCCTTCGGCTCCCTCGTCTGGAAGGGCACCCGGGAGGCCGGGGCCCAGGCCTGGCAGTGGCTGAAGACGGCGGGCGTCGGCATCTGGCAGACGATCGAGGCAGCGGCCAAGGTCCTCTTCACGTTTATCGAAAACATTTCGAAAACTGCCGCTGACGTGCTGGCTGTCGCCTTCAAGGGCGCCTGGGCGACGGTGGTCGCGATCGGCAAGCTCGCCTGGGACACCCTGGTCCTGATCATCAACGTGATCATCGACGGGCTGGCAGGCCACTGGCACCAGATGTGGCTGGACGTGCAGGCGTGGGGACTCCAGGTGTGGAACACCCTGGGCCAGTTCTTCGCCACCACGTTCCACGCCATCGCCGCGCTGGCCGTCCAGTTGTGGCACATCTGGTTCGCGCCGGCCTGGGCCTCGTTCTACGCCAGCGTCGGGGCGCCGCTCACCCACTTCTTCACCAGCACGGTGCCCGGCTGGTTTGACTCGGTCCGCAGCTGGTGGGACAACACCTGGGCAGCCAACGTCAAGTCGTTCAACTCCACCATCCTCGCGCCGCTGGAGCACTTCTTCACCGGCGACATCCCCGGCTGGTGGGACGACCTGGTCTCCGGCGGCGGCAAGGCCTGGGACTCGGTGTGGTCCGGGTTCAGCAAGAGCGTGCTCGGCCCGCTGACCACGTTCTTCACCGGCACCGTGCCCAAGTGGTGGAGCGACTTCACCTCGTTCGGCGCCAAGGCGTGGACCGACACCTGGAACGGGTTCGTCCGCGACCTGATTGACCCGATCGTCAACTTCTTCACCGTCACGCTGCCCAACGCCATCACCGGCGGGATCGCCAACGCCCTCAGCTCCCTGGCCGGGCCCATCAACAGCGCGCTGTCCGCCGTCAAGTCGGCCCTCAGTTTCATCCCCGGTCTGGCCGCAGGCGGGCCGGTGGGCATGGCGGCCGGCGGCTGGGTGCGGATGGCCGCGGGCACCGCGATGCGGATGGGCTCCGGGTCGGTCCCGGGCACCGGCGACGAGGACGGCACGCGCATCGTCGCCATGGGCGGCGAGTTCATGATCCGCAAGTCCGCGCGGATGGCGCTGCAGGCTGCCTACGGCCCGCAGTTCCTGGACTGGCTGAACATGGCCGATGTCTGGCTGGGGGCCGGCTCGCGCGGCAACCAGGCCAGCCAGAAGCGGGGGATGGGGGCCTACGGCGCGGTCGCCGGGGGCGGGGCGGTCATGCCCGGCCTGTCCGACGTGGCCGGGATGTTCGGCGGCGGGATGGCGGCGGGCGGCCTGGTGGCCAACCTGTTCGTGCCCGGCCTGTCGCCCAACCTGTCCCGCCAGCTCTCGGCCGCCACGGCGGGGCAGTTGCCGCGCACCCTGTCCACCGCGGCCGGCAACCGGGTGGGCCTGCAGGTGGACAGCCTGACGATCAACAACCCGGTGGCCGAGAAGCCGTCCGACTCGATTACCCGGTCGTCCAACCGCCTCGCGTTCCTGGCCGGCAGGGGAGTGATCTGATGCCCATCCAGCCGCCCGCCTACCTCTACGGCCCGGCTGAGCTGTGGTACTGGAACGGCACCCCGCTGCAGACCGGCTACTACAACATCGCCACCTTCGGCGGGTCCCGCTTCGGCCTGCCCACCTACCGCGGCCAGGACTACCAGGTGCCCTACCGGGCCGGGCAGCTCTGGCGGGCCAAGTACCCGGACGAGCGCACCGTCACCCTGAGCATGTGGACCGACAGCCAGTTGTCGACTAACCAGTCCTACCCGGCAGGCGACCCGCGCCGGGCGTTCAACGACAACTGGCAGGCGCTGCGCCAGTTGTTCTTCACCCGCGGCCCGCAGGGCAGCGTGCAGGGGCAGTTGCAGCGCAACTGGTACCTGACCGGCACCGGCACGCCGTCGCTGGTGCAGAGCACCGCCATGGCCGAGATCGCCGGCTCGATGGACCCGACGATGAACGGCCGGCTGAGCGCCGCGTTCTCCGTTGACCTGCTGCTCAGCGACCCGTACTTCTACGCGCCGATCCGCGCGCAGACGGTCTCCGGCACCGGCAGCATCAGCGCGCTGGGCGAGGGGATCGTGGGCGAGGGGTTCGCCTCGGCGGTCAACGCCTTCACCGTCGCCATCTCCGGGCCGTGCACGGTCACCAACAACACGGCCGGGGTCTCGTTCACGCACAGCGGCGCGGGCGTGGCGTCCTGGCCGGTCACCGTGGACGTGCTGCGCTCCACCGCGACCGACAACGTCGGCAACAACGTGATCGGCGGCATGAGCCACGCCGGCAGCCGGATGTGGATGTGCCTGCTGCCCGGGGCGAACAGCATTACCGTTTCAGCAGGTAGCGCGGTGTTCACCTGGTGCGACGCCTACGTCTGATGTAGCGGCATTGCTCGCGCGTAGTAACAGGCATGACAGAAACGCGAGGCCGCAAGCTCGGCGGCAAGCTGGCTGACAAAGAGTGGCTGTACGAGCAGTACGTCACCAATGGACGATCATCAGCGAATATCGCCCGGGAACTGGGGTGCACTGAAACATCGGTTTGTTACCGACTCCGGCGGTTCGGCATTCCCCGGCGCCCACCCGGGTTCCAGCCGACGGCGACACGGATTGATGACAAGGGTCGCGAGTGCATGAGCTGCGGGAAGTACAAGCTCTGGGATCAGTTCTGGAAGACTTCGCTGAAGTACGGCCGGGGTAAGCACCATGTGAGCCGGTGCACTGAGTGCCATGACCCGGCAGCCGCCCGGCGGAACAGCCTCAAGCACAAGCTGAAGCGCTACGGACTTGACGAGGAAAAACTAGCCCTGCTCATAGCGCTTGACGGTGAGATTTGTGCGCTGTGCGGTAAGACCCAGCAGGTAAACGGCTGTGACTTGGACATAGACCACGACCACGCGTGCTGTCCGGCTAGCAGTAGGAGCTGCGGACAATGTGTACGCGGTCGGCTGTGCCGGTCGTGCAACCTCATGCTCGGACGGATCGAGGAGTGCGGAGTTCCCTTCGAGAAGATCACGATTTACCTGCTGCGTCGGCCGTTCGCGGTAGCCGCCTGACAGCTACCGATTAGCTCCCCCGAAGAGTCCCCGAGAGGACCGAGGGGGGAAGCCACCGTCATGACCCAATGGCGTTACTACTTAGCAACACGGCGGCAGCGGACACCCTGGCCAGCACCATCTCCAACTCGGCCACCTCGATCGTCGCCGGGTCCGGCGCGCCGCAGGGCTACCCGACCAGCTTCCCGTTCATCCTGGCCCTGGAGCCGCTGACTCCCAGCTTCGAGCTCGTGCTGGTGACTGCGGGCGCGGGCACCTCGGCTACCCCGTGGACGGTCACCCGGGCAGCTGACGGGACCCTGGCCCACGCGCACAGCGCGGGCATCCCGATTGAGCACACGTTCAGCGCCGGGGACTTCACCGAGGCGGCCCAGCACTACCTGATGGGGTCCGGGTCAGGGGTGCACGGCCTGCCCGCCTCAGCGTGGAACGGCAACGCGTGCTCCGCCATCAACGAGACGACGCTGGCCAACTCCACTACCAACGTGGTCACCTGGTCGGGCATCCCGGCCACCTACCAGCACCTGCTCGTGATGGTGCAGGCCCGGCTGACCGAGACGACGGCGCTCACCGACGACATCACGCTGACCTTCAACGGCGACACCGGCGCGCACTACTCCAGCCTGACCATGTCGGCCACCAACATCTCCGGCTCGCTGGTCGGCCCGGCGGCCACCACTGCCTACGCGGTGGCGGGCATCCCGGCGTTCCGGGTGGCGGCCAGTCAGGGCGGTGCCCCGGCCAACGCCGGCGGCGGCTTCGCGCTGGTCCCCAACTACGCGCAGTCCGCCTTCAACAAGGCGGCCTACTCGGTGTCCGGGGCCGGCAACGGCACGTCGTCCATGGTGGACGGCCGGGTGCGCTTCGGCTTCTGGAACCCCGCGTCGCAGGCCGCGGTGACCGCTGTCTCGCTGACCGCGCCGGGCGGGTCCAACTTCCTGATCGGCTCCCAGTTCTGCCTGTACGGGGTGGGCTGATGGCCACCGAGCGCGTCATTGACCTGGCGAACCAGCGGTACGCCGACTTTGCCTACGAAGGGCCGCTGCCGGAGAGCGCTTTCGTCGCCGAGTCGGCAGCGGTGCAGCGCCAGCAGCTCGCGCTCTCCCGGCTGCGCCGCCGGGTGCGCGAGAAGCCCGGCCCGCGCACGTTCCTGACCCTCTCGGACCTGACCGACCTGCTGATCGTGCTCGGGCTGGACGACTGGTGAGCGATCCCGTGACGGTGACCGATTACGACGAGTGCCAGGTGCACGAGGGCACTGAGCTGCAGTTGCAGGGACGCGGCTTCGCCCCCTACCCGTCGGCCCCAGGGCCGTGGTCGCAGTTGCGGCCGGGGCACGCAGAGTCCCTTGAGGAGGACCAGTGAGCGATGCTCACGTCGAGTTCGCAGCCGTCTCCACCTCGCTGCTCATCCGCAAGTGGGACGAGGACGCGGTCCGCTACGTGCTGCGTCATGAGGGCCGCGACACGGCGGCGCTCACCCGCCGCGAGAACGTCACTATTCACCCGGAGACGTTCGCCCGGCACAAGATCGAGCCGTATGAGACCTGGCAGCGGGACAACGTCAACAACGTCCTGCAGGCGGGCTGGGTGGCGCTGCTCGGCGGCGTCGCCGGCACGTCGATCACCACCAAGTTCAGCGCCGCCGCCGGGCGCATCGGGGTGGGCACCTCCGCCATCGCGCCCAGCTACACCCAGACCGCGCTGGTGGGCGACACCGGCGGCTCCTCCACCACCAGCTACTACCAGCTGGTGTCCTCGGCGCCCGCCATCGCCACCGGCTCCTCCCCGGCGACGCTGACGTTCGTCGCCGCATTCGGCACCGGCGTGGCCAACTTCGCGTGGAACGAGTTCGGCACCGACAACGGGGCGTCCTCCACCGTCACCACCACCGGCGTCTTCTTCAACCGCGGGGTCCCCGGCGGCGGCATGGGCACCAAGGCCTCCGGCCAGACCTGGACGGCCACCGAGACCATCAGCTTCGGCTTCCCCAGCGGCGCCGGCACGGTCGTCTAGGCCGCCCGCCGTGACACGGGCGGGAGGCTGCCTTGGCGATCACGCGAGACCAGCTCAGCACCCTCGCCAAGGGCACCGGCGCGGGCACCACCTTCACCATCACCTTCCCGACGCTGCCGGTGGCCGGGTCGTCGGTGATCGCAGCGCTCGGCGTCAACCTCAGCGGCGGCGTGACCAGCGTCAAGGACAACGGCACCAGCCAGTCCACGTTCACGCTTGACAAGTCGGAAACCGGCAGCGCCAGCCACGTCTCCTACATCTACCGCGCTGACGGCATCAGCCTGCCCGGCAGCGGGTCTTACACGCTCACCGTCACCCTGGGCGGCTCGGGCGCGGGCTACTCGGCGGGCGCGGCCAGCTACCTGGGCAAGCTGGCCGGCGGGCCGGCGGCGACTAACGGGGCCACCGCCACCAGCGCCGCCCCGGCCACCGGCTCGGCCACGCCCACCGCAGGCGGCAGCCTGCTCATCGGCACCTTCCAGGACAACAGCTCAGGCACCGCCGACAACCCGTCGGTCACCAACGCGAACTTCACCTCGCAGCTCACCCAGCCGAGCGGCACCGCCGGCCAGGTGTACGGGTTCGCGGACCAGATCAAAGCGGGCACCTCGGCCGACTCCTGCACCTGGTCGGTCGCCACCAGCGCCACCTACTCGGGCGCCATCGCGGTCTACTCGCCGGCCGTGACCGGCCCGGAAGCCGACGTGCCCCTGCTCGTCCCCCAGGCAGTCAAGCGGTCAAGTCTCTACTAAGGAAGGCCCGATGTCAGCTCTCACCGGCTCCCAGATCCAGTTGCAGTGGCAGAACGGGGTCGCCGACAAGGCCGTGCTCTACGCGCTCAAGGGCGTCAGCTCCGGCGACACCGCGACCCTCGCGGAGTTCTCGTTCGTCAAGCAGGCCGTCATGCTCGGCGCGACCGTGGACGGCTCAGCGACTGCCTCCGTCACCTCACCCAACATCGTCACCATGCCGGCAGGGCTGTCGAATGACGCGGCTTACCTGCTGGTGTGGGGCGCGTCCGCTTAGGAGCCGCAGTGTCCGGTCTCTACATGGCCATGAACGCGGCCTTCCCCACCACGGCAGCCCCGGTGAAGATGACCACCGGCACGTCGCTCAAGACGCTGATGCAGGTCGCCACCCCGTCCAACCAGGACATCCACGTGGTGGAGTGGGGCATCAGCTTTGACGGCTCCGCCGCCGCGACCCCGGTCGAGTGCGAGCTGGTGGACACCGGCTCGGTGGGCGCCAGCACGCTTACCGCGCTCACCCCAGAGATTTACAGCGCCGACGCGCAACTGGCCTCGCTGTGCGTCGGCGGCACCAGCGCCACCGGGTTCAACACCGGCTCGTCCACCGAGGGCAGCGTCACCTCCACCCGGTACGGCGACCTGCAGCTCATCGCGCCGACCAACCAGTACGTGAAGCAGTGGCCGCTCGGGCGGGAGTTCTATGTCGCCGCCTCGCACTTCCTGCGCGTCCGGGTGACCGCGGCGGCGGCGGTGAACGCGTACACGTACGTCATCTGGCAGGAGTAGCAGGCCCGGCAGGCGCCGGAAGGAGGTGAGCAGTGTCCCGGCTAGGCCGCAGCCAGCCCGCTAAGGCGTACGTACTCGTCCGGCCGGTGACCATCCTCGCCCCGGTCCCGGTGTCCCAGGCCGACGAGGGCGCGGCGGCCGACGCGCAGTCCGTTGCCGTCGTCGCGCCGCAGGCCGACGTCGCGGGCGCCGTTGACTCGATCGTCATCGCCGTCGCCGGGGCCGACGTCGCCGGGGCCCTGGACAGCCTGACGTCAAGCGTGGCGGCACCGGCCACCGACAAGGCCGCCGCCGTTGACTCGATGGCCGTCACGGCCACCAGCGCCTCCGCCGACACCGCGGGCGCGGCCGACACGATGGCCATCACCGTCGGCCCGGCCACGCCCGACAACGCGGGGGCCACCGACACGATGGCCATCACGGCGGTGGCCCCCTCGGCCGACATCGCAGGTGCCCGCGAGGACATGGCCATCACCGTCACCGCCCCCTCGGCCGACATCGCGGGCGTGACCGACAAGCTGACGGTGACATCGGCCCCGGCTGTCCCGGACACCGCGGGCGCAACGGACGCCATCTCCGTCCACGCCGCCGCCCCCTCGGCCGACGTCGCGGGCGCACGGGAGGCGATGTCGTTCCCGGTGCCCATCACCGCCCCGGCCGCAGACGCCGCCGGCGCGACCGACTCGATGGCCATCGTCAAGGGCGCCGGCGGCACGTTCGTCAGCCCGTTCCCGGGCGGCGGCGGGCGGTACACCCTGCCGCCCGGGTACCAGGGCGGGCCGTCCGGGGCCGGCTCGGTCACCCCGTCGGCGCTCGGGAACAGCTGGGAGATCGTGGTCATCTCCGGGGCCGACTACGTCACGGTGCTGGCCGTCATCCCGGGCTCGATGCTGATGAACTGGCAGTTCGTCCGCCAACTGGACGACATCGGCTCGGGCACGGTGACGCTGTCCCAGGATGACCCGTGGTGGGAGGAGGTGACGCTGCCCGGCGGGCTGCCCACGTCCACCCTGCTGGACGAGGAGTGCCTGTGGCAGGTCTGGAAGGACGGGGTGTGCCGGTTTGACTTCCTCGGCGAGACCATCACCGAGCAGCTAACCGACCCGTCTGAGCAGCGCCAAGTGACCGTCACCGGGCCGGGCACCATCGCCACCCTCAAGTGGGCGATGGTGGCGCCGCAGGGCTTCCCGGACATCATCCTGAAGATGGACGGCCTGCTGGACAGCTTTGACGAGGTAGACGTCAACGGCAACCCGGTGATCGACACCAGCATCTGGACCACCGTCTCCCCGGCTGACCAGATCTACATCACGCCGATCGCCAACCTGTACAGCTACCCGGGCGGCGTCGGGTACGCCCTGGGCACGCTGATGCCGTCCGGCTCGCTGACCATGATCGCCTCCACCGGCGGGGCGTTCCTTGAGTCAACGGCCTGGGACTTCACCGACACGCTGGTGTCGGTGCAGATGACCCCGGTGGGCGCCGCCTCCACGGCCACCGACTCGGGGAACCCGCAGCCGTTCGGCACCGGGCTGGACGGGTCGCAGATCACCCAGATGTACGTGATCTCCAACACCGCCCCGGCCGGCTCGCGCTACTACGTGATGATCGCCATCGACGGCACCTCGTTCTACGGCCAGTACAGCGGGCCGGACGGGCAGTTCACCACGTTCTTCCCCGCTTACGACAGCCAGCAGCACGCTTACTGGATGATCACCGAGCAGGCAGGCTCGGGCGGCGGGCCGGGCACGTTCTACTGGTGGACCAGCCCTGACGGGCAGGCCTGGACGCTGCAGTGGCAGCGCGTGCACCCGTGGGACGCCACCAACACCCGGCTGGTGTTCGAGGCGGCCTACTTCAGCCCGGACAGCACCACCCAGTTCGCGCAGATCACCAACCTGAACTCGAACGTCACCACGCCCAGCTACCAGGGGGCCATCTACCTGGGCGAGTCGCTGATGGGCGTGTGGTACGACCAGTTCACCGCTGCCCAGGACCGGGGCACCATCCCGTTCGTCACCTCCAACGTGACCGAGGCGGCCGACAGCTACGGCCGGCCCTGGTCGGACATCCAGAACGTGCAGGCCACCAACGGCACCGACCTGTACTCGTTCCTGCAGAGCGCCGCGGCGGTGGTAAACGCGGACTACGTGATGGACCCCGGCTTCCAGCTCCGGGTCGGCCAGCCGTCGCCCGGCGAGGTCGGCATCGGCGTGGACCGCTCGGGTTACCTCGTCTTCCGCGACGGCGTGGACGTCATGAGCCGGCAGCGGGTCCGGGCCCGGGACCAGATCACCACCCTGCTCGGCGGGGAGAACGCCGACGGGCACGAGATCTCCGCGTTCAGCCCGTCGTTCGCTGCCGAGTGGGGGCAGCGGGAAACCTGGTTCCAGGCCTCGGCGCAGGTTGACCCGGTGTCCATGGCGTACGCCAGCGCCGCGGCGCTGGGGCAGAACGAGACCGAGATCGTGTCGTGGACGTTCACCCTGGTACCCAACCTGCCCGGCAAGACGGTCTTCGATAACTTCGATGTCGGCGACTGGGTGGGGCTGGAGCGGCCGGACTTCTCCGGTGTGGACACGGTGCGCGTCGTCGGCATCGCGGTGCAGGTGGACGCCACCGGCGCCGAGACGCACGAGCTCACGTTCCTGTCCTACATCCAGTGGCTGGCCGAGCAGCTCCAGTACATCGCCGACAAGCTGGGCGGCAAGTTCGTCAACGCGCTGGGCACCAGCCCGGTGGCGCCCTCCAAGTACGGCACCGGCCAGGTGCCCACGTACTTCTCCCCGGCAGCCACGCTGAACAGCCTGGCCGACGTGGCCGGCGGCTCGGCCGGGTCCACCATGGCGAACGCGCCGCTCGTCTACAACCCGGGGACCGGCCAGTACCAGCACGCGGGCAGCACCGACCCGGTCACCGGCACGATGGTCCCGGTCACCGTGCAGACCCCTACCGGGTCCACCTCGGTCAGCGACACCTCCGTGGTGGTGAACACCGGCAACGGGACCACGGTCATCGGCCTGCAGGGCGACGGCACGGTGACCACGGTGGACAGTGGCGGCGGGGCGCCCGCCACCCCGGACGTGCCCGCGGCCATCGGCATCGTGCAGGGCCTGCAGGTGACCTGGGACGGCCTGCTCGGCGGGGTGGCCCCGCTGGCCAACTTCCAGTACGTGCAGGTGCACGTCGGCACCTCCGCCGGCTTCACGCCGTCTGTCGCCACGCTGGTGGGAACGCTGGCGACGGCGGGCACGCTGTCGATCAGCGGCCTGACGGTGAGCGCCACCTACTACGTGAAGCTGGTGGCGCTGACCACCGCCGGCGTCGCGTCGCCCCCCACCACGGCCGTCAGCGTGGCGGTGGCCGGGCTGCCCACCACCGACCTGACCGGGCAGCTCCCGGCCAGCCTGCTGGGCGCCAGCGCCGGCGCCACCGCGCTCAACCCGAACCCGTTCTTCAACGGCGGCGACCTCACCGGCTGGGCGGTGGTCAACGGCACGCTGTCCGCCACGGCGTCGCCCCCGGCCGGGGCGCCGGGGCACCCGCAGTACGCCGCAGTTCTCACCTCCACTGCGGCCAACTGCCTGATGACCGGCTCGCCTGCCCCGTTCCAGGTCACCCCGGGCGAGCCGTACGCGATGACCGCCTGGGTCTACAACCCGTCCGGCTCGGCGGTGACGGTGGCGGCCGGGTTCAACTGGAGCGGCGGCACGTCCACCGTCTCCTGCGCGCCCACCGCCTGGACTCCGGTGACCGTGGTGGGAACCTGCCCGGGCGGCGTGACCACTGCGGACCAGGTGGTCGGCCCGGTCGCCTCCGGGGTGACCGTCTACGTCACCGGCGCGGTCGCGGCCGGGCAGGTTCCCGGGCAGTTGCTGGCGGCGGGCTCGGTGGCGGCCAACCAGATCGCCGCTAACACCATCACTGCAGGCCAGATCGCCGCCAATACGATCACGGCCTCCCAGATCGCCGCCAACACCATCACCGCGGCGCAGATTGCGGCCGCGACCATCACCGCCACCCAGATCGCCGCCAACACCATCACCGCCGCGAAGCTGGCCGCCGGCATCGTGGTCGCCGGCATCGTCAACGCCACCACCATTACCGGCGCGACGTTCGTCGCCACCGGAACCGCCGGCGAGTTCCTGACGTACTCGGGCACCCCGGGCAGCGGAAACCTCATCATGACGGTATCTGCCGCCGCGACCACCGACGCGTTCGGCAACACGGTACCCAAGGGCCTGACCGTCGGCGTCACCGGCAGCCCGCAGATCGCCCTGGTGCCGTCGGCCGGCGGGCCCGGCAGCGCGGCCGAGCTGCAGTTCCCGATCTTCCCGCTCAGCTTCTTCCTCAGCCCGCCCAACATCGCCGCGTCCAGCCCCAGCAGCACCGGGCAACTGGACGTCTCAGGCCCGGCCCTGGCGGCGACGGGCTTCACGGACTCAGTGCAGACGATCTACTACTCGTTCCAGGGGGGCGGGTCCACCCCGGCGCACGCCGACCACCGCTACATCGACACCAGCAACCTGGCGTGGAACATGCTCACCGTCGGCTGCTACGGCACCACGCAGGCAGCCAGCCGGATCGACGGGGTGCACCCCGGCACCGGCACGTCCAACTCGAACCCGGCGGTGGCGGAAGTCTGGCAGTTCCCGACGCTGATCAACGGCTGGGGCGGCGGCGGGTTCGGCATCAACACGCTGCGGTACCGGCTGCTGCCCATGGGCGCCGGGTGGATCGAGATCGAGGCGGACATCATCAACGCCTCGGCCACCGGCACCAGCACCTGCGCGGTGCTAGGGTCCGGCTACATCCCGTCGCAGGACCACAACCGGCCCGCGAGCTGGGGCCAGTTCTCCAACCCGGCGCCTAACGCGCCGTGGCTGTTCGTGGACGTCGCCGGGAACATCACGGTAGTGGGCCTCCAACTGTCTAACATCGAGGTCTTCTTCCACGTGCTCATCCCGATGGACTAGCCGGGCCGATCATGCCGGGCATGACTACGCCCGGCCCGCCCGCCCCTGTTGCCGCCCCTGCAATGTCCCCTGACCTGCGCGTTGACGTGGGCCGGGTAATCGCCGGGCTCAAGCTGCGGCTGGCGGAGGAAATCACCAAGGTCGTGATGCTTGAGGTCGCGCTGGCAGAGTCGCAGGAGCGCGAGCGGGCCCAGTCCCTGGTAAGGGGGGAAGCCTCCCAGGCCGTTACCCCGTGACCGGGGCCATGTGCCCGTCGCGCGCCTGCTGCTCCCACTCGCCGAGCCTTTTCAGCAGGGCCTCCACGCTGCCCTCCAGGCCGGCCTGCATCACTTTCGCGAGCGAGGTCAGGAAGTCCACCCGGCGCTCGGCCTCGCCGGAGGCCTCGGCGATGATCTTGGCCCGCTCGGCGGCGGTCTCCTCGGCGGCCTGCCTGGTGTGCTCCTCGGCATCGGACCGGGCGCGGTCCAGCAGCTCCCCCGCCTGCGCCCGCGCGTGCTCCGTCAACTGGCCCGCGTCGTGCCGCGCGGCAGCCATGATGCGCTCAGCCTCCGCGCGGGCGCGCCCTACCGCGTCGTCCGCCGTGGCCTGGGCGTTGGCCAGGATGCCCGCCGCCGAGCGGGCGATGTCCTGGCGCGGTGGCGCCGCGGGCATGCCCTGGCCGGGGGTAGGCCGCCGCGGCGCGCCTAGCCGCTGCACCTCCCGGACGAGCTCGGCGTTGGCGTCAGCGTGCTGCGCCAGCTCCCGGGCCAACTGGTCAAGCGCGGTAGCCGCGGCGGTGCGGAATGCCTCCACGTCCGCGACCCGGTAGCCGCCCAGCATCTGGGCCGCGAACTGCGCCCGCCGCGCGCTCTCGCCGGTGAACCGGGGCGCGCCGAGCAGGGCTGTGCTAGTCATGGTGTCCCTCCCTGCCCCGGGACAGCAGCCAGCACCGCCCGGGGCCCTGTGCGTGCGTCGCGACCGGGCACTTCCCCGCCCGGGCACAAGGCGGAGCTTAACACCAGGCTGGGTGGCCGGCAGTTGCTTGCCCGAACGCAAGCCGGCCCCGGGACCCGGGCCGGGCGACGATAAGCCGGGCGTGAACGCCTTTCCGCCTCCTGGCCGCCGCGACGGCTTTAACTGGCACCCGGTCTGCCTGATCGAGAAGTACAGCCCCGACCAGGTGAGCTTCGCCCGCCGCTACTTCAGCGGCTACCTCAGCGGCGACGCCCTGCGCGGGCTGTTCATCGGCTCCGGGCCGGAGTGCGGTACCGTCCGCGACGAGGGCAACAAGGTGACCGACGCCGGGCGCGCCAACCTGGTGGCGCTGCTCACCAGCACCGGCGGGCACCCGCTGGCGGAGGGCCGCATGGTGTTCGGGGTGGGCACCGACCCGGCCGGGTTCGACAGCGGGCACGTGCACCTGGCAAATGCCACTGGCGAGGAACCGGGCACCAGCTTCTACCGGCCGATGGATGCCAGCTACCCGCGGGTAGCCCCGGGGATGGTAGAGGGGCAGGCCACCTTCAGCGAGGCCGAGGCCTGCTTTGACTGGCGGGAGTGGTGCTGGGGCACCGGGGCACCGGGGCCGATGGCGCACCACTCGCTGCGCGGGGCCTACGGCGGGCTGGTCCCGGTGATGCTCAACCGCAAGGCCGCGCCCGGCGGGTACGGGGTGAAGGAACCGGGGGTGGCGTGGGTGTTCCGCACGCAGGTGACGCTCCTGTAGCGGTGATTGCGGTTGCCGGCTGTCACCGCCATCACCTATTCTTGGCTGAAGGCCCCCGGGTCAGTGCGGTTGTGTCGTTCAAGCAACTGTTACTGGTCTCAACCCGGGGGCCTTTGCTATGCTCCGCCTTGAGACCAGTAACAGTTTCGCTGAACATTGACACAGCCGCTTTTCGCTTTTTGGACGGGCAGGCCGTCGGTCGTTCGGCATCGTTACAGGTGGAGAAGGCTTGGGGCACCTCTCCCCATGCGGACGGCGCTAGCTCGCCGGGGCACGGGCCACCGCTCCCGGATCTTTTTTTCGAATCCGGGGGTAGGGGGCGAGCCATGCCCCGGCATAACAATTACGCGCGCGAGGGGCAGGGGGGCCGCCGCGCGTATCAGTTTGCGTGAAGAGGAGCCGCAGGCCCTGCCGGCCGCCGGGCGAGCTCACCTCCAGCCCTGAGCTAAACGCGTCGGCAGCTACTGCCCGTGAACTTGAACGGCTGGAAGCCGAGCGCTCTCGCCAGGCGGAGAGCGACGCGGCCGGCTACGTCCCGAAGAAGGCCGGCCGGGGTAACGTCAGCGTCCGGAGGTGACTCTCTTGGCTTTCGTCATAAGGGCTTCGCAGTCGGCGCCCTACCCCGGCTGGTACCTGAAGGACGTCGGGTCGGTAGACGCTCACTGGACGCCGGCGCCGGAGGAGGCGATGCGGTTCGCGTCGCTCGCCGCGGCGATGACCTACTGGAGTTCCGTGCCGTGGGGCCTCGCCGCTTACTTCCCGGTGTCGGCAGAGGAGTTCAGGCCGGACGGCCCCGCGCGTAATACTTGACGTGAGCCAAGAAAATTACGGAGGCCGGGCATGACAGCTGCAAGTGACGACCCCCGGGGATTCGACCCGGACGGTACCGCGGAGGACGAGGCGGTGCGCGCGTTCAAGCGCATCCTGCGCTTCCGGACTGCGGGGGTGCTCGCGGTGGCCGCGACGCTGATGTCCCTGGTGGCGGCCGAGTACGTGTTCGGGGTGATGGCGCTGCCGCTGACAGCCTGGTGGACATCGGACCTGCTCGCCGTCTTCATCGCGGCGGAGGCGTACTTCACCTGGGGCGGGTACCTGCGCGCCCGCGCGAAGCGCAGGTCCGAGGCGGGGCACTTGGCGGAGGGCGAGCGCCAGCTCGCCGCCCTGGACCGGCTGCGCGCCCGCGAGGTGCCCGCGCCCTGGTGGCGGCAGGGCCCGCGCAGCTTCTTGTTCTGGCGCGGGCTGGTGATCCGGGCGGTGTACTCGGCCTGCGCCGAGGTGGTGCTCGCGCACTTCTTCGGGCTGGCCGCCGGCACCGCCGGGGCGGCCGCCTTCACCGCCGCGTTCCTGGTGCTGCGGCCGGGCTCCGACTCGGTGATGGCCCGTTACGTCACCGCGGTCTCGTTCATCGACCCGCGGCCGCCGCGCGACTCGCCGGAGTGCTGACGGGCCACCCGGCGGCCTGGCACACGCTGGAGCTGAGGGTCTACCGGAACGAGGGCCTGCGGGCGACGTACAAGCTGTTGTTCCGCCGCAGCCCGCTGCGGGTGACGGCGTGCCGCCGCCGGTGGCAGGGCGGTGCCCCTTGCGAGCCAGAGCAGGAGGTCACCTGGCCCCGGAAGGGCAGAGCCCCGCGCTCTGCCTAGCACGGGGCTCTCGGAGGGTGACGTGTCCCTCTCAAGTTGTAACCCGTCCCGGGGAAAAATAAAAGAGCCCGCGCCTCCTAGGAGGCGCGGGCTCTCTTCGTCCCCAAGACGAGGCACTGCCAGCTTACGGCTCGATGTCGGCCTCCACCACCTGGCCGGGCGGCAGGATGAACTCGGTGTAGG